TTCCACAGAAGCGACCTTTGCCTCCTTTGATGTCAAAGCTTGGTCTAGATTCACACCCTTCATGTTCGCATGGCTTATGCTTGACATCCACCATTTCAGCCGTCTTATGTGTTCCACAGAAGCGACCTTTGCCTCCTTTGATGTCAAAGATTGGTATGGATTCACACCCTTCATGTTCGCATTTACTGGGCATCTTTAGTTTAGACTAGATTATTTGATATGATGGATTCAATTTTTATTTAACAAAACGGCAAGTTAAAATGAGCATAAGTCTAAGAACGACTACGCCATTGACTATTGCATCCAGTTACATTGCAAATATAGAGATACTTCATATTTGCTGTATCATACTTGATATAAATCACGTCAGCTTCAGCACTTCCAGTACGACTAGGGCATTCAGCATTCGGACACTTGAGTGTCTTAATATGAGGAAGACGCGGATCTTCCTTAGTAAACTCGTTCAAGTATACACGATATGCATCTGATGATTTTTCGTGAATGATCGTTTCCATAACAAGACCCTTTTCCTCATCCTTGGAAAATCCACAATTGCGACAATAACGAATAAGGTCCGGTCGTATACTCTCTCCTTCTTGAACTGCACTTTCACCAAGAGGCATATAATAATCACACTTGGGACACATATGATTCAAGAGATTTTTAGGACTTTTTACTGAAGACATTCTAGTCTAATCTAATCTACTATAGATTAGTTTGAGATGGCTTTCAATTTTATAACGCGTTGTAATAAATTACTATAATTAGTTTTTCCAAATAATTGATATGGGAGATTTATAAAAGTTTTCTCTTCTTTTACTAAAGATAAGAGCCGTGATTCTAGACGTAAAAGAATTTCTGGAAGGCGTTGTTTATATATTTCTTGAAATACCAGAAAGGCATCGGGTTGTACACTCTTTTCTGCTCTTTCTAGAATGTACTGTATGCATGCATGTTCCACATACTTTGCATATCCCTCCTTCATTTCTTGTGAAGGAAGTTTGTAGCCTGGCTCATGAAGGATCGGATCTGAGTCCATTAAACTCTGCAGAGTTACAAGAATACTAGAAAGTTTTGATGACGATGTCCAACTAGGACCTTCCCATGTTCCTAAGATGCTCAGACAAACCTTTCCTTCTTTATACATATTTGGATGAAATCGTGTAATACCATCATAGGTACGAAATAAAACCTTTGGTGGATTAAAAGGAAAGTCTGTTCCTATATCAAAAGAAAAGAGCATTGGACAATCTTCATACGGTGTATCCTTCGGTCCAAAGATACATCCAAATCCTTTATGAATATTTTTCTCATCTGCAACATAGTAAATGCCTAGATCAGAATATAATTTTGTTTCTAATTCAGATATATCCCTAAGGATTCGTTTTGTTGCCATATAGAATACTATACAGAGACATTTAGACCCTTCCTTGTTAAAAATTGACCTATAGATTGTGAGGTTTTATTTGCATAAAATGTCTATCGATCCTTATTTCAATAGTGACTTGCGAAAGTTTCTAGAGGAGCATCGTGTCACTACTAAGCAAGGTCACAATGTAAGTATGACAGGTATGGGAGCCCATAAGGGTTCTTGGTATATTCCTGATGAAGAATATCTGAAATTTCTAGACCTACTCAATGAATACTTATTCATAGATGAGTTTCGTCCTAATAACTTTGTAGAACAGCGAAAGCCTGATGCGATTGCTCCACTCTTAATTGATCTAGATTTCAAATACAATGGCGAAAAGAATCTACAACGAACATTTACTGAAAAGAATATTAATGACTTTATTTCTGAAATCATTAAAGTTCTTGTAGAATACTTTCATATAAAAGACTATGCTTCACTGCGTTTCTTTGTAACTCTACGTCCTCAACCGTATATTGATACTAAGAACAAGAATATTGATGAGAAAATTAAAGATGGTGTTCATATTGAATGTCCTGACTTTAGTATTGGAAATGAACACTACAACTTCCTTCGTAATAAACTTATTGAATCCAAAGCCTTGGAAACTAGTTTTCAAGATACTCAATATACGAACAAGCCTGAAAAGGTGTTTGATAAAGCAGTTGCAAATAATCTAGGTTGGTTCTTTTATGGAGAGTCAAAACCGGATACTCCTCCTTACATGCTAGAATATGTCTTGCGATATGTTCCTAAAACGGGAAAGATTAACAAGGATCTACCTAGTTTATATTCATCAAGAAAGTTAATGGAAATTCTAAGTATACGCTATAGTCTAAATAAGCCTATTTCTATCAATGATGCATATAAGGAGGAGTTTGAACTTGCCTTTCAAAAGGCAAAAAATCCAATTGTTGCGAGTGAAATTATTCAACCGTCTACAAAGGATCTAACAGGAATTCTTCCAGTACTAGTTGATAGTTTTAACTCGATTGTAATTACTGAGGATGAAATTGCTCTTGCTAAACGGCTTGTGCTCGAATGTTTGAGTGGTGAACGAGCTGAGGACTATAATGCATGGATGCGTGTAGGTTGGTGCTTGTATAATATCAGCAAGGAATTGGATATGTTTGATACTTGGATGAAGTTTAGTGAAAAGTCGTCCAAGTCAGCTGGCAATAATATAGAAGCTCTTCGTCGTGATTGGACTCGTGGAACTATGCGTCGTGTAAATGGAAGTATGGAGATTCGTATGGGAAGTCTAAAAATGTGGTCTCGCGAGGATAATTATGCCAAGTATTGTGAGATTATGGACGGCGATATTATTTCCTTTATTACTAAGACGGCAATTACCTTTCGTGGAGGTACTCACTACCATGTAGCTTCTATGATCTACAAACTCTTTCCTGATATTTACAAGTGTGCGGTAGATGGTCGTTCCATTGACTGGTATATCTTTCAAAACCACGTATGGAATTCTATGCCGAATGGTCTTCTGATCAAGACTCGTATTACCGATGAAATTGCTCACAAGGTCGATACGGCACGTCACTCACTAAAACCTCCTGCTGACAATGATCCTGAGTATGAAAACAAGTACAAGAGTTATACTGAAAACATGATGAAGCTCTTAAAGCTACAGGAAAATCTTTACAATGCGACTTTTAAGGAAAGTGTTATGAAGGAGGCTGTGCAACTCTTCTATGACCAGGAGTTTACAAAGCAGATTAATCAAAATCCGTATAAACTTGGGTGTGCAAATGGTATCTTGAATCTTCGCGAACCCGTATTTAATGAAGAAGGAAAACCCATTTGTTACAAGCCTACACTTTCTCCTGGTGTTGCTGAAGACTATGTGAGTCTTCGTGTTGGCCAAAAAGGAAGTCTGAGTCCAATTGACTATGTTCCCTATGATCCTTCTGATCCTAGGCAGATTGAGATTAATGATTTCTTTAAGAAACTATTTCCAGCTCCTGACCTACGTGAGTATGTATTGACTCTATGTGCAGGTTGCTTAGAAGGTGCAAACAAGGAACAGTGTTTCTATATTATGACAGGTTCAGGTGGTAATGGAAAGTCAAAGTTTGTAGAACTTATGTGTAGTATTATGGGTCAATATTCAGGATCTCTTTCTACTACTGCACTAACTCGTAAGCGACCTGACTCTGGTGCAGCGAATCCTGATATTATTAGTGTCAAGGGATGTCGTTTTATTGAAACAAAGGAGCCTGATGAAGGTGAGCCACTAAACTCGGCTCGTATGAAGCAGTTTTCAGGTGAAGACTTGGTTGAAGCTCGTGCACTGTTCAAAGATCAAGAAAGTTTTAAGATTACAGGAAAGATCTTCATGTCTTGTAATCGTCTACCTCCTGTACATAGTATGGATGGTGGTACTTGGCGACGTATTCGTGTAATTCCGTTCGACAGTCGTTTTGTGGATCCGAATGAATTTCCTGTAGATGAAGAAAGTCATGTCTATCCTCGTGATCCTATGCTAGATGAGAAGTTGGTATCGTGGCGTGTACCGTTCTTCTCACTTCTGGTACACTTGTATGAGACTAAGTACTGCACGGACCGTATTAAGGTTCCTGCAGTAGTTATGCAAGCATGTGATAGTTACAAAGGAAACTTTGATTCCTTCGGTAAGTTTCACAAGAGTCGTATTCGTAAGATTGCTGGTTGGGATGAACCACCTAACATTAATGATATTTGGAAGGCGTATCGTAACTGGCATACGGAAGAAAATCCTACTGGAAAGAAGTTGTCACAAAATGAACTGAAAATTCGTCTAAATGAGATTTATCAAACTCCTGTAGACGGAAAAACATATAAGCATATTCGTCTCTTCTTTAGTGATGAAGAAATAGAAGAATATGAAAAGGAAAAGACTGGAGGCACTTATTAAGCAACTTGTACTAGTATCGCAAATATACAGAGTGTAACAAGTACTAGAACCATAGTTACAAATAATCCTGCTTTCCATCCACCACTAGGTGATGTCCAGCGTACAAAGATAAGCGTTATAGACATAACTAACCATCCAAACCAGAATAGTAAGAGTATAGCATCTTGTAGTGACGGACTTAGTTGTTTTTGCGGTGTTTCTTTATATATATCTTCTAGAAAGGTTTTATCAGATGCACCTGCATTTCTTCTATAGTATGTAATTTGGTCTTTGAGTTTATCCTTTTGTTTTTGTAAGGCAGTATGTTCATCATTTAATGATGAAGTATTAGAAGTTAAAGCATATAAATTATCAGTATTGATTATTAAATCTGTAAACTGAGCCCTATAAGAATCAAACAATGTGATGTATTTTTCAATTGTTGAACTTAAAAATGTATTTGCAATTCGGGTATCTTGAGAAGTACGACATTTTTGTAAGTATTGTTGAAATTGTTGTGATTCTGTACTATTGGGTAAGCATGTAGCACTTCCACGATCTGTTTGTAGATTCTTACTATCTGACATATTCTCTCTTTATTACTATTATTACATTATAAAGATTATTAATCTACTGGTGCAGGTCCATTAGAAAGAGGAGAGTTAGATGTTGAAGAAAACATACCTGAAATTCCTGAAGAAGCATCATTTAAATCTTGACTTACAGAACCAGCTATCATCTTTCCAAAATTTTGTGCTTGATCTCCAAAATAATGTAGGTTATCTCCTGCTTTACCAACAAGAGATGAAACTGCATCACATGAAACTGATGTCGGAGGTCCACCCATCTTTGCAAATCTACGACGATTCCATAATCTTGTATCACGAGCTTTAATATTATATTGTAAACGAACGAGTAATGTTAAAACCACAGCAAGGCCAATAAGTGTAGTTACGCCATAGTATACACTAGATGGTATTAATCCAATTCTTTTTGCATATAAAAGAGGACCAATAAGTGTTAAAACAATTAATAAAAGTTGAAAGAAAAAAAGTGTGTCTAACTTATTATTTGCAGTCCATTCATTAATTTCATACTGACGCTTAGCATTTTGATTATTAAAAGACACTACATCAGCTTGTGTTTTCATTTTTGTATATTCACTTTCTTGCAAATTATCTAAATCCTTATTACGTGCATGGAAGTAGAGTGTATTTTTTATTCCATCACTTGAACGTGTATAATCACCATATATTTTTTTAAAACTATCAGAATGTTCTTTTGTAACTGAATTATACACACGAGCCTTGCGTTGAGCAATAAAAGAATTAAGTTTAGCAGGGTCGGAACTTAGTTTTTGTATAGAATTCGCTAACTCTGTATCTTGAAGATTAAGAATATTCGTAATCTGGTCTGCCATTACTCTCTATATATTAATGTAAAAATATATGAGTATGCGATACTCAATTATTTTTTATGATATTATTTACGAGCAATATATACAATAATTCCAATAGCAACTATATTTAAAATACCATATAATGTTAGTAAATTTTGATTAGCTCTATTCTTTTCTTTTGTATATTCATTCATACGATTATATACATCAACAGTAGCATTTTCACTATTCAGAATTTTTGCTTGTTCACTAATACGTTCTTTACGTTGTTGAAGATTACGATTAATAGAAGAATTTTTACTACCAAGTTGTGCCATGTTACTGTATCTGTATTTGGATATTCCATTTACAAGTTGTGTGAATGCAATTAACTTAGCATTTAATTCTTTAGTAATTTGTAACTTACTATTTACATTATCAGACTTTCCAGTCATACTTGCACTAGAAACAGATTGTAAAAATGAATCAAGGGCAGAAAAATATCGTGTTTCATAGAAACAATATTCACGTTTAATAGAATCTTGTAATTTAGAATCATCTCTTGCGTATTCCTCTAAAGAATCAATGGAATCGGGAGTCTTTCCAAATTTTGGTTTCGGTATAACATTTGCAGCTTCTAATTTTTTAATAGTACTTTGTATCCAACTATCGGAATCTGAGATTGAAGATATATTAACAGACTGTAAAATTCCTCCAGGATATTCAGCTTTTAGTTCCGTAGATGTAAATGATGGTACTGATGTACTTCCTCCACAAAAAGTACTCATGTAAACTTCCTATTCTAAGGTATACATTAAATGGTTTTTCCTAAATACCCTGAATACGCCAAAATTCCTAATACAATGAAAGTAAGTAAGATACCAGCAAATACAGAATACATTCTTGAGTTTGAAAATGTTGAAAATAAACTTCCTGAATCAACTGTGTTTGTTAAAATTGTTGGTGGTGTTGTGAAAAAATCACGAAGTAATAGACCACTAAGAAGTAAAAAAAGTACACCAGCACCAGCTAAAAATGGTATGCTTATTTGATGAAGAGGTTTAGTAAATCCTACTTTAGAAGCAAATCCTTGATACCAACTTATTTTTGTTTTGGATTTTTCAATCGATTCTTTTCTAGTTCGGGAAGTATCAGCATCTTGTTTTACAGAATGTAGTTCCTTTTCTAGTTTAACAATATCATTACGAATCTTTCCCAATGTTTGTAACTTAGTATTAATATCTGTATTTTTATAAAATTCAGTCATTTTTGCAGATAATTCACGTAATAATTGAAGATATTCTTTTTCTTTATCAATAATAACTTCAAACTTTTTATTAGCTTCTATATAATTTATATTCTCATTAGGATTTGAAGAAATACCAGCAGTATTTACATATTGTTTAATAGACTGATTAATTGATTGTGATAAAGATCGAATTGCATTTTTATCAAATTTATCTAATTGTTCCTTGCGTTGATTGAAAATTTTTTTATCAGTCTCCCAAGTCATCCTGTTGTATCTTTAGAGAAATCTAAGGGGCACATGTACGATAGGAAACGTATTCACCAGCACTATAAGAAGGTCGTGTAATTTTTACAATATCGCCAGGAATAAGGCCAAGGCATCTTGCAGCCATATCATGATGATAACGAATCAAAGGAAATTGACTGATGCTGCGACAGTATAGTTCTTTTTTGAGGTCTTCATGTACTTCTTTTGGTACAATCTCAAACTTGGGTTGAAGCATATGATTGAGTGGATTATTGACAATACGTGTCATAGGGAAGAATTGTATACGTAGTTTATACTTATTCCAAGCTTCGAGTGCAGCCTTATTATAGGATTCCATATCTTCAGATACATTCTTAGGCATATAGATAACAATAACTTCAATATTAGCTGGATCTATTTCTTCTTCTTCAAAATTGGTAATAATTTCTTTGGTATACTTACCAGAACCAATTTCTTGTTTAATATTTTTTAGTAGATAGTTTACAATAGCTTTTTTTTCAGGTACTATACTATGTGTAACTTCTATACGTAAAGCTTCGGGATTTCCCATAAGTCTTACCAAGTCGGGACCAATAAGATTTCTGTATGATGTAGTATTATATCCACGAAGATGTAATAGATCTAGAATCGTATTACGAGAGCGAATTAGAATATCTTCAACAGAAATTTGGTCCATTTGTCCTACTTCAAGGAACTAGTGTTTTATTGGTTCAAATTTATCCAAGTTTCATTACTTTTACAGGAGCTGAAGTATATACTTGTTTAGGAGGTTCTTCCTCATTATTATCTTGTTGTTGCTGCTGTTGTTGTGGTAGACGTGACTGTCTACGGGGCCTTGAAGGTTGATTATAAGATTCCTCTTGAAGGACTGGTTGATTATTAACAGGAATACTATCTCTAGGAGGACGTAGACCTTCAGAAGCCATGGCTTCAGGACCAGTATCAATTACAAGAATAGGTACATCAGTTTGTGTTACAAATTCAGGTTCTATTTGTTCTTGAGCACCACCTTGTTGAACTCTAGGTCTAATTCTAACTTGGCGTGTTACTTGGGGCTGTTGAGGTTGTTGGGGCTGAGGTTGTTGGGGCTGAGGTTGTTGGGGCTGAGGTTGTTGGGGCTGAGGTTGTTGGACTTGAGGTTGTTGGACTTGAGGTTGTTGGACTTGAAGCTGAGGTTGTGTTTCAGGAAGTAATGCACCATCGGCAGGTAGTTGTTCTTGCATCGATTCTTCATTTACTTGTATCGCATTAATTTTTGCAAGTTCTTGAGTTACATTTGCAGTTGTTGGTGTTTGTATAATAGTATTTAATTCAGGAACACTATATTCAGGATATATAATTTGACTGAAAGGTTGTTCTGATCCTATACTTCCTTCTACTAATTCTTCAACACTTTCTATACCTTTTAGTTTAATAACACTCTTTGTAGTTAGAATACGCATAGACATATTTGTATAAGTTTCCATTTCTTGAATAAATAACTTTGTCGCATACGGCATTTCTATCTTGCTAAATGTAGCTGTAGGACGTTCTGGTGAAGGGATGGGATCTAGTGTATTAACACTATTTCCTATATATTGTACAGGACCATCACATAAAGGACAGAGATAAAATGATTCTTTTTCATTGTAAATCGGTAATGTTCCACAACCATTACAGATTATAAACGAGGAACCATCACTACGTTTCATCATAGATTCTTGTAAGAAGCTTGTAATTCCATGTGCTACAATTGCATCACGTTCCATTTCTCCAATCTTCAGACCACCTTCGTTACCACGACCACCTGTAGGTTGGTGAGTTCGCTGTTCTCTACGTCCTTCACCACGTGCATTCCACTTGTCTTCAGTCATGTGCTTGAGACGCATTCCGTAGACTACACCCATATATATATCTGCCGTCATCTGCTCTCCATTCATACCATTATAGAGAATTTGATTTGATAACTTATTTAATCCAAGTTGTTCTAAGATAGATCCTAGCATTTCATGAGGACTACCATCATTCATAAAGGTTGTACCATTGCCAATTGCACCAACATTTGCCGCTACATTTCCTAGCATCATTTCTAGAATCTGTCCAATCGTCATACGTGAAGGAATTGCAGTAGGGTTCATGATCATATCAGGAACAATTCCATCAGCAGTTCGTGGCATATCATGACCTCTATATAAAATATTTAATGTTCCCTTTTGTCCATGACGATTACTATTTCCAGTCCAGAATCCAACTTCTGAATTAATACGATATGCTAAAAATATTCCTGAAGGCACTGATACACAATGGACAGTTGTATGGATTGTATTTGGAAGATGGTAGATTATTTTTGTAATTAGATGGAGTTCCAGGTTTTCATCATATAATAAAAATCCAAGTTTATATGTGTGATATAATAAATAAGCATGAATAAACATAATTTTACCATAAGAATCTTGTACATAGACTCTATGTAATGCCGTTACCATATGACTACCTTCTTCTGTAATAATTTCATATAATGCATCATTGTGTGGAGAGGAAATAACTTCTTTAGGATTTACGAATTGAATTTCATGTGTTTCTTGATCTAGTTGTGCAATAAGTGTATCTGTTGTAACTTCAGTAATAGAAATCCAACCAGTAGGAGTTAGTACATTATGATCAGGTGTCATACAAAACTTATCACCTAGTTCTGGCATACGATCTTGAGTAATTCGTATTTTTACAAGGCGAAGACCTTTAGGATTTACAAGAACAACAACATCTTCTACATGACCACGAGTCCAAACTTGCGGTGTAATACTTGCATCTGTTATCTTATCTCCAGCTACCATATAACGAGATACAATTACCGTATTTTGATCTACATATTCCCCAGGTTTAATAATTCCTGAATCATCAATCTTTCCATAGTCCAAGTTTGTCTTCAAACTTAACCAAGCAGGAATATTTTTCGGATGTCCAATACGTGTTTGTGTATGAGCAAGATCATCATCTTCTTCAAATGCTTCATAAGATCTATAATTAATTGAGCGGAACTGCCCACGTTGCATGGCATCCATGTTCATAATAATACCATCTTCTTGATTATAACCTCCATACATACCCATTGCTAAAATAACATTTTCTCCATACGGTAGTAGTCCACCACCTATATAGTCTTGATAAATTGTACGAACTAAGGGAGTCTGACCATAGCAAAGAATATTTGCAGTATTATCATAGCGATGTTTCCAATTAGTTATATATAAACTTAGACCTTGCTTGCTTTGACTCGAACCAAGTTGGTTACGAGGACTTTGATTGTGATTTGCAAAAGGAATTGAACCTGCTATAATTCCCATAATTGATGAAGGGTGAACTTCCATATGTGTCGTTTCAGGTATAATATATTCAGGAAGGTTCGCAATTAAACATTCATTATGTTCATACGGATCAATATATTCAATCTTGCATTGATAGGGTTTTAAAAATGCTACATAATCTTCTAGTGTTGATTCTTGTTTATTGGCAAGAGGATCATAAAATTCAGTTGAGTAGACTTGTATGTTTTTCTCCTTTGCTAGAGGAAGTGAACCTACTACCAAGTCACGCCATGATTGTACTGCAAACGGTCTTAGACTACCACGAGGTTCACAAATGATTAGTGGACGAAGAGGACGACCTTCATCTAGATAGATAAATACTTTTCGTTCAGGTATACTAAATCCACTACTACTAAATGGTGGTAAACAACCTGTCCGTTTTAATAATCTAAGTGTATTGGTTAGTACTCTTGGTTGTCGTGTATATCCTAGAATTCCAGAATTTATATATACAGGAACCATAATAGCAGCTAAACTAGGTGTAACATATTCACATTTTACAATTCCTCCTTTACTAAATAGCCAATCAATCAAGGGTTTTGGATGTACAACTGTACTAATAGATGTAAACATAGATAAATTCTTTGTAACTCCAATTGAACCTCCACTTGGAGTTTCTGATGTACAAAAATAGCCATATTGACTCGGATTTAGACGACGAGGTCCTGTAAGTTTCATTGATGTATCAAAGTTGAGTAATACACGACGTACGTGACTCATAAAATCAATATAGGATAAACGTGACATTTCTTGAATAAGTCCAGATTCTTCTTTATTATTTCCTATAAGCCACTTACCCTTGAAACCTCTCATTAGTCCAGTTTTTATATGATCTACCGCAAAGATAGTTCTACGATTTCCTTCTGCAAAAATATTTACAAAGTTTTCATCAGAATATACAGACTCATTATAGGCAAATGTATTATCAATATTTAAACTAATACGTTTTAAATATGTCTTGTAAATGTTTTGAAATAAGATTTGACATAAGAAACCGCTTGTTAAAAGTCGTTGATTTCGTGTATCATCACGACTTGCTGGAGCTTCAAGACCTTGTATAACACGAAGAATCTTTCGTACACACTCTCCTAAAAATGCTCTACGTGTACCAGCATATGTATCATCTACGTGGGGGAATAAATGGTTATGTAAGATATCAAGAACGTGGAATTCACTAAATCCCTTTGTCAATAATTTTATATATTGTATAGAAGAATATGTATCAAGAAATGGTGCAGCAGCATTAATAGAAGGAATGAGCAAGTCTGCTAATAAGGCTGTTTCAGGATGGTTCAGATCAGGAAAGATAGTTTCAATAATTTCTTTATCTGTTTGTAGACCCATTGCACGAAATAAGACAAAGATAGGTACTGGTTTTAATACATAGGGAATACCTACTTCAAGTATAGCGGGTTTAAATTCAGAACCTGAAAGTTGACCGAATTTATAGATGCCTTTTATCTTTTCACGTGTCCAATAAAAACTTACACGTTTTACTTCATGACTTATAGGATTTAATGAACTTATAGAAGCATAAATTTGTACTGCTGGATCTCTTGGTTGATTATTTATCCATAGTGTATTAAATGCACCTTCTTGACGTGTCACAAGAACTTTTTCAGAACCATCTACAATAAAGTAGCCACCTTGATCATAGGGACACTCACCCATTTGTTGTAGAACTGTAGAAGGTTTATTATGTAGCATACAATAACGACTGTGTAACATAAGAGGAATTGTGCAAAGATTCATCTTTTCAATAGTAATTTCCTTTTCTAGAAGTTCACCATTGTCAAGTTTAATAGAAACTTTAACAAAGATATCAGCTTGTACTTGTACACCATATGTTAAATTACGTAGACGTGCTTCATTAGGAAATAATGCACGAACATCATTACCAAGTACAATTGTAGGTGTTCCAATATATAATTTTGTTGAATCTTCTCCACCAATATAGATTTCCACTTTATATTTATAATTGGTTGTATTTGATCTTGAACCTTTTGGATTTTTAAATAATTGAATAGGATTATTTGAATGTATAATTGCTTGAATGTCATTTTGTAAGAACTGGTCATAACTATCAATATGATGACGAACAAGAGGATTTACTTGTGTTGTAAAATAAGAATGAATTAATTCAGTTGCTAGTTTACGAGCTTGTTCACCATTTACTAGCTCTGACATAGACTACTTCTCCTATATTACCATAAAGGATACAATTTAAGCACACTCTTATAGAATGCGTTTATATTGTAGAGATTTTTAATAATTATCTAGTATCTACACGGTGAGGAGGTAGAGGAATTGTTGCAGGTTGTGTAATTGAGCGTGGTTGCCAAGCTTGATCATATGATGCTCCACCGGGACCATGTGGAAGTCCTTTGTATGATGTCATAATATTATGTTGAACTGTTTGAGGATTTTGTGCTTCAACAGCGCGAAATGAAATAGCTGATAATCCTGTTCCAACAGAAGATAGACCATTTTGTAGTGTTGATAATATACCTCCTCCTTTTATACTATTATTTCCTGTTTGGGAGTAGGGGACTACACCTTGTTGAGTTCCACAATCTTTTAGAATACCAGGTTGAGGATTCCAAAATCCTTTTTCAATATAAGGTGTAAAACTACCATGAGGGGTATTCATTCCAGGACGTGTCATGTAGTCTAGAGGAGCACCAGTAATATGGTTTCCACCACGATGTTTACGAGTGAATCTTCCTTTCTTTTTCATAGATATCATATGTTTTACATAGTCTTCTGAAACCTTTGAAGGTAGTGTTTTTCCAAAAACCTTCTTCCATTCTTGAGCAAATGATTTAGCTTTTTCTTTTAAAGAAGAAGAAGAATATATAAGTTTATCACAATAGGATTGCATATATTCTAGAGATGAACGCAACTCGGGTATACTGTGAACCTTTGTCTTACGTTTTTTTAATGTCTTAGCATGACTCTTTTTGGCCATCTTTCTCTCTACAATATATGTTGATTACGTTTATTTGGACTGCTTAAAATATTTGTTGATTACGTTTATTTGGACTGCTTAAAATATTTCCTAGATTTGTGAGAACAGGTGCATTAGAATTTACGGTAGTTGGTTTCATTCCAAGTCCATTTGCAATACTTGTTAAGGCAGAATTGCCAGTATGATTTACTGAACCTAGTATGCTTACTGGTTCATCAGAAAGGTTTGAAGCCGGAAGCATGGAAGGCCCTTGTTTATTAAACAGATATCCAAGATACATAAGTATTACAATTGTTAGAGTTCCATACATTATAAAAGGTGCATACGACTTTAGTTTTTCTTGCCAAGTGCTATATCTGTATTCGGCACCAAATAGCTTGTAATGATTATATAAGCAAAATACTAGTAAAGCGATTGACAATATAACTAGAGCTGATGCACCGAGACGGGGTAAGACTAGAAATACAATTAAGGCACTTATAAGTAAAGCCGCAATACTTGGTAAAAAATATTCCATCACTAGGACTTCTCTAAGAGTTATTTCTAAATCTTATCAATGAGATCGCGATGTGTTAATAAATGTTTTCTGCAACAATATCTTACAATTCCCAGTTCATCAAACACCTTTCTTTCAGGAGTGTCGGGTATACTAGTACCATCAATATAAACAGGTTCTTTACCTAAACCACTTTCGTTACGTAGTTGTGCTACACGATGTTGGTAGTATCTCCATTTATCACCAAGAACAAATCCACAATTCATACAACGGATAGGTATAATCATTATGTCTTGTATAGTTCTATTACAAGTATGTAATCAATTTTTAAGTATACTGCGTTTGTATTTAGATTTGATTTTCCGAAAGATAGCTAGAAACAAATGTCATCAGTATTAAATGTTGGCGTTATGAGAGGTAATCCGGTAGGAAATCAAATACGTTCCCTACAAAATCAACTTGATGAATCCTTCAGAAGAATGCAACTACTACTTACTGCTCTTGAAGCTAAGAGTCCTGAAGTAGCTCAAGAATATGTTCGTCTAAGAGAAGAAGCTGATAAGAGTATTGTTGCGGCGACTCCTTCTTCTCAACCTCAGCCTTCTACTCAACGTAATCCTGTAGTTCAACAATTTCAACCGAGCCAACCTGTCAGAGGAGGTGCCCGTTTTTAATAAGTTGTTTCACATGTTTTTCTTCTAGTGTAGTAAATCCGTGATCTTTTATTATTTGAAATACTAAAAGTTTCGGATGAAGATTTTTGTTATTTGTATATGTTGATTGCATTGCTTGAATTTGTTCTTGTGTAAATGGAAAGCGTTTTTGTTTTTGTATTTTTTGTTCTTTATTTATACTTTGAACAGGACCAATACTTGTATCTTCAACTGAAGAAAGTTCAAGATCACCCGAATGATGTTTTTTATGACATGACTTACATACTATAATCAAATTTCTAGGATGGTGGAGTGATGTACCGTCTATATTTCGTGTTCCTTCTTGTACTGCTTCATGACGTTCTTGTATATGATGTGCTTGTAAGTCTGTAAATGCTCCACAAATCTTACATAGTTGTTTTATAAGTTCTGAATTCCATGATGATGGTCTTGTTTCTTCAATCGGTGTTTCTCCAATTAATTCCCTACGAAAGGCAAGAGCAGAACTAATCATATCTTGAGGTAGATGAAGAGCACGAGCCACTTCTAGTCCATACATAGATGATCCTGCACCAGGTTGAAGAGTTCTATGATAGACTAAGATATCACGAACACGATCGTATTCTACATGCAAGTGCCATATACTTAGTCCTGGAAGACTAGTTACCTTTGGTAAACAAAGTAGGTCATGTAAGTGTGTTGCAAGAACAAATCGTGAATTACACTTATGAAGCCACTCAATTCCTGCAGCTACAATTGCTGTTGCTGAAATAGACTCTGTTCCTGAGCAGAGTTCATCTCCTAGTACAAGAGTTCGTTCATCACATACTTGAAAAATATTACGTAGTTCAGACATTTCAACTGCAAAAGATGATAGACCTGCCCACAAGTTATCTTGATTTAAGATTCGTGTGGCAATCTTATGAAATGGTACTAGGATCATAGATGTAGCTGGAACATACGAACCTACTTGTGCTAGAAGAACTGATAAACCAATTGCCTTCATTAATGAAGACTTACCTGATGCATTCATTCCATATAATAACCATCCATGCTCTTTTGTTCCTAGTGAAATATTGTGTGTTACATACTTATTCTGAGTCTTTTGTATTTCAATTAAAGGGTGGCGAAGATTTTCAATTTGTACACTCGATATATGTCCTTCTTGAATAACTGGTTTGACCCATCCTTGTATTTGAGCTGTTCTTCCCATACACAGACACAGGTCTACTTGTATAATCCAATCTTCAACTTGTTGCCAAGTATTACGTGTAGCTTCAGAAAATTCTATACATGCAGATGGCATTTCACTAGCTAGTGTCCTTTTTAGACTTTGACGAGCCGAGTCTAGTTCAACTTGGAATTGGTCTAGAATAGTACATTCAATACGTGCATTACTTGTCAAGAGTTTTATTTTTAGACTAATGTTTTTATATAAGTTTATATCATTCTTTATAGCTGATTCTATTTTCTTTGCGGCCGACTTTGTTGCATGTAGGAGAAACATAGATGTTTCTGAGGGCTTATAATATACTGCACTATCTTCTACATTACATGTCTTACGAAAACTATCTAACCATACATTCGCCTTTTGAAAAATACTTTGACATGCTTCTTCTGCTACCTTTGTATTTGGGGCATACTGGTCCCTTAGAAATCCCATATCCTGTGGTTGGTCAACTGCTTGCTTCGCTTTTTGAATATCAAAATACTTTGAAAATGATTGTAGAGTGTTTTCTAAGGTATGTTCTAGATTATTATATAAGGGAGTAGATACTAGTAGTTTACTGAGATATAAGGCACTTTCATACGACTGGATGTACTGAACAACATCAATTGCCTGCACACTTCCACGTTGAATATTTCTATGTAGTCGTGCAATATCCGTAATTAAACTAAGGGAGGATTTGATTTCATTTTGTAGTGGTGTTTGTAGTGCCCATTCTACTTGTTGGTGTCGTTCTTGAATCTTTTTGGTATTTGTTAGTGGACTACATAGATAGGTAGTTAGTGAACGTTTTCCCATTGCCGTATACGGATTACAAAATAAGTCTTCTATACTTGTTTGTTCTGAAGTTTTTATAAAGTTTAACTGAGTCAGTGCATTATTAATAATTTGTAGAGTTTCTGATGGATGCCATAGTCGTGGTGCTTGAAGACATGAAGCTAGATTCTGTACATGGTCTTCAGCAAATCGTAGTAGTCTACAAAGAGCTCGTTCTCTTAGTGATGACTCTGTTATATGAAGCCATTCACGTAGTGGAAGAGAAGACTTTGGTTTGAATAAGGACCGTAGATAATTTTCACGAGTTAGCGGTATATCTAAGGAACCATCTGAAGATACTTGATGAATCGGTGCATTTGGAATATGAAAGTTACGACGAAGAATATCTATATCTTGTAGTTTTTCACTATATAATACTAGTTCACGTGGAGGATAGACTTGAAAAAAGTGGCGAAGATCATCTGTATGCCAGGAAAAGGCGGTTCCTTTAGATTGACCTTCATATAAGTATACTTGACCTGTTGTAAGATCTGTTGCTGCTACACCGAATTTAGGAGGTTCTTGAGAGTTAAGCCATACTGATGCTAGGAAAAATGAGGTTGATGATTCAGCATTTTCTATATGAGTTCCTGGTGATAGAATCCGTGTTACTTCACGATGAATTTTACCTGCTGGTGACTTAATTTCATCAATGACAATGACCGTCCAGCCTTTAGATGTGAGTCTTCCAGCCCACTTATCCAGCGTATATTCTGGAACACCACCAAAATATCCTGTACTTCCATCAGGTCCTTCATTTGGATATATGTGTATGACAATCCCAAAGATTTCCATAACTTGTTTTGCAGTATTTAATTGTACTTGGTCTTTGTTGGATTGACCATAGAATTCATAGAAGGATCCTTTCTTTAAAAATACACACACTTGTTTACCGTACAACTCTGTGTATTTTAAATATGCATTTTGATATTGTTTATAAAACTCAATACTTTGGACCATTTCATATATATATAGTAATACTTGTTTAGGCATTTTATCTACGTAAGTAAAAACCATAGGCTATAATTAAGAGTGCCGAAATGGAAATAACAGCTCGTTCTAGAGTTCCTGAAGATAAGTATAAGCCAGTATTTAGAAAGTTATCTGGAACTATGCATACTGGGCAACTTTTATAACTATCAAATGTATCACTATCAGAAGACGATGTAAGTTCCATAGAATACTTCATACGTAGGTCACTGTGAGAAATTAATCTTAGACCTTTTAAGACAGAACATGCAGATATATAATATTCGATATGGGTTTCAATAGGAAATACTTCTTTTAAAAGAATTTCAGCACCACGACGATTTAAGACATATGCATGAGCTCCTGTAAAGGAAATTACCTTCCACCAACCTTTTTGATCTTTACTTAATGGAAGACCTTGAAGTCCCCATGAATGTGTTCCAAGAAGCCACATGTCCCATTCAGGTAAAGTAGGGATGAGATTATCAATCTTCTGTAGGTATTCTTTAGTAACAAGAGTATCATCTTCAAATACAACTAAGTATTCATATTTTGAATCTAGTAGATGTTTCCAACAACTAGCATGAGATAAACTTGCACCAATTGCACCAGGTGTATTAATTTCATAGTCACTACGACGATATTTTTTTGCAATATTCATTCTTGTATGAGGACTTATACGAGTATCATTATGTGTATCAATCTTAGAACCATCTATTGCAGGAAATCGTTCAAGATATTTAAATTCTTTAAGTGTAAATTGTTGTTTAAATTCATTCCAACGATCAGGTCTTCTATCAAGGTTTATAACTAGAGTCGGACACTTACGTATGTCTAACATCCTCCTTACTTCAAAGAAAGAATAATATCTTGATATAGTAGATATGTCAAGCGAAGTTCGAGAATTTAAAATAAATGGCTCTGCTCTTGCAACCAGAAAACATCGTTCACGGAAGCATAGAGGTGGAGATAGTTCTGGTACCTTAATGGAAGTTGCTGGACATAATGCCCCTGCACCTCAAAATACTTCTACTCAATATGCTTCAGCGGTAAAGTCAGCCCTTGATGGAAACTTCGGCCCTGCTAAAATACAACAATTTGGCGGTAAAAAGCAAAATGGTGGAAATTCAACTGGAGCGACTATAAATCTATCCTCTACACGCTCTACTCCCGGTGTTTCATATACTCCTGTAACTTCAGGTGTTTCACCGAGCCAACCTGCTACAGTTGGTGGTGGTAGTACAGGTGGTCTTGTACTAGCTCCTCCCAAACGTAAGACACGTATTTCCTTAAAACCTAAGAAAGGTGGATCAACATCTATTAATCTTGGTGATGTACCTCCTGTAGCTGGTGGCAGCGGCAGCGGCATTAGCGGTAGTAGTGGCCGTACTCGTAAGGCTCGTAAAATTCATATTCGTGTCAAGGGTGTAACTGCCCGCATTGCTCGTGCGAAAAAAGCAAAGAAGGAAGCAATGTCAGCTCCTATTTCTGTTGTAAAAGGTAAGTTAGAGTCTGCGGGTGTTATAAAAAAGTCTTCTAAAGCTCCTGAACCTATGTTACGAACCATGTATGCCGATCTCTTAATTACTAAGAAGGGTTTATAAAGAATTACAAAGTACTTATAGAACTTCTTAGTAAGTTATAGTAGTCTATAACTTACTAAAAAAATTGGTTATAGTATTCATATTTTTGTGTAGTATAAGATTCTATGACTTCTATATCGCATCGGCATGTTCTTGATTTGTACTTCAAGCAAACTGAAGGACGGCAGATTATTGCCCATCAGATTGAGAGCTTCAATGACTTTCTAGAAATCCAAGTTCCACTTATTGTAAAACAAGGTTCCCCTATTATTGTAAAGGGAAGTCCTGAAGTACCTCTTGCTGGTCCACGTTCTGCCCTTGCTTCTGCTACTGGTCTTTCCACTAGTGCAGCAAATGCTCTTATGGGACACGAAAATTTGGTAGCGACATTAACAACAGGGCAAACTCCTTTCAAGGCGAATTATGAGTATGAAGTCAGCATTGAATTTGAAAATGTCAGTATTCGTAAACCGACAATCTTTGAAAATAACGGAAGTATTCAACCCATGATGCCTAATGATGCACGTCTACGTAATTTGACATATGCCGCTCCATTCTATGTCGATGTTCGTGTAAAAACAACCTGTATTGACAATACACAAAACGGCCTTCGTCAAGTCAAGACTCGTATATTTCCTAATGTCCATCTTGGAAAGATTCCTGTTATGGTTGGAAGCAAGTACTGCCTTCTACAAGACCAACGCCATATTCATCCTAGTATTCTTGGAGAATGTAGTCAAGATCCTGGTGGCTACTTTATTATTCAAGGTGGTGAGCGAGTAATTATTAGTCAGGAGCGTATGTCAGAAAATCGGCCTTTTATCTTTCGTAATAATCGTAATGCTACAAAGGATGTAGAAGTTGTAGAAATTAAGAGTATTGGACCTACAAATGAACAAGTTCCTAAGAGCAACACGGTTCGTATTGTCTATCATCCTAAAAATCCTAGTATTCTTCTTCTGCGTAGCACGCTCCCTCGTATTAAGGCTGAAATTCCCTTATTCATACTGTTTCGTGCTCTTGGTGTGGAAAAGGATAAGGATATTATGGAACTAATTCTAGGACCTACTGGTGATATTAAGTACGACGCAATCTTTGATGAAAGTATGCAAGAAAGTATGGCTGTGCGTACTCAGGATGAAGCAATTGCTTGGATTAGTCAACACATGAATAGTTGGAGTATTAAGAATCAACGTCCTGTTGTGCTTCAGGACATTTTGGCTGATGAACTATTTCCCCACGTTGGTGGTATTGAAAAGAATTATGAAAAGGCGTGTCTACTTGCACACATAACTCGTAAGGTACTGCATGTATCACATGGAATTCTGCCGAGTGATGACCGTGATGGATACTCCAACAAGCGTGTTGATCTTCCTGGATTTCTGATTGGAAACCTGTTTCGCACCTACTTTAGTATAAAAATGGTAAAAGATATTCGTGCAACGCTTAGTAAGGAAATTCATAGTGGTTCATGGAAGGCAAGTGGAAACTTTGAAGATATTGTAAATGTAAGTAATATTTACAAGATTATTAAGAGTACAATAATTGATGTAGGTCTACGCTCCTCATTAGCTACAGGAAACTTTGGTTCTGCTAAACTTGGTGGACCTACAAAGATTGGTATTTCTCAAGTACTCAATCGTCTAAACTTTGCAAGTTCTATTAGTCACTTGCGTCGTACAAGCACGCCAATTGAAAAGACAGGTAAGCTCATTCCTCCTCGTAAACTTCACAACAGTCAATGGGGCTATGTATGCCCTGTAGAAACTCCTGAAGGACATAGTGTAGGTGTTGTAAAGAACTTAGCTACGACAGCAATTGTAAGTATCTCAAGTGATCCGAAAATTATTCGCACATTCTTTGATGATATTGGAACCTTGCATTCACTTCAATCAACAGATTCTATTGAAAAACATAAAGCAATTCGTGTCTTTCTCAATGGTGAATGGATTGGCACTGTAAAAGTATCTGATATTTATGAAACAGTAAATCTACTTCGTAAAGCAAAACGCTCTGGATTTATTCATATTCATACAGGTATTATTTGGCGTATGGATCAAAAAGAACTATGGCTCAGTACGGAACCTGGTCGTCTTCTACGTCCTGTATACTATGCTCCTGCTGTTCGTGAAATTATGCTGGATACATCAGGAGAGCTAGCCAAACAAATTCGTGATTGCAATTCATGGGATGGTCTAATCCTTTGGAAGTCACCTTCAGGAAAGAATCTCATTGAGTATATTGACCCTGGTGAAACGGAAGGAACCTATATTGCTACCTTACCTGATGAAGTTGTAAAGAAAGATAACTATACACACTGTGAAATCCATCCTTCTATTATCTTAGGTACGATTGGGTCTAATATTCCTTTTCCTGACCACAATCAATCACCAAGAAATGCCTATCAGTCTGCTATGGGTAAACAAGCAATGGGAGTCTATGCCCTAAACTATCGCGAGCGTTTTGATGCTATGACGCACATCTTATGCTCACCGTCAATTCCACTTGTAAGTCCTTTTATGAGTAAGTTTTATGGAGCTCAAACAATGATGAGTGGACAAAATATTATTGTAGCAATTGCTACGTATAGTGGGTATAATCAAGAAGATTCTATTATGATTAATCGTGGTTCAATTGACCGTGGTCTATTTCGCAGTATCTTCTACCGCACGTATAAGGATGAAGAAAAGAAGAATCAATCTTCTGGTGAAGAAGAGCGTTTCTGTAAACCAGACCCTGCTGTAACAAAGCAAATGCGTCATAGTAACTATGATAAGCTCGGTCCTGATGGGTTTATACCTGAAAATACCTTTGTAAACTCAGATGATATCTTGATTGGAAAGGTTGTTCCACTACGTGTACAAACTGGAACGGTTCTTCCAACAGGAGCAAAACAATTCCGTGATGTGTCTCGTACTATGCGTAATAATGAAACTGGTTGGGTGGATAAAATCTTTAAAAATCGTAACGGTGAAGGTTATAGCTTTGTAAAGATTCGTATGCGTCAAGATCGTATTCCTGAAATTGGTGATAAGTTCTCCTCACGTCACGGACAAAAAGGTACGTGTGGTCTAATCCTAAATCCTGAAGATATGCCGCAAACCAGCAGTGGCATTATTCCTGATATTATTATTAATCCGCATTGCATACCGAGCAGAATGACTATTGCTCAACTTTTAGAAACCCTGCTCGGTCGCCTATGCTGTGAAGTTGGATCTCTTGGTGATGGGTCTCCATTTAACAGTGCTACAATGGAGCAAATTAGTAGTATACTAAAAAATAACTATGGAATTGAACCTTCTAGTAATGAAATCTTATATAATGGACATAATGGAAGACAAATGGAAGTAAATGTATTTATGGGTCCTTGCTTCTATCAAAGACTCCGACACTGCTCGGCAGATAAGCTTCACAGCCGTGCTTCAGGTCCTCTTGTTATGCTTACACGCCAACCTGCTGAAGGACGTGCTCGTGAGGGTGGTCTTCGTTTTGGTGAAATGGAACGTGATGCTGTTTGTGCACACGGTATTTCAGAGTTCACAAAGGAACGACTCGTGGAATGCAGTGATGGATTTCGTTGCTGGAGTTGTCATACCTGTGGTCTTATTGCTATTGCAAATCCAACAGAACATATTTGGGCTTGTCGTGGTTGTGATAATACGACAAATTTCAGTCCTATACAAATTCCTTATGCAAGTAAACTCTTTATACAAGAACTAGAAAGTATGTGTATTAGTAGCCGATTTATTACTGAAGGACAGTTACAAAAGGCTTCACAAAAAAAATCATCTGTATAAAATAGAGATAATATAATATGGCCGCATCAATTACAATTAAGTTAATTGCGGAATTTTTTGGTTCATTCTTACTTATGTTATCAGTACTCGCAAGTGGTGGTAACTTCCTAGTAATTGGTGCAACACTTGGTGTTATTGTATTTTTAATTGGTGGTATTAGTGGTGCTTCTGTAAATCCTGCCATATCTGCTGGTCTATGGTATAATGGTACATTAAGTAGTTCTATATTTGGATTATATACGTTTGTTGAAATTCTAGGAGGAATTGCGGCAGCTTATTCGTATAGAATTGTTTCTTAGATAGATATTGATTTAAATCATACTATTTTTATATAAAATAGTATGATTAATATGCTTTATAGTATTTTTATATACTTAGTCATTAAAAATCTTCATCATAATTTTGAAACTTTGTCTTTTTCTTAGCTGCTTGGGCTGCAAAATCTTCATCATAATTTTGAAACTTTGTCTTTTTCTTAGCTGCTTGGGCTGCAAAATCTTCATCATAATTTTGAAACTTTGTCTTTTTCTTAGCTGCTTGGGCTGCAAAATCTTCATCATAATTTTGAAATCTTGACTTATAAAAATAATTCCACACAGTTTTATGTGTTATATAAAATAACAGAGCAAATACTATACCATGTGTTATTGCAACAGTTAGCTTAGAACCACCGGGAGGAAGTCTAACTAATATACCGGGACTTAAAAGTACAAAAAGCAGAGCTATATACAAAGTCATATACATATTCATTCTACTATGTACAAATAATTTATCCAAGACCAAATCCTGTTACAGATAAGGGGGCTAGATAGGGTCTTACTTGTTGAATAGGAGCTTCTTCAGACTTGCACTTAACAACTGTAGGAGGGCAGACTTGTCTAGGGCATGGAGAGGGAGCAGGACATCTTGTAGGAGGAGGGCATCTAGTTTCAGGGCAACGAGGACGAGGGCAGGGAGGGCATTCACCAGAAGGTTTTGTGCACTTACTACAGTCTAGAATGACAGGTTGAGGCTTAGGTACAGAACTCTTAAGTATATAGTTTTCTAGATTCGGTACAGGAGGACATTCAGTTTTGAGCATGTATTTACTTAGGTCAGGTTGAGGAGGGCAAGGAGGTATAGTTGATTTTAATACATATGAACTCATATCAGGACTATTAGAATATACAGTATTATTTTTTGCTTTAGAGCATCCACAAGGCGTGGATTTGTTGCATGATTTGCAAAGACGGACTATTTTACATCCACATGGTGTAGGTTTACGACATGAATTACAAATATTCGCACTTGCATAGAATCCTTCTTTTTTATTTGATAAAAAGAATAATTGGTATACTATAAATCCGATTAGAATTCCTACAAATAAACATGAACCTGGTATTATTATATTCATAGGTTTGGCCATCGGGGGTCCACTCTAATTCTTATAGTAGAATTATATTATACTGTTATTCTTTCCATCCTTTCCAATTATCTGGAGGACATCCACATGAAACAGCTAAACCGGGATCTGTTGTTGTGTTTAGACGCGAACATATCATTCTTGTATATCCTCTCCAACTAAAATCATAGCTTACAGCTACATTATCAGGAATTGCTCCAAATTGTAGAGGATTTAATCCACGTCTTTTAATTTGATTTACGATTTCACTACTTCTTTGTTCCCAATCTAGTCCACCATGTTTAGGATTGGGGTGTATTCTATTCGATACTCCTGGAAGTCCAGGTGTAGATCCACAATCTGTTTTTTGGTGAGGAAGATAGTGTTTGATAGGAAGAGAATCAAGAAATTTATTTGGACGTACACCAGGAATTCCATATGTTACAATATGGCGTTTTTCAATGGGGTGTTTTTTAAATATATTTATTTTCATTTTATTGGATTTTGATCTACTTCTTTTTGAGCTACGACTTTTTGATCTACTTCTTTTTGAGCTACGACTTTTTAAGCTATTACCTTTTGAGCTACGACTTTTTAAGCTATTACCTTTTGAGCTACGACTTTTTAAGCTATTACCTTTTGAGCTACGACTTTTTAAGCTATTACCTTTTGAGCTACGACTTTTTAAGCTACCACCTTTTGAGCTACGACTTTTTAAGCTACCACCTTTTGAGCTACGACTTTTTGAGCTACGACTTTTTGTTTTTTTAGGATTATCATAATTTAATCCAACATTAATATCCCATGAAGTATTTTCAAATAGAGTTTTTAGATATCCTGAAGCAATATTATTTATTTGTGTAGCTTGTTCAGCATCTCTAGGACTCATACCATTAGGAAATAGACTTGCTATTGCAGGTGGTAGAGAAAATGTTTTTAAGGCATGAGGTAAAGGTTTACCAGCTTGGCCTAGAATTGGTAAAGACTTTTCAATATCGCTCTTCATAATTGGTACAGTCATAGGAGTTAGTAGTCCTTTTTCTAATTTATAAATCACTTCATCTATATCATTTTTAATACTATTAAGAGTATTTATTCTTGCTTTAATTAAAGGATCAGAAGTTCCAGAAGCTTCAAGACGTGTTATTTCTACAACAAGTTTTATCTGAAATTTTTGAAGATCATTTAATGATGCACGTTGATTACTTTTATCGCTATATTTATACATATTAGTAAATCCTTCAGATTTTGTTTGTTGTATAACTCCACTTGCTTCTAAGTCATGTAGGACTTGACGTAAATAGGTTAAGTTAGATTGAATATCATTAACTTGTTTTGTAGTCATACGACTAGGTAAACCGGGATTACGTTCCATAACTGATTGAATATCAATTAGTTCACTTAAATCAGCACGGGCACGTGTAAGCGGCATTTGAATTGATGGATCTGTTTTTATTTCTAGTGCCGATGCTTCAAAACCAAAGAATGCTTGTAGGTCTTCTTTAAGAGCTAAAATACGAATATATTTTGCAGGTTCATTTGAAGGGAGGCGATATGGACTAGGTGTTTCTTTAGAGCGAAACCCTACTGGGGCAGTAGGTAAGTCACTAGGAGGTGCTGGGCTAGGTTCTATATTACCAACACCTAATTGGGCAATAGGAACTGATGAAATTATAGGTGTATTATTATTATTTAATACAGGTGGGGTTCCTTCATTCCTTGAAGATAAATTTAATCCAAATACAGATATAAATCCTTCTTTTGTAGTTTTTCCATAAGCTATAGCAATAATCACGAAGAAGGCTATAAAAAATATAAGAGCTTCTTGCATGGGGTTAGCCTTTTCCTATCTGACCACATGATTTAAATACTCCATAGTTTATATAATTTAGGGTAAATTACAATTATAGCAAGGGATACTATCTTTTCTTATATAATCATTCATGTTTACGTTATAGGGCATAGAATTGGCTGATAAATTCGAAGATTTTGATGAACAACTTCCACTAACATTCTGCATTCCTGAAGAACCATACATTCCTGAAGAACCACTTTCTTCTCCACCCATTGTTGCATCAATAGTATAATTTACAGCTGCATGTAGGTTATCTTTTAAATCCCTTGAGTCGGGTAGTGAAGGAGAAGGAGAAACCAGAGATCCTACAATCTCAGAAAATTTCATTCCTCCTTTATGGGAACCGTAATACTTTCCTGTGGAAGACTTCTTTCTTCTGGAAGACTTCGTTCCACTGGAAGACTTCTTTCCTTTGGAGGACTTCTTTCCTTTAGAGGACTTCTTCTTTCCTTTGGAGGACTTCTTCTTTCCTTTGGAGGACTTCTTCTTTCCTTTAGAGGATTTCTTCTTTCCTTTAGAGGATTTCTTGCTTCCACGCTTCTTGCTTCCACGCTTCTTGCTTCCACGCTTCTTGCTTCCACGCTTCTTGCTTCCACGCTTCTTGCTTCCACGCTTCTTGCTGCCACGCTTCTTGCTGCCACGCTTTTTGCTTCCACGCTTCTTCTTGCTGCCACGCTTCTTGCTGCCACGCTTCTTGCTGCCACGCTTCTTAGTGCCACGCTTCTTCTTACTGCCACGCTTCTTCTTACTGCCACGCTTCTTCTTACTGCCACGCTTCTTAGCACGTTTTTTACCTTTAAAACTTTCAATATTTGTCATCATATAATGAATAAAAATAGCTCCTACAAAAACTAGTACTAATACTATTAACATTGTCTGACGACTAGACATTCTATTATTCTAACTATAAAAAATTGAAATATGAAAGTTATGATTTAATACACATATTCATTATGACTACATGTTTAAAGAAATTCTATAAAAATGAACTTCCTGAAGTAGGTATTGATGAAGCTGGACGAGGACCTTTATGGGGACCCATGATGGCCTCTGCAATTATTCTTCCAGATGAAAATAATTGGACAGATGATTGTCGGGAACTTGTGAGTAAAATTAAAGATAGTAAAAAAATTTCTTCCAAAAAAAGAGAAATCCTTTCAGAAAGGATAAAAGAATTTGTTGTAGGATATGGGATCGGACAAGTATCTGCAGAAGAAATTGATGAATGGGGTGCAACACGTGCAAATCAAACCGTATTTCGTCGTGCAATAGAAGATTTATATACAAAGGTGGACTTCCCTTCAGGAGTATTGTTAGTTATTGATGGAATTCTTCCTTTATCAAGTTTAGGAGTTGGTGAAGTACAAGAAACAGTTATTGAAGGTGATGCTAACTATTTACATATCGCTGCTGCAAGTATTCTTGCTAAGGTTGAACATGATAATTGGGTAATAAATTGGTGTAAGGATAATGCTGTTGAAGCAGAAAAATATGACTTATTAAATTGTAAAGGGTATGGAACACAGAAACATCGTGATGGTATATTGAAATATGGTTATACCGAAATGCATAGGCGACTTTACTTACGCAAACTTATACCCGATATTACTGTATCAAGATGTAAGATTGTAGGATAGTGTACAGGTTTAATAAATAATAAGATAATTGTAGAATGGCTCCGAGTAAAACTCTAAAAAATATTTCTCTTGTTGTGCCAGGTCATAGTAAACGTCTTTCTAATTTACGAACAAAATCAATTAAGGCTCTTAGACCCGTGGTCATTTCAAACCGGCACTTTATAAATAAATTCAATATATGTAGATGGTGGTAATTCTGTTTATAGTTTTACTTTTAATACTATTAGTTCAATATAAAAGGTATGAATCATTTGATGATTTCAAGTCTGATTATCCTTGTAGAGTATTTCTGTCTGATAACGATTTTCTTAAACATATGATAACTCATCATCAAATCGCTATTGATATAAGTATTAAACATATTGAAAATACAAAAAGTGATATTATTATGAAGGTGCTAAGAGAACTTATATGGACGCAAAAATATGAAATACTTGTGATGATTGAAGAATTAACTAATAAAACAGAAAATGTATCTGAAATAACTAGTAATCAGGCGTTTATCCCGACTATTTCTTCATCTATCTATCCAAATGTACTTGGTCTTACTAATACTTATTGCGATCCAGGGTTTTTTAGTTCAAATATGCACGAACATCATAATCTAAACAGTATGATTAAAACTGATAAACAATACATAGATCATATGATACCTCATCATCAAGTTGCTGTTGATATGTGTAAAATTCTTTTGAAACATACTAAAAGTGACTTTCTTATTTATCTTGCATATCGTATGATAAGGGGGCAGGAATCAGAAATAATTTTGCTTAATGATATGTTAAAAAGTCCTTTACTTTTACTGCCGGTTTGAAATGCCCACCGGTCTAATAGAATGTTTAATGTTACAAGTGGTGGTCGCCGTCGAACAACTATGAAACATAGAAATAGTTAGACTTTTGCATTTTGCGAGTCTTGCGAGGTTTACGACCCTTACGGGTCTTTTTTACTCCACCATATAAATTATTTGTTTGACCATAGTGATATTTAAATACAGGATCATGTACCATTGGATGAGATTCATGTTTTACCATACCAGGATACATAATTCCATTACGTTCATAATTAGCATTTATCCTTCTTTGACCCTCTCGTAGTTGATTCATTAAAGCTTGTTGTTGATTTTTTTGTTCTTGAGTTTGTTCTAGGGCTTGTATTTCATTTAATCGTTGAGCTTTTTTTGCATTAAATTGTGCCTTATATAGTTCAGGATTTTTTCTGTATTTTGCAGCTTCACCTTTTTCATGAGGAACCCAGTTAGGAACTTTTTCTTTTAGAGTTGACATTCTCTAGTTTAGTAGACTATTTTTATTTGGGGGATAGATGCTTATAAATAATAGGATTCTATTAAATATAATATTTTAATACATAATGCGGCGACTGCCCTTGCGACTCTTGCGAGAGCCCTTGCGACTCTTGCGAGAGCCCTTGCGTCCCTTACGGGAGCCCTTACGGGAGCCCTTGCGACCCTTACGACCACCCATCATATTATTCTTACGGCTCTTGCGAGATCCCTTACGTCTAGACTTGCGACTCTTGCGACTCTTGCGAGATCCCTTGCGTCTAGACTTACGATTCTTACGGCCACCCATCATGTTATTCTTACGACTACTACGACGAGTGCTACGGCGACTGTTACGACGGGTGCTACGGCTCTTACGCATAGAGCTTTGGTTGTTACTCATGTTGTAAGCGGAAAGGTTGTTGGAATTTTCCATCTCTTCTATACTTATTACCAATATTATTTTAACGCATGCTGGGAAGTTCTTTATGTATCCAAGAATCTAAAAGTGCACAATCTACAGCCCATTGTATTAATTGTAGATCAGGAGGTGTAAAGTGCCCTTGATTTTTTTCTACAATACAAAGTTTTGGTGCATCTTTATTTACTAGATTACGTAGTCTACGGATCCATTTTACAGGTTCATAAGTAAATACTTGACTATCATGTTCAGCAGTTCGTGAAAGTACAAAAATCTTTGGAGTTGATAAGATAGTTGCTGTATCTGCCGGACTCAACATAGCTACAGAAATAAAATCTTTTAAAGATGCTTTTGGATTTCCAAATTCTTTATGTTCAAGAGTTGTCAAAGGCAGATCAGAATTTGTAGTTGTTCGTAGTTCATCTACATAAGGTACTTCAGCATATACTGCCGACATTAATGTACCATTTGGATGGTTAGCTAGTGAACCACCCATTAAAAGACCACCTGCCGAACGACCATATATTGCTGTATTTATAGGTGGTATATTTGTTATACCTTGTGCTTTTTGTACAAGAGCTTCAAAGTCTTCTATGGTTTTTGTTCGTCCTTCCACACGACCTGCCTTAGCCCAGGATTCTGTATGATCTCCACCACCACGTACAAATGTATAGAGTATTGTCCAGCCTGTTTTAATGAGAGGTCCCCATCGTGTAAGAACTGGTGATGAAGGACTCGACATACCATAGGAACCATATCCAATTGCAAGTATATACTTTGGGTTTATTTTTGACTTGTAGGTTAAAATTCCTCTAACCTGTGTACCATCCTTACTTATTGCGTGAATGACTTGGGTTTGTAAGTTATTACTCTCTTTATTTATAAGAGTTAGTGAAGTTTTTGTTAAAGTATAAAAAGATTTTCCAGTAGGTTCATTAACAATTACAAGACATGGTAGAATATTTTCCCATACTGCAAAAGGATCTACAAGAATCTCTCCAGCTTCTATTGTGAAAAGTTTTTTTGGACTTGTAGAACTTGAATAGTCCCATAAGATTTTTTTATTATATTCTTTTGTAATTAGGAATTTATGGGTCGGCCAGATCCAATCAATTCCATATTCTTTTATTGGAAGATTCGGTATCTGATCAGTATATTTTTTAGTAGGCTCTAGTGAAGGTAGTTCATAGTATAAGAAATCTTGACTATTTTCACGTGAAACTAAGCACCGTTTATTTGCTAGACGATGTATACATAAATTAACTTCAGTATCTTGTTCTAGATAAATACATTTTTTGTTATTTCCCAATATATCACATGACCACACTTGATAATACATGAGTTTATGTTCTACACCCAAATAAAATAGAGTATTATTTACAAATCCTAGATCAGGTCCAACAGGAGATAGTTTCCAATCAGGTTCAGTTGCATATGGACTAGTCCAACATTGTAGTTCAAAGTATTCTTCACCATCTTTTATATCAACTGTACAAAATACAGCAGTCGGTGTAAGTAATATATCACGACATGTGTGAGTCTGTTTATGATTATTAATAAAGTTCCATGTTTTGAAAAATGCCGATTGCCACTGAATTTCTACAAGATTATGAATAAATGGTGGTGAAGTTAGACTAATCTTAGATTGTTCTTTATAAATAGAAGTAAACTTGGAAATACGTTGTTTTACTTGGGGTAATGATGTATAAGATTTTACAAGTGATTCTTCCTCTTGTAAAACCTTATTCCATATTGGACCTTTCATAGATTCCATCCATGCATCAGGATCAATCCATGATGCAAATGGGGTATCTCGTATTAGATTCGATGTCATTAGTAATTATTGCCCTACTACTATTACCTAAACAATTGTGTGTAATTATTACATAATATTCATGCCACCGGGTCTTAGTCTTTTACACGTTGTAATTGTGTATAATAAGGAAAATACCTTTGGTTTACAGAAAGATGCTAGTATACTATCTAAGTTATTAATTTCTGCTGGTCGTTCTATTGGAAAGTCTATTGGTGGTATAAAACTTATTGATATGCGTGAACCGCCGATTGTATGTGATATCTGTATTCACTTGGAAATTCCTCAACCCGTATGGTTTCAATGGGCAAAGTATACTATTATGTTTGTAAATCATGAATGGTGGCTAGAATCTTGGAATGGATACTTGGACCAGTTTGATGTAGCTATGTTTCGTGATGAATTTTCCATGAAAAAGTCGGCTTTACAAAATGGTATTGTAGTTCCTTGGTGCTGTGATATTGTTCCGAAAAATACTAACAAAAAGGGACTTGTATGGTTTCTAGGTGGTTCTGTAAATAAACGTGCAGCTGCTGAAAGTATACTACCTTTATGGAAGGAATCATATCCGAATCTTAGTGTCTTTACTACAACAGAACTTTCCGTTCAAGTAAGTTCAAATGTACATATTCATGTTGGATTTCTTTCTGAAAAAGATAAGGAGGCAATGTCACATGAAGCCTTAGGACATATATGTATTAGTCGTGCAGAGTCACTTGGATATCCTGCAATTGAAGCGGAGTCATATGGTGGTTATATGATTCTTAATACTCTCCCTTGTTTTCAAGAATATTTTGGTATGAGTAAACATATATCCTGGGTTAAGACACCTATTGATGACAAGGGATATGCTGTATTTGAACGTGATAATTGTTCACTACAACTAGATAATGCATTACATGGATTTATAAATGGTTCTATACCTTCTTTTGAAGAAACTGTTGCGGTAAATAAAGAAAGAAAGGAGGCTTGTATAAAAGGACTTGGAAAGATGTTACAAATGTGTTTAGATAGTGGTCGTGAAGGTCTTCCTAAACAAATGCCACCACTATTGACATTTGAAGATTGCCCCTTTATAAGTATTGTAACACTTGTCTATAATCGTCCAAAGTTTATTGAAAACGCATGTTTAAACTTACTAACTACTGACTATCCGAAAGAAAAGATTGAGTGGGTTGTTATTGATGACTCAGACCCTGATGCAAGTCCTAGTAATCGTGTCATACAATTTCAAAACAAGTTTCCTGGTGTTGTGACCTATATTCCTCTTGTAAGAAAGACACCGATTGGTGTAAAACGTAATATTGCGATTGAAAAGGCCAAACACTCTGTTATTTTAATGATGGATGATGATGATTACTATCCTAGCACAAGCTTTCGTCGTCGTGTGGCCTACTTGCAAAAGGGACGGCGTGAGTATGGTTGTGCCGTTTGCACGACCATTGCCATGTATGATTTACGAACAGGAATTAGTGCAGTGAATGTTCCTCCGTATACACTATCACTTGGAGAACGTTGTAGTGAAGCGACCTTAACGTTTACTAGAGACTTTTGGAATGCACGGAAGTTTGAGGCTGTTGATATGGCTGAAGGGGAGAACTTTATAAAAGGGCGTGAAAGCTTAGTTGCCGAAATGCCTCCTCAACAAATTATTGTAGCTCTTTCACATGGGTCTAATACTTCACGACGCAAGAGTCCTGAAGGAAAAGCTGGATGTTTTTGGGGATTTCCTCGTGAATTACTGGTGTTTTTACACGGTCTTGTTGGAGTAAGTATTGAAGAGGATACATCTAGTTAATAGTCTAGGCCTCGAACAATAGAGTATCGAGAAGTTTTTTCCAACGGTCTAAGATAATTGTTTTATTTTCATCTAGCCATTGTAGTCTTTGGTCCTTGTTTATGTCTTCAAATGTTTCTAGCATCTGAATACATTCTTCAAATGAATCATAATAATATAAATACGGATATATATAAAAATCTGCCTTTTCTAACCAATTATCAATTTCTTCTTCTGTACCTACATATAAATCATTATTTGAATATATAGAAATGAAATCCATTTTTGCTTCTATAATACATTGCTTGTAAAAACGTTTTGTAGGAAAGAATAACGGAACTCCAGCCCAGTATTGTTCAAAAATACTCATTGTACTCATTTCGTAAGGGCAGTGTACAATACCTTTATAGGAAAAGAGTTCTTGCCATGAATATCCTTTCTGCGGTTTTTCAACTAGGATTTGAGACTCAGGAAATAATGTTCTATCTCCAGATACTGTAAATGTACTCTTTGTCGGTTTGTGTGATGATTCTGTATACTGACATAAAGATGGTAGAAGAGTTGATTGTATATGTGTTCCTTCTAGTAAGTAGAAAAAATCACCTGAATTATTGGATACAATTACTAATTGTTTCCTTTCTACCATTCGTACAAGAGCTAAATTTAATTCATCACGCATCAGAGTATCATTAGACCAACAAAAGGGTTGATCATATCTACATGTATTTATACACAAAATAGGTTTATTATACTTTTCAAATAACATTGTAAATACTGGAGTATGGGTTACAATAAAACCGTCAAAGGTTTCTAGGAATGAATCATAACGTTGTTGGAAGGCTTTGATCATTTTCAGATCAATATCTGTCCAAGTTTCTTGTGTAATTATATCAACATTTACATTTTTTTTATTAAAGACCCAGTTATGGTCACTAATAGACCAATTTGTGATTTCTATAGCATCACCGTATAATTTTCTACAAATGGATTTACAATCTTCAATTACAGATATATGTAAATCAAGATTGAATAATTTTAATGGAGGCATGGTATTGATTCTAGTGATTATATAAACGCTAATCCTTTACGCTTGAATTTACGGTGTTTTCCACCCACTTTTGGTACTACTATAGGTTTTAGTCCATCTGTAATAGATTCTACCAGTGTTTGTTCTTCTGGCTGTCCACTACAAAGTTTTTGTTTATCTTCTGGTGTTGTGGGTATATTTAAGAGTTCTAAAATAAGACGAATACCAGGTATTTCTTCAAAGGATTGTAGTTGTTGTTGGAAAATCGGATTGCATACAATTTCTGGTTGATGCAGAATACTTTGCAGATTTTGTATATCATTAAATGTTAAGAAAGAATCTATAGGAGATTTAGGAAATGTTACTTGAAGACCTAGTTTATCTCCATTTTCAATTGCTTTTTGTTTAATGAGTTCATAGGATTCTCTTGTAGATTCAAATAATTTATTGAGACTATCACGTACATATCTTGGTGAAACAATACTTAGTAACCAAAGCCATCCACCTATAAACATGGACTTTGATGCAGCATAAAAATCACTTTCAAGTCTTGCTTGTATATCAGGACTAATCCAATTATAAATAAATCGTGTTGTCTTTCCAACTACACCTACTAATAAGGCATCGCGACTAATTAATCCTAGTAATGATAAAACTCCGTCACGCCATTCTCCACGACTAATATCTAAGATACCAATGACAAGTGATAGAATCTTTCGTAAGTTAGGATTATCAAAACGATTTGTTGTAACTAATAGACGACATGCTTCAAGTATTGCATTTATTACAGGAAGTATGGCATTTGCAGGAATGAAGATACGAAAAGGAAGGTAGGGTAGAAAGGGTCCTATACCAGGATCTTCTTTCATATTATTAATAAATGCAACTGGACCAATAGTTCTTGCAATTTCACGATTTTTTTCGTCTATACTTGCCAAGTAATTACTTACATAGGAAACTGCTGAATCCATACTTATATCTGTAGGAATCTTAGATGAAAAAAGAGTGCTTTGTGCTGATAAACGAATATCAGAAGGTGAGAAACCTCCTTGTTGTAGAGAACTAGGTAGTGATGATTCAACAAGTATTGCTTGTTCAGAATTCCATATAGGTTTTCCTTCATCATCAGTAGCTTTTATAGCCCAGGATTGTTGTTCTTGTTTATCTTTGTTTTTATTAGTATTAATATATGCAAGAGCTGTGCGACTGAGTCCATCCATTGCAGCATACACATGTTCATGAATCGTATTTTTATGTTCTTGGACTGATTGTTTTGCAGAATTGATTTGTCGTAGAACTTCTGCTTCACTAATCGGCGTGTCCATCCCTAACTACTATGCAGAACAATATAAACATCCATCGCCAGAATCCGCTGCTTCCTTTGTCTTCCTTGCTTCATCTTCATATTCTTTTGCAAGACGTTCTAGTAGTTCAGCACGAGATTCCTTTGCAGATTGTGTTGTAATGGAAGATATTTGTTGAACTACAGTATTCTCTTGAGAAGCGTCGGAAAGAGAAGCAATAAGACGAGGGTCTACTGTAAACTTCTGGGCCATGACTGCCGCCTTTGTTCGCAGATAGTAACAACCCGTCTTCAGACCCTTCTTCCATGCATAGAAGTGCATGCTTGTAAGTTTTGCATAACTCGGTTCTGCTACAAACAAATTTAGACTCTGGCTTTGGCAGATAAAGGCACCACGTGATGCCGCCAAGTCAATAAGAGTACGTTGTTTGAGTTCCCAACTTGTCTTGTACAAATCTTGAATGTTTTGCGGAATTTCAGAGATTCCTTGAATAGATCCATTACGAGCAATGATTTTTTGCTTCATATCTTCATCCCAAATCTTGAGTTCAAGAAGTTCCTTGAGAAGATGCTTATTAATCATAATATATTCACCAGCAAGTGTGCGACGAGTATAGATATTACTCGTAAATGGCTCAAAACATTCATTGTATCCAAGAATTTGGCTTGTAGATGCAGTCGGCATAGGAGCAACAAGGAGACTATTGCGAATTCCTTTTTCTTGAATATTCTTACGAAGGGATGGCCAGTCATAGCTTGTAATAGGACTTACCTTCCAAAGATCATGTTGTAGGAGTCCCTTTGATGTCGGTGAACCTTCAAAAGATTCATAAGGACCTTCTTCACTAGCAAGATGGCACGACATTTCTGCCGAGGCATAGTAGATCGTTTCAAAGATACGTTGATTCAGGTCAGCTGCTTCAAGACTATCCCATTGATAGCGTAGCATAGCAAATACATCTGCTAGACCTTGTACACCAAGACCAATCGGTCGATGACGCATGTTACTGCGATGCGTCTCAGGAGTTGGATAGTAGTTAATATCAATCACACGATTTAGATTACGAGTTGCAATCTGTGTAGCCTTGTAAAGCTTATCAAAGTTAAAACTATTATTTTCTACAAAGGCTGGTAGACCAATCGATGCAAGATTGCATACAGCCGACTCATTTTCATCACTATATTCAATGATTTCTGTGCAAAGATTGGACGACTTAATCGTTCCTAGATTTTGTTGGTTACTCTTGGAATTTGCAGGATCCTTGTATAGCAAGTAGGGTGTTCCAGTTTCCATCTGCGTATCAAGAATCTGAAACCATAGCTTTTGAGCCTTAATAGTCTTACGACCACGTCCTTCCTTTTCATACTTGATATACAAGTCCTCAAAGTCTTGACTATGAACATCTGAGAGTCCAGGAGCTTCTGACGGACAGAATAGTGTCCAATCACCATCGGCTTCTACACGCTTCATGAAAAGGTCCGAGATCCATAGTGCATAGAATAGATCACGTGCCCTGTCTTCTTCTGAACCTGTATTGAGTTTTAGCTTGAGAAAGTCTTCTACATCGGCATGCCAAGGTTCTAGGTAGATGGCAAAGGAACCATTGCGTTTTCCACCTCCTTGGTCAACATAACGAGCCGTATTATTAAAGACTCGTAGCATCGGTACAAGACCATTGCTCATACCATTTGTACCACGTATAAGAGAACCCTTTGCACGAATGTTATGGCAGTGAAGACCAATTCCACCCGCATGCTTGGAAATTTGTGCACAGTCTCCAAGTGTCTTGTAGATTCCAGTTATGCTGTCTGCATTCATAGATAGCAGGAAGCAGGAAGAGAGTTGTTGACGAGGTGTTCCAGCATTAAATAGTGTAGGTGTAGCGTGAGTGAAATACTTTTGACTCATCATATCATACGTCTCAAATACACGTTGTAGGTTAATAGAACCCCATAGTGCAAGAGATACACGCATCCACATATGTTGAGGACGCTCAATCACTTTTCCATGTGCATCCTTTAGCAAATAGGATTTTTCAAGTGTCTTGAAACCAAAGTAGTCAAAGAGATAGTCACGGTCATGTACAATGTAGTCATCAATTTCCTTACCATACTTTTGTACAATTGATACTACTTCAGGGCTGATATAAGATAGAGCTTCTTTTGTTTTAGGCATGATTTGATTTGATAGGATTTCAACAACCTTTGTAAAGGATGATTCTGTATTCTTGTGATGATTGCTAACACTAATACGACCAGCAAGAATACCATAGTCAGGGTGAACCGTAGATAGACTAGTTGCTAGTTGACTTGTTAGTTCATCGAGTTCCGTAGTCTTTACTCCATTATAAATTTGTCCAAGAATCTTTTGGGCAATGGCAGTCGGGTTTACAGAAAGACCATCGCTCGCTCGACGAATACGTTCAAGAACCTTGTCAAAACTTACCTCCTCAGAACGACCGTCACGTTTAATCACCTGCATACTAAGATTGGTTGAGAAAGACATTTTGAATGCGATTACGCTGGAATTATACGCCAATTTTTTATTATATACATACTATACTAGATGGAAGTCCTAGCGTTATTAGGAATTATTGTAATCATAATTTTATTTTTAGGTGTAGAGTCATATCAATTAAAATATACATGGCCTATTGCAAGAAGTAAAATAAATTCTAGCTGGCCTGTCTATGATTCTAAAGAAGGATTTGCAAGTAAAACTCTTGGTCAATGGCTCCCTACTCCCGAAGTTCTTACAAAACCTTCTGTTGGTGAATGTCCTGGAACTCTTATGAACGCGGCTGGTTATGAAGGTGAACTTAAAATAAAAAATTATGATTTATTAAATGATATATTTCCTTCAAATATTATGAATCGTGTTGCAAAGGGTCCTACTTCTCAAAAATGTTATAATGTTGATTATGCACCCACACTAGAACTTAGTTCCTATGCACAACGTACAAATAATTATAAACATAAAATTCCTGATTCTTGCAGTGCACCAAATCACGATTTAATTTTAAATTTTTATAATTAGACAAACGAACATTTCATATTATTACCAATCTAAACCTTAAATAAAGCAAAAATAGAAAGAATATTTACATAGTTACACCAAATACTTGGCCAGGTTTTTTCATAGAGAAAACTACTTTGCATTAAAGAAAGAAAACTAAAACCTGTAAATAATGCTGCAAAAGGAATGTTGTTGAGTGTTATAATTGGATATGTTAATGCAACATAGTATATATATCGTTCAATAATTCCTAAAGGTGTTTGGTCAGGTACATTTACCCATTCTAAGTGATTTTTTTCACCTTTACGCACACATTTTCCATAGTCTATGTATGCCTTGTATAATTTATATGGTAAGAATAAACTAAACAATACTGCAATTGTCAGATAGCCATTTCCCCAACCTGCATTAAACCACCAAACAATCAAGTTGATAAGAATAGGTTGTAAGAAAAGTAAGATTGGAATGAATGAACTTAGAGTTTTATTTATTGAATTACATGAAAGATTTTCCCAAAGTCCATATTCAACAAGTTGCATAAGAACAACAACAAAAAGAATAAGTGAGATAGGATGATCTGTTTTATAATTTCTATACCATAAAAAACTAGAAATAATTATTACAAATAAAAATGTCTGCATACTTATTTCAGAGCTATAGCACATTCTACTATACCTAAACAATGACCATGGGTCTAAGACTCACTTACAATCATACACAGAGCATCCTTTTTCACTCGTAAAGATTCAGGTAGAACAAAGGTTCCTTGTTTTGCTGATTCTACATCCTTCCAGAAAGATTCTATTGCCGGTTGTACTGACTGAAACCATTCACGTGAACGTTTCACTGTAGTTAAATAATATTCATCCGTTGTCCAAAATACCGTTTCAAGAATTATTTCAGATTCTTGTAAGGTCGGCTTTGAGTCGAGAGTATTGAGTGAACTATATTCATACCGCAAGGGTATTTCTTCTTGAGTAGCTATTATATAGATTTCTCCATAATACTTTTTACATTCCTTTTCAGGAGGTGGTCTTTGTCCATACGCCGATTGAAACTTAACTTCTAAGTAGTCACACTCTTCAACATCTCCAACTTCCATTTGGATTTGCATTTGAACTATGTAGTCTTTTGGAACACTATTTATTAGTTTACGAGTTACTGGAGCCTTGAATTCTACAAATCTGCCATAACGTTCAATAGGTCCTTCAACTACCATTCCATCTGGACTTGCGGCAAGTTTCGGATCAGTCTTGTGTCTTAGTCGTCCCATATCCTTTACAACCGTTTTGGTAAGATCACAGTAAATCTGTTTTACAACCGGTTCAAATCGTATACCCCACATGAATGGATTTAGATCAATCGTGAGTGAAACGGTTTTTCGTTGAGTTGTATCAACTAGTCCTTTTGCCTTTTCCAAGACTAGTTTTCCTCGTGTAAGTCCTTTTTGAAGGATGATAGCAAAGTTACTCGCAGTTAGCATGTGTTTCGCTTGCTCATACCATGCATCTGTTCGTTGTTCAACTTGTGGACGATTTATAAGTAAGTCTACACTTTCCTTACGTCTAGCAGTAGGCCAAAGATTGGTATATTGAAAACTCAAGTCACAATACGCATTCAAGTATATATCAAGAAGATTTAGAAACCAGGTTTTTTCATGCGGTTCTACAAATGTTTCAGATAGTAGTTCCCATTCATTTTCGCAATCTGTTTTCCATTGTGACATGCTTGTAGTATCTATCCCATAAATAGGATGCTCGGATAGAAACTGTAAAATACATGTTGTCATAATTTATTAATGTATATTTTATATTAAAAGAATTCAATTTTTAGTTAAGGGAAGTTGTACAGGAGCTTGAGGTTTGCGACGAAGAGTTCCTGTCTTACGTTCACTAAATTGAAATTGCAGTGTTCCGTCAGCAGTACGATGGGATGTAAATCCCTTAATTTCTAGAATCTTTTGCTGTTCCGTATCATAAATTACAACCGTCTTGCTATTAAGCTGTTTCTTATCAAGAGCTTTTGATAATACATCAAACATTCGTTGTTGTTCTTCTTCAGTACAATGAGAACGTTCACATTCTTCAGAAACATACTTACGTACACGATTAATACGTATTCCACGCTCTAGACGATGCCACGGACGTGTATAAGCATTATCAGCATTTGTTGATAAGAATGACATGAACTTATCGGCACGGTCATTAATTAGACCTGAAAATTCTCCACTCACATCAACTTCATCACGGACCCTACGTGTCTTTCCTAAAACATTCATACTATTCTATTCTATATATAATACGTAACGATCCTTTAGGGCATGTCTAATACAGTTATAAATACATCGTCAAGTGTAACCTTATACTTGCCTCCAAAGATAGGAACCTCCTTTGCTACAACACTTAAACCTAGAAACTCCTTCTTAGATCCTTCTAGACAAGTAATCCAGTAAGGTTTCCATGCAAGGGTTTCATTATCTTGTGCATCTACTTGATTCCAGGATATATATTCATGTAGAGGAGTTTTTTCAAAGTCAACTTCAATCCATACACGCTGAATACCTTTCAGCTTCTCACACTGGGTAGATTTAATAGTCATACCCTGCTCACTAAGAATAGATGTATAATATTCAACAGGAGACTTTGTATCAATAACTTCTTCTATACCAGTTCTACCTCCAACAAGAAGAAGATTTACTACATATGTGTCAAGTGTGCCAAGAAGTCCATTGACTTGTTTTTTGGGTTCAATACAGTAAATTATATACTGTATCGTATGTTTCATCTACATAATCTTATAGTGTAAAGTTTAGATAGGGTGGTTATGGAACATATACCAATCGGTAGTGGACCTTCTCTTATTTTACCAGAATTTAGTTTACGTTCAAGAAGAGAACAACCTGTTCGTGACTTATTCAATGCCCGACAATATGAACATTGGAATAGTGATGTGCCTGGTCCTGAGCAGAATTTTACTGATTCATCTAAACAAACACCACACTATGATATGAATCCCATTAATACTCGCACTGTTGAACGTGATTATAGACAGGCACAGCCATTTGTAGTAGATGGTAAAAAAACTGGTGCAAATCCATACTTTCAAAAATTCGATACTACTCGTGATCCTCGTAATGTAGCACGTGAAATGCTACATGCTGTGTATGAATATAATGCTCCTCGTGATCAAACAACAAATAATAAGTTACTGTATCGTAATTTTGAAAGTATGTATATTCCTGAGTCTCAAGTAAAGGCTTCTTACGAAAAAGCGATTGATATTTATGCTGGCATGAGACCTATTATGAATAATATGAAGGCGGTATTTCGTTAGTCAAATGATAAGTGCACGATTGTATCTTGTTTTAATAACATTTTTACACTACTCTGTGTTTTTTCTATTCTACGACGACGAACTGTCTTTATTGACTGTGTAGAAACTGTATTTACTGTCGATTGAGTTGATTGAGTTGACTGACTTGAATCTGTTGAGCTTTGTGTTCCTGTTGAAATACGAACAAGTCTTTCTTCGCGAATAATATCTTGTAAGTGTGTACGCATATATGGTAGAATATCTTTTTCAAAGGCCCAGCGAAAAAAGTTTAGTTGACCTACAGTTGTTTCAAACGGTTCATAAGAACCACATTGAAATAAGATACGTTCACGACGACAAAATGGATCAAATAGTTTTTTTGAATATGCTTTAAGTTGACTCTTATAATTTAAGTATACAACAAAATCCTGATTATTTAATGTGTAAGAAACATGGTATTTTTTAGCATAATTTGTTACAAACCAGTCAATAAGACGAAGAGAAATATCACCTTCTCCTTGTAGTATAGGAATAAGTTGCTTGAGATCATTTCTTTGATTGTAAAATTTTTGGAGACTTAGTATAAGCACTTCACGTCGGCAAGGAATTTTTCGTTTACGAGTATCTGATAATATATAATCAATTTCCAACGTGTTGATGTTTGAATCTGTCATATAACTAACAATAGATGTACGTTGTTCTTAAGCCCATTTATATACAGTAAATAGAGAGAGGTCTAATGTCAGCACCTCCTGGATTTGATGCAGGTGCAAGTATGCTACCCGACAATCCTAATGCTCAGATACATGTTATGCGTGGTGGTGGCAGTAGCTTCACACCTGAACAAACAAAGATTTTATCATTGTATGGACTTGAATCTGGTGGTATAATTTCTGATGAAATTGATGAACAGACAAAGGTTGCATTTTTACAACAACTTGAATCTGGTGCTTGCAATACAGACTCTGGTGATTCCGCAATTCTTAAAAAAGATTGTTGGGCTGTAGTCTCTGTAATTCGTGCTCTTATTCAATATGATATAAAAAAATCATTGGAGAAATCTGGTAAGACTTCTTTATCTACAAATACACAATCAAATAATCCTGAATCTCCTGTGATAGCTCCTAGCATTGTTTCCAATTCTGAACCTAGTTCACCTATTGTATCTGAATCTAGTGTTGCTCCATTTACTCCTGAATCTCCTGCTACATCTGTTTCTGAATCTACAAATATTGAGATTGTAAATAGTTCAAAAACAAATAAACGTTTATCATTGAATACAAGCAAACGTAATAAACCTTTTTATTCCACAGTTCCTATTAAAAATTCCAATGTTTCCGCACGTATTTATGGAAGTAAGGCTAGAAATATTACAAACAAGTATAAGAATCTACAAAAAACTAGAAAAAATCAATTTAATAAAAACTATAAAAAATACTACAACTCACTAAAAAATGTTAAAATGCAACAAGGAAAAAATAGTGCGGCAAAATCGTTTGCTAGAGGAAATCAAACAAAACGAAATAAAAATGCCATAAACCGCAGTAAGTCTAAGAAAGGAGGAAATAAGCATAGAACTACCCGACGTAATAGAAAATACTAGTATTAAATAGAGAATGAGTTCATCTAAACTAGAGAATTTTGTTGCACCTGGTAATACAAAACTTAATAATTTTTATGCTAATACACCTGGTAATAAAAAAAATAATACGAGTAAACTAAGAATAAAAATACCTGGTAGTATTTCTAATACTCCTGATACTAATAATAGTCCAATTTCTATAAATAATTTAAAACCTAATCTTACTCGTAGTAAAGCTAGTCGAAGTTTAGTAGGAAGAAATATCTCTGGAAATAATAAGGGATTAAATACTACCCGTTCAAATCTATACAAGGGAAAGAATGTAAAACCTAGTTCTTATATTATGATTAATCCTGACCAAGAAAAGCCTTTTTTTTCCAATCTATGGCTCAATAATTCTCATACAGTCCCTGCACGTATTTCAGGTATGACACCTGAAAATATTATAAATCGTTACGATGCTGAACATAAAGCAATTCAAGATGAAATACAAGCGAAAGAAGGTCAGCTACAGGACCTACGTTCCCTCCAACAACGTAAAGAAAATGCCTTACGCCAAGCACAAGAAGAATTAAAGGTGGCTAAGACTGCAAAACGTAATTTCAAAGTTGATGCTGGTCTTCAAAAAAAACCGTTTTGGAAGTTTTGGGGTGGAAAGCGTCGTAAGAGTCGCAAGAATCGTAAATAATTTATGTAACCTATATGTTTATATTTATATAATTTCATAATCTAAAATTATATAAATAATTATACAATAATTTAATAACGTTTTAACGCAGCTGCACGACATCCAATATCCATTAAAAATATAACACCAAGTCCAGTTAAAATAAATAATAATACTTCTGTCTGAGAATTTTCAGACTTCATTGCATCAATATCATCTAAACGAGCAAAGATTCTATCTAGTTTATGAAGAACTTCTTTATTTTTTGCAATATGTTCTTTAGATTTTTGTTCAGATTCTTCTTCATCCTTTTCTTCTTCATCCTTTTCTTCTTTATCATTAGGTGTTTTTAGTTTAGAAAAAAATGAACTTTGACCACCAGCAAGTCCATTTTCTTTCCAAAACATATCCAAGTTCGGATCCGGTAGCTTACTATTGGATTTCATCTTTGTAGGTGTTAAATAAGCACCTGCTTTTGTTTCTGTATTTACAGAACCACCTGCTTTTTGAGCACCTGACATATCAAATGTTGTTGCAAAATCTGGTTCTAGTTTATAACTATCATCTTTACCAATAATATCTACAAATGGTGATACAGAGGATTTAAAATTTTCTGTAAGAGACTTTTTAGTTACAGGGCTACATGATGATTGATCTGGATCTGCACCAAAAAAAGAAGGAGCTAATTGACTTTGTTTAGAGGGAATACATTCACTTGAACCAACAAAGAATTCATATTGTTGATTAACAGGACTATGACTTGTTAATCCTGTTTCTTCATTTAAAGGTGGTACTGGTTCCATGCGTTTTATAGAAGGTCTGTCGGGATCAACAGCACCAACATTATTCATTCCAGAATTCAAATATGTTAATGCTTGTCCCCGACATTTTCTTGCTTTCTTTTTTTCTTGTCGTCGTGATTCCTCAGCAGTACCTTTATCTATACATCCTGCTGAGGCAAATGCTCCAGATGGAAATGCATCTGATAATGAACAACCGTCCATCTCCTATTTATATTCTTAGAAAGAGTAACATCTAAACATAGGAAGAAGGCCATGCGGTCATTAGTATTTTACTTATTAATATTTATTCTAATTATATATATTGCTGGATTACTTATAGAAAATTTAGAAGGTTTTGAAAATCCTTTTGAAAAATTATTTAAAAAATTACAAGCAAAAAAAAATGCTACAAAAAATAAACAAAAAAATCCTACAAAAAATGCTACAAAAAATGCTATAAAAAATAAACAAAAAATAAATACACAATCAAATAATTCATTTCAAGAAATAATAAATACTATTACTTCATTACAACAAGAAGGTCAAGCATATGATAAATGGATTGGTTATATTTATAAACATGCACCTAATAACAGTAAACTTTTAGATGATTTTAAAGCAAGAGTATTTCAACCTTCTTGTAAATTTCGTGTTGATTGGGATACAAAACCTCCAAAAGGTATGTCAATTCCTACACCTGCACCTTCACCTCAATTAGCAAATATAGCCTATAAGAATTATATGGAATGTTTAACAAAAGGAAAACCTACATGCTTACAACAATTAGAAAATGCTCGTCTTCGTTTTATGGAACCTGGAACATGCCAATTCTTAAATCCTCCTGATGTAAAGTCGTATAGTAACGATTATAGAGTTTCCTTTCATTAGAGAGAATGGTAACTCATGTAGGTGGTGGTACAAAAGTAATTCATGATATGTATTCTATGAGCAGTCATTTAATTTTATTGATACTTGTCCTTATTTGTGTATATGTATCCCGAATTCCTGATAATATTTTAAATAAATTTAAATCTAATTATTATAAAATAGGTTTATTATTTATCATTATAGGTTTAACATCATTTTATAGTATCTTACATGGTATAATTGCCGGATTAGGATTTGCTCTTATAATTAGTCGTGCACAACGTAATATAAATGAACAATTTATGGAGTATACACCCGCCTTATTATTTGGTGATTCTGATGGAACAACTATTATAGATACATCACATCGTTGGTTATCTGAAAAAATTCTTAATTTAACACCAAAATTAATACGCGATAAAGAAGTTTCTACTTCAGCTATACAAGATATGGGAGATAATAATGTAAAATCTTCACACTCATCTCGTTAGACTCTTAAATAACAAAAGAATTCTTGTGTTTTTATCCAGTATGGTTTGTATATCCAATTGAATACTTTCATCTACTATATTCCTATATTATTGTTAGGATGGCTCGTAAGGGTACAGGTGATTATGATATGATAATTATTATAGAATGGATTACTCTTATAATAATATTTGTCTATATTCTTTTCTATGGTAGTGTTTTTGAAATTAGTTATCCGAAACAAATTGTTGAATTATATCCTTATCCTTGGTGGCGTATATTAATTGTTATTCTTGTTATAATTGGATCAATATGGAGTCCACGTATTGGCCTTGCTATGGCTTTAGGAGTATTCTTGTATTTAAATGATATGGATATATTAACAAGTCCATTTCTAAACATTGAGTAGATGAGTCTCCCGACGGCTCCTGTAGTATCTGCATTAGCCCAAAGTGGTTCTGTTTCTTCTCTTGATTTAGCACTTATGTCGTTAAATAGTAATCCTTATTTTATTGGTATGATGATGTTATTACTAAATTTTGGTGGTCGTTTTCTTTCTATGGAAATGACTAAAGGTCAAGAGCAATTCTTTCATAATACCTGGGTTCGTCGCTTTTTAATATTTATAGTTATTTTTGTTGGTACAAGAAATGTATTTGTCGCATTTTGGATGTCATTATTTATTATTTTATGTATTGGATATTTATTTAATGAAAATAGTAGCTTATGTATATTTAATATGGGTACAGAAGGAAGTAAGTGTGCTTCAAGTTCTGAATTAGTTTCTACAGCTCCTAATGGTCTTACAACTGAAGAAACGGAAATTTTAAAACGTCTTCAAGAGAAACAAAGTCGTGCTACTCCTGGTGTTTCTGCTACTCCCATTACTTCTGCTACTCCTAATGTTTCTGCGTCAAAAAATGAACCTAGTAGTGCTACAAATGCTTCAAAACAATCTCACAGTGATATTTATTGGCAAAACATGCTCTATTTAAATAAAGAAGGATTTATGAATCCGCGATTTTAAAAATAATATAACATATAAATAGAATATGAGTGGAAGACTAAATCCTAATTCTCCTGTATTTGTTCCTGGTAATCAACAAGAACTAAATCCTAATGCAAATGAGTATGTCCCGATGAATCAACGAAATAATAATGGAAATAATCTATTAGCAAATTTACGCAGAGAAACAAATCAATATCGTAATAATTTTGAAGCTGAACAAAATTTATTTAATAACTTAAAAAAAGAAACAAATAAACGTTATAATAATCTTGCTAATAACAGTAATCACAGAAGTCGCAAGAATCGTAAGAGCCGTAAGAGCCGTAAGAGCCGTAAAAACCGTCGCAATAGTCGTAAAAACTAGATATAGTAGCCATATATTAGGATGGATAATACAAGAAAAGAGTTATTTCTTGTATTTGACTTGGATGAAACAATTGCAAATATTACTCTACCTACACGACTCAATCCAAAGGTTCTTAATATACTTATACAAGCATCATCACTTAGAGGAAGAGGTATAGAAGCTATTTGCCTTTTAACAAATAATTCTGATAAATCTTATATTGCATATATTGATAGTTTATTATTAGAAATTACAGGATCAATTGGACGCTATGGAAGTTTAGTAGATGATGATATGCCTAAAAAAGACTATTTTTTTGATTATATTGCTAGTCGTGAACATCCTATACGTATAAAAGGTAGTAATAGTGCAAAATTTGAATCTAGTAAACAGTATATTGAAATTAAACGAATTTCTGATAAACTAGGATATGACTATGATCAAAAAGAACTTATGTCCCGTTTATATTTTTTCGATGATCAACTACACTTACTTAAGATAGAATTCAAATACTCATTTGATGGATTATACGAAGATCATTATATCCAAGTTACTCCTAGTTTTAATGAAAGAACTATTGATAAAACAAATTATAATCCAATTCTAGAAGCTTTTCGTAAAATAGAAAAGGAAAATTATAAACTTAATGGAGGTAAAATGAGGTCTTCTAATAAGAAAAGAAGAACTCATAAAAAACGGAAACAATCTAAGCATTAATTGTTACTGTATTACCAACAGGAGCTTGGCGTCTGCGACGACGACCTCCTGATGTTTTGTCTGTTGTTATACTACCTATATCTTCAGATGCAAGGCTCTGAAGTTCAGAAGCATGACTCATACTTTGAGAAGATTGCATTGGTATATTTATACCTTGTCCCTCGGCTTGACGAACTTCTTCAAAGGTTTTTAAGATATCTTCTACACCTGAAGGACCGCTCATTTCACGACGAGCAGTTTGCATAGGAGGTGCAGCGGCCATGTGTTGAGGCATCTGAGGACTGTTGAAGAAGGCTCCAGGTCCAGATGCCATATTTAACGGAACTCCCATGGGCTGTTGTTGCTGTTGTTGCTGTTGTTGCTGTTGTTGTTGCTGTTGCTGTTGTTGCTGTTGAGGAACTCCCATGGCCATACCCATGAAGTTTCCAAAACCAGGACTCGCTTGATTTGCAGCAGCAGCAGCGAATTGTTTAGCTAGTTCAGGATTCTTCTTGAAAATATCATCAGCACTCGGCATCTTACTGCGGAAGAAACTATTAGTTACGTGGCACATAAATCCACTACCCGCAAGTTGGAACATAAGACGAGCTTCAGGAGGCATCTTACCACGCTCCTTGTACTTGTCATATAACTCTTCAAAGATTTCATCATAATCTTCAATATTTTCATGAACACCTTCAGACCAGCCATCAAGTTTTAGGTCAAAGGGATCAAACTTGTTATTTAACCATTCTGTACCCGTAATTACACTCATTAACATATTACGTTGGAAACGAATACTTGTCTCAAGTTGACGAGCATCAACAAGACGTGTATACTCAGCCTTGATTTCATCAAGACTATTGTCCATTGTAAAACGTTTAGAAACAGGGAATCCCTTGGCTTCAAGACGCTGTAACTTATTAATAAGATCAGACTTATCAGCAGCCTCCTTTACAGGATCTCTGGGTACAGCAGGGGCTAGTGATACACTTTGAGCAGTAGATGATTGTTGGTTGGCATAGGAACTTCCAGGGCCGAATGTATTCGAAGGTTGAAAGGATGAAGTATTTTCTTTTGCAATCGTGATATTCGGTAGTTCAGTAGCACCTAGATTAAAATCAACCGATTGAAATTGGTTAGGAGATTGAATATCAACTTCTTGCATACCAGAATTTAGTGATTGAATATCAAAACGAGAGCCTTGTTGGGATTGTTGAGGTTGAACAGATGTAGAAGATGATGAGTACTTTTTATTCGCTAGTAAACTCATACCAAAGTCATCACCAAGATCACTTACTTCAATTATATTTGCCGAAGTATCGGGATTAATTGATACTTCGGGAAGAGATGTGGCCATACGTTCCATTTCATTAATTGTAACTGACATTGGGTATTCTTCCTTCTTCTACGAACTGAAGGTAGTTTAAGCGTTTTCTTTACGCATCCAAACACATACATAGTGCATCTGCTAAATCTGACTTCTTTTTAGCTTCAGACCACTTTTTTGTCCAGGTGGTGTCTTGTTTATTTTCTTGTAAGAATTTAACTACTCTTGCTTCGGATGCTGACTTACGATCTTTATAACCTGCATCTCCTTTTTCATCTACTTTAACCTTTTTTCCAGCATGGACAAGTTTGAGTGGAGGAGGATTTTCAATCAAATCACGTAGAGTTGCAAATAGGAGAATTTGTACAGACTTCATTGTAGGGTTTTTAAAGGCAGGTTGATTTTCAAGAAAGATTGTTGTACAAGTTTTCCATAAAGGTTCTTGTTGACGAACGAGTTTTTGAAGACTGGTATGGATTGCTATAAGACCAACATCAGGAGCCTTGCTGACTTTTTCTTCTACAATTGGAATACTATAGGTATTAGAAAGTTCTTTTACATAATCTTCTTTCTTTGCGAACTTTTTCGTGGTTAATTTTCTTAGAATGGTAATAGACGGAATCTTTTTCAGAATATTTCCTGAAAGATCACGAAGGGCAGGTTTAGTGGGAGGACAGTGACGACTGCAGAGTTTTGTACCTGAATTATCATAGACTCCTTTGGACTTGCAGTGTAAACAGGTTTTGGCTTTTATTGTTTCAAGATTACTAGAATCTGACATTAGATTATAATTATCCCATCCTATAATCTTTTTGGTAGTAGTGTCAAAACAACACCATGCAAGATTTTTAATACCAATATCAAATGCTAAGACTCTTGCCATCTGATAATGAAGTTGTAGAAAGTTTAGGTATCTAGGTATAAGGAGTTTCCAATATAGTAAATACGAAGAATATTTAATTCCTTTCTTATATTTGAAAAATTATACTTTCTACGACAAGTTGAATAATCTGGATCATCTTGAAGGAGTTCAATTACTAATTTACCATGTATTTCTATATCGCGTAAATTAATATGGGTTCGTTCATAATGACAAAATGAATCCCAAATTGTATACTTTGTTGAATTTATACTAACAATTCCTGACTTTGGTCCTATTGTTAAGAAAAATCCTAGAATTAGGGCACAACCTTCAAGAGTGATATTCTTATGGAAAATTTTATTGACTTCTAGTACTTGTATAGGTTCGCAATACTTTGTCTTTTTTAGATTCTCTAGTGGTGGTAGTGTAATAGATGACTTATCTTTTTTAAACTTTTCATATATAATTTGTGCATATGTTTGTGAACCATAATGAGTAGTATGAACAGTATCTCTACATAGATTATTTGAATATTTTACACTATCATTTATATCTATATAATATAATTGTTTTGATTCTAAATATTCCTTTACAAAATTATAAAAGCTTGTACGCTGTTCATGGTCAGATCTTGGAAAAAATAAAAAGATTATCTTGCATTTTGTTTGACTAAATTTATAGACAATTGTATCTAAATAGTTAATTGTATTAGAATCTGTTTGTATATAACCTGTTGAGAAAAAGTCTATAAAACAATATTCAAGATTTTCTTTTAGTACATCATCAATAAAAATTATACCAGCATCATTTAGATGATTACCACCATACGCAAAACATATGTATTTTGTATCCATAGATCTAGATAGATACTTTGTATATCCATCATTTTGTTGGGTTACAGAGGCTCCAAAAAAACCAATATTTTCATTCATAGAATCTATGGTATATATTATATATTCTATGTAATCTATGTTTATATATCTGTTAAAGTATAGGTTAACATCATTGAACGTTGTTCTTCTGTATTTTTCCAGGTTGTAATATAATTTGGTAAGTCTATAATAATTGTTTTATCAGGAATAATTTCAACTGTTGAATATATTTTTTTGACATTTCTATTAAAATATACTATAGATTGAATTAATGTACCAACATTATTTACAATATATTGCGCATTCATAAAAATTGTGATGAGTACAACTAAGGGTACAGAATAAAATTCAGCACTAGGATATAATTTTTTTAAGGCATTGACAACAGGGTTTGCATCATCTTCATAAAAAACTAGTATTTTTCTATTATTTTCCATGGAAAAGATCTTTTTATAATATGCAAGAGGTGGTTGTGTATACCCTGGATGAACATCCGTGTTTTTGAAAAGATCACCACTGCGTATATGAACAAATAAGGCTGATGTATAATAATCTTCAAATCGTGTCTCTTGTTTATAATATTTGAGAATGGGTAATAAATACTTTCTAGCAATTCGTTGTCTTTCTTTGAATTCTATAGGTTCAGAAATAGTATAAAAAGTATCGGATATTTTACTGTAGTTTATATCACGTTTGGGATCATATTGTATGAGTACAGTATTATTGGAAAATTGTGGAAAACTATATTTTACAATAGGTATGTTTTTACGTTCACCGATTGCAATTGCATTGATAAATTGTTGAACATTATTTCCAAAACGACCTGATGTTTGTAATATGATCATATTAATTATAATATACTATATTATAATATGATATAAAAGTTTAGACTCTATTAACTTGAAAAATCTTTAAGATGAGCAATTTCGTCATAATTGAGTTCTTCCCATTCAAGTTCTTGTATAAACTTTTTTCCGTCTTGGTAACGACCAATCCACATTCCACAATAGCCAAGTTCATTTGAATAACGATTTTTTATCCAACACATTGGATATTTTTCTAGTAACTTGTCAAAGTATTGGTAAATTGTTTCATTGCGAAAATGTGTATTGCATATAAGGTAGTTATCGTCACGATGTTCAATTGTTAGTTGTTTAGGGCCAAAAAAATAATGTATAATTTGTTTACATTCCTTATCATCATTATCAAATGCAAGAAAATTCTTTTCTAGATTATCAAGAACTTCTTTCGGACCACGAATAAAAATACTCTGACTACCGTCAACACCCATTATTTATCTATGTGATATATATGTACATAGTGTTTAGGTTAGATTTTAGTTAACATAATTTTCCCAACGTCTATAAGTATTTGCTCCATATTCAACATTTTTGTTTAATTCAGTATGTTTTACATTTTTAGATATAATATTTTTATCAGGAGAAAAATTAAATGTGCCAAATAGTGGTGGAGTACGATCAACACGTTCAATACCGATACCATCAGGATTTTCTGAAGAATAAATCTTGCATTTTTCGGTAGTACATTGTTGATATGAAGCAGGAGCAAGTTCTGTACGAACAGTTCCAAAAGCTTGTCCTGTATTTTGTACTTGACGTAGACGACTTATACGAATAAGTTCATCTGTATTATGAACTATCCATTGTTTTACAGCAAATTGAGTACCGGGTGGTGCACGAGATACACAAGCTTGACGATAGTCTGTAACTAGGCGACCATCGTCCATACGAGCAGCATAAGCAGGATATCTTGAATCGGGTGCAGGTGTAGTCTTTGTAGCATCGATTTCACGAAGACTTTCTTGTTTTACTATACGTTTGGAAGGCTGATACATTATTTCAGCATGATCATTCAAACGAATTCCGTTACTATCCATGATAGACTCCTACTATAAAACTATAATTCGAAATATAGTTTTATAGTTTTATCATTTTTGTCTTTTGTTTACTGTACAAGGCTACTATCTATTTCAGAACTATCTAGGGGAGTACCAGCAGATGAAGGTTGAGCAGCTAATAGTTCTACTACATTTGTTCCTTCATTACTTACTTGATGATTAATCTCATCTACAACCATTGTAGATTCCGTTGCATCACCAGAATCATGACGGCGAATTAGATCAATTACTTGAGACTTACTTAGATTTCTTGTGCCAGAAATATTTTTATTTTTAGCAAGTTGTACAAGTTCCTTATATGTCATAGACTCATAATTTACACTAACCTTTTGTTGAGATGATTCACGTTCTACAGATACTTGTTGACCTGAACTGGATGAACGTGATTCTTTTTTAGATTCTAAAATTACATCACGGGAATCATCATGAGAATTGTGTATTTCAGATTCTTTAGATTCTTCAGAAGAAAAATGAGAAGTCTGTGGTTCCGTCATAGACATAATTGTTTGTTCTGTAGTAACTTTTAGATCAAGAAGAATATTTTCCATTAGTCCAATCTTGTGTTCAAGTTGGCCAATACGGCTAAATAGATAGTAACTTACAGCAGCAAAAATAAGGCCTAGTACAATGCCTATTACAACACTATCTGTAACCATTCTAATCATTGTATTTATGCTTTTTAAAAAATTATTTACGCAGAAAGAAGATTTGCTTCTCGGAGAACTTCACGAACACTACTTACGCGACATATACCTTTAGAAAGTTTGTATGTATATTCTATAGTTCCATCTGATAACTCGGATGCGGGACAACATAGTGTGGCAATATTTTTAGGAGGATCTTCACATAAGGTGAAAATATGTGTACTAATAATACTTTTAATATGATGTAATTTCCATACTTTGTCTAAAAATATCCTCGCACTTGTTTCAGCATCGGGAGGATTTGTACTATGGAATAGTTCATCAATAAGAATTAAAGAAGATGATTGTATATGTTGAAGACTATGTATCATGTGACTTGCATTACGAACTTCCATTTCAAATAAACTTTCCTTTCCTGAAGTATCATAACTCTTAAGTCGTGTATGTATCTTATAAAAAGGTTCCCATGAACCTGTGACTTTGTATGTAAATCCAAAAGTCTGTCCTAGGAGAACTTGTTGAAGAATTGCTCGTAATGATGACGACTTTCCACCACGATTAGGTCCTGTTAATAAGGTATGTCCAGTTAAGACTAGATCACTTTTCACAGGTTTTTGAATAGCTAGATCACTTAGATTATTTAAGACTAAGGGTCCATTCCATTCTACAAGATTCCAGTTAGAATTATTAGCAATACTTATAAGAATTGTATATCTTCCTAGAAGGGTCCATAAGATTTTCATTCCAAGAGGTTCATTTTCCATCCAAGAAACAGCTTCATATAACTCATTAGGAATGTTAGGAACTTGTAAGTGTTGATTCTCCATTACTCCTAGTGATGCAAAGACTGATTCGATTTGTTTCATAGTTCTGTATATTTTTAAAAGTGCATGACCACGTTTTTGAATGGCTAAATCAAGGATTTGTGTATGGTAGGATACGATGAACGGTTGTACGATTCCTTGACCAAGTCCAAGAGTAGTCCATACTATTTGTACTACATGTTTTAAACTCCATGGCTCATTTCCATTAATTCCAAATATAAGTTGCTTCATCATTTTTAGATACATTTCCCATGAAATTGTAATTTTAAACATAGTTTGCAGTAAGATATATGGTGATATAAATAGTAGTACTGGTGTCATAAGACCTAGAATGGGAAATATCCATATTTTACAAAATACAAGAATCATTAGTAAGTATGGTATAGAATTTAATATTTTTGTATGTTCACCTTGAAAAAATACTTGTCCATCAGCAGCCTTTGTTGTTTCAGAAGGTATTTGTTGTAATAAGATTCTTTCAGAATCTTTGAGTTCTTTTAGACTTTTTTGTAATTCTTGAATGGCATCTGAATGACGTAGGCGTAGTATATCTTGCTGTCGTTGTTGTAAAATACTATGAGAACATGAGAATTGTGTCTGTAATTTATTCCAACATTCTTTATTACCTGCTTTAAGAGGAAAGTTAAATAAATCTATATGATTTTTTAACTCACTATCATTTAATTCTTGAATTGATAAATGTGGTGAAATCATTATCTATTACACATTGGAATTTATAAAAGGATTAAAAGACGCGATTAGTAGTTATTTAGGAATGACATCAGAACTTGAAAAGATTATTTCAGGAATTATATCTCTACGCGGGAGCTGTATAAAACAATATCCTGAAGATGTTAAAGTTAAACTAGCCTATGTACGTGATAAGTGTCTGCTAGCAGAACGTCAAGAAGGTAATGTACCATTGCATTGGAGACGTAGTGGGCTGGGAGGGAGTAGTGGAAATAGTGGAAATAGTGGAAATAACAATACTGTAAAACATCGTATTATAAATACTCCAAATCATTGGCGTGGAAAAGAACAAGGTCAAAACAAGTCTCAAGAAACAAATAGTCATTTTCGTTCTGGTGGTAGTCAAAATCAAGGTCATATACAAACACAACACATAGGTCGTTATATAAGTAAATTTAAAAAACAAGAATCGCCAGTTGAAGAAAAAATTCTTAACCAGGTTATCTTAAATAAACTAAATAAGTTTAGTGCTGCAAATTATAATGATATTAAACTATTTTTACAACAAATTCTTGATAGTGATGAAAAGGAATTTCTACAAAGTTTTATGTTACTTGTATTTAAAAAAGCAGCTTCTGAACCAACATTTTGTAGCCTTTATGCAAAACTAATTAGTGAACTAAGTGTATCATATAAGACAATAAAAGAAGAATTGGAATGTTTATATAATGAATATTTAACTATTTTTGAAGAGGTAAGTGAAGTTGAGACAAAGACATATGAGAATTTTATACAGAGAAATCGTGAAAAAATACATCGTCTAGGGTATAGTCAGTTCTTAGCTGAACTAACTTCTCTTGGTGTTCTTGAGCAAGATCAATTAGAGAAATTATATTCAACTATACTTACACAAATTTGTATTCATGCAAAAGATGGTCAAACTAAACAACAACTCATTGATGAATACATAGATTGTCTTCTCCGAATGACCCGTGCATTTCAAAAAAAGTCACAGTCACAGCCACTACGTCCGAAACTTTTACAAATCCGACAAGGACTTGCAAAGACATGTGAAGACTCTATGACCAATATATTGTCAAACCTAACAACAGAATATCCCGGTATATCTAAAAAAGCATCATTCGCAATAATGGATTGTCTAGATATTTTTCGTGATGCGTAATATTTTTCTTAGCATAATAGTAGAAATGGCCAATACGCGTAAAGCAAATCGTAAGAATCGTCGTGGTGGTGCTCGCAAAAATAGTAGTAGTCGTCGTGGTCTATTCCGTACTCTTTATGGACCTATTGGCCAAGCCCTTGGTCTAACTGGAAATGTAGTTTCTTCAGTAACTAACACAACCCGTAATGTAGCCAAGCGTGCCGTACGTGGTGTAGATAATGTTGGTTTATCTGTAACTGGCCGTGCTAACTCTGCCATCCGTAACCTTGTAAGCCGTAAGCGTCGCAATAGCCGCAAGAGCCGCCGTAACAATCGTCGCTAAACGATTATAATTTATAACACAATTTTACAATCAAGTTAGTAACTAATTGTAAAATTGAAATACTATATAGCATTAATCGTAAAGTATAATAAATGAAATTTCAACATGACGTATCAGAGATGCCTAAACACGATCATAAGAAGAAAAAAATTCTAGTAAAAAATAAAAAAAAGAGATCACATCAAGATAATGATGATGATGATAGTAGCATTGATAGCAAAGGCAATATCAAAGGTCTAATCGAATATGGTTCTGACTCCGACACTATTGCCGATACTGATGAAACATATACAACAAAGTCAAGTGCAATTGCTTATAGAACTAGAAATTGTAAGTCTAAGAAGAAAGAAAAGCGTAATAAATCTGAAAAAAATACAATTATAAAGACACTACAAAAAGAGAAAAAACGTCTTCTTAAAAAACTAGAAGAAAAGAAGGCAAAGCCTATAGTGGAAAGTAAGAAACATAGTTCTAAGAAGACCAAGAAAGTTATAGAAGAAATGGAAGAAGATGAGGATATGGATGAGGAAGAAGAAGAGAATGAAGAAGATGATGAAGAAGATGATGAAGAAGAAATGGAAGAAAAGAAAGAGATTGAAGAGGAAGATGATGATGAAGAAGAAGTTAAAGAGGATGACGATGAGGATGCTGATGATGAAGATGAAGAATATACTGATGAAGAAGAAGAATACAATGATGAACGTCTTCCTGCAGGATTTACCTTTAACTTCGGCAATGGATTTGATGATGGTGCCGAAAAGAACATTCCTAAACGCCATAATATGAAGAAGGAATCTGCCGATGTAAAACAGTTTGTAAAACTCATTACCACTCCTTCTGATGAAGATACAATTGATGGGCAGATTGACCAATTTAAAGCTCTTCCTGAAGATAAAAAGACAAAGCTACTCGCAGTTCTTGAGAGTCGTAACAAGGCTCCTGGAACTGCAAATCCTCAACAAGGACTTATGTTTAAAATTCTTACTATGGATCTTCCTATTGAAACTCAGTCAATGGTTCTAAGCAAGTATAACTCACTACAAAACTTGGATCCTGGTAGCAGTGAATATTTCAAGCTACGTAACTGGCTCGAGAAACTTACGAGCCTACCTATTGGAATCTATAAAGAAATTCCTGTAACAATTTCTAGTGGTTCTGAACTATGTACTGCATTTATGACAAAGGCTCGTAAGTGTCTAGATGATGCTATCTATGGTCAAGATGAAGCTAAGTTACAAATCCTACAGTTTATCGGTACAAAGATTGCCAATCCTACTGGACGTGGACTTAGTCTACTTCTTGCTGGACCTCCTGGCATTGGTAAAACCAGTTTAATTAAACAAGGTGTTGCAAAGGCTCTTGAATGGCCATTCCAGTTCATTAGTCTCGGTGGTGATAGTGATGCGAGTACCTATACTGGACACCAACTTGTCTATGAAAGCAGTCACTGTGGTAAGATTGTCAACAGTCTATGCACTGCCAAGAGTATGTCTATGGTACTTATGTTTGACGAACTTGATAAAATCAGTACCACAGCCAAGGGTGAAGAAGTACAGAACCTACTTGTACACTTAACGGACCCCGTACAAAATGGAGAGTTTGAAGATAAGTACTTGGCCGGTATAAATATTGACCTAAGTCGTGTCATGTTTACCTTTAGTGCCAATGACCTTTCTAAGATTGATCGTGTACTCCTTGACCGTATGATTGTCATTCAACTACAAGGATATACTCCTAAAGAAAAACTTGCCATTGCAGAAAACTACCTACTTCCTGCTGCACTCAAGGATGTAGGTCTTAATGAAAAGGTGGGTATCACTAAGGATGTACTGGAGCATCTACTAAGAGAATATGCTTCAGAGGAAAGTGGTGTGCGTGAACTAAAGCGTTGTATTGAACAAGTTACACAGAAGATTAATATGCTACGTATGTTCAATAGTAAGGACCTACCTTTCCATATTAAGGACTTTAGTCTTCCCTTTGTTGTTAAGAAGGAACATGTTGACCTATTCTTGAAGAAGAAGAATACTATGGATCCTTCTCTACAACGTATGTATGTATAGTATGTTAGGTTGATTATTTGAAAAAAATTATTTCTTTAGAGAATTTTTAATTCCTAAAAGAGAGATCTTATCAGCATTTTCAGGTTGTTCATCCTCTTTCTGGTCCCACATTTTATCTTGCCTTGCCCGTTCAGCACACATCTTTGCAAAGTTATCATCAATATCTTTTTTTGACTGACTCGGGCGAAAAGAAGATGTTGTCCCTTTACCAAGATGGCGGTTTATACGGCACTCCATTCTAATAACGGAAGAAGAGAATATATGTTTGAATACCAAAGTTCGGTTTTTCAATATCATGTGCTGCCTCATCATCATATAGATGCCACTTTTTCCATACAGGATTAAAACATTGAGATGTATAGTGACCACCCATATGATTTCCATGATGGTCAATTGATGCAAAGATATTATATATTTTTTTTCTACTTTCATGCTGAGATTCAGGACTGAAACTAGGATCAAGATTTACTGGACTTCCATCATAGTCAAAATTACTATTATCTCGTCCACCCATCGGAGTAAAACGTTTTAGAGTAATAATCAATACTTTTGGAAGACGCCAAATTGATACACTTTTTACTGTTTCAGTCTTAGACTTACATGCATCACAATCATAACCTTCAATAATTTCTTCTTTAAATTCATGTTCAAGAGCTTCTTGAATTGATTTATGACCTGGAGATATTTTTAGAACATTGAATGTTTCCCATCGTGAATGAACAGCTGAACAACCCTTGCAGTTATACTGGATTCTGTACATTCCAAAGAATAGATCTGTCATCGGGCTATATTGATTTTCAAATGCTGACTTCCATCCTTCAAGACTTTTTATTATCATTGGGGAAAGAGATGAAGAATTAGTAATATTTATACTGACTTTTTTCTGTGTGGCCATGTACATATGATCAAGTAGCCATACAAGAAACTCATGTGCATCTTGAGCAGTACGATGAGAAAATTCTTCATAGATTGTTTTATGTACTGCTGACCTGAGTTTTTGGTAGAAATCAAGAGGGCGTACGTATCCTGGTCCACTACCTCCCCAAATCGTCTTTACAAGATCTTGATAGGCCATAAGCATAATAGTTGATGAATCAGTTGTATCTTTTATATGATCCTTAATCTTATCTTTTGTACAGAATAGTGTCCATTCAGGAGAATGACGAAGAGCTTGTAGAGCAGCATTCATAAAACACGTATTTCCAAGATTGGCAATCCCTAGAATCCCTCGCATATTTTGACTATCTTCTGACATTCTATGCTATTTAGAATACTGAAAAAATTGGCGTAATAGGTTTCAATTTTTAGTAATTAATTCGACTACAGGAATGTCATGTATGGTATGTATTGAAGACTTTACGAAGCAACCATACCGTAAACAAGCCAAGTGTCCTTATTGTGAAATCTCTGTATGTGTCAAATGTACACAGACATATTTACTAGGAACTCATGAAGATCCTCATTGTTTGGGTTGTCGTCGTGGATGGACTCGTGAAGTGATGGATACAATTCTTCTTACTACATGGATTAATGGAGATTATAAGAAACATCGTGAAAATATCCTTATTGATCGTGAACGTTCTCGTCTTCCTGCTGCACAAATCATTGTAGAACGTCGCAAGGAAGCGGATGAACGTGAACCAATTCGTATAAAACTTTCAGATGAAATACATGCTCTAGAAATACAAATTGGTACTCTTCGTAATAAGTATTACCATGAATGTCGTCGTATTGAAACTCTTCGAGCCGGTTTGGAATTTGTGGAAGGTAAAACTGCTACTAAGAATCCTGAAGAACGGCGTGTATTTGTTATGCCTTGTCCTGCTATAAGTTGTCGTGGATTTCTTTCACAGGGGTATAAGTGTGGTATATGTGATGTTCATGTGTGTTCTGAGTGCCGTGAAGTCAAAGGTACAGTGCGTGATGCACCTCATACATGCAATCCTGATACAGTAGCTACAGTACAACGTCTTAAGAAGGAGTGTCGTGGTTGTCCTGAATGTGGCACAAATATTTTCAAGATTGAAGGATGTGACCAAATGTTCTGCACTCATTGCAATACTCCTTTCAGCTGGACAACTGGAAGAAAGATTGTTACAGGTGCTATTCATAATCCCCATTACTTTGAATATCTTCGTACTGCAAATGGAGGTGTCATGCCTCGTGCTCCTGGTGATATTCCATGCCTTGCGAATCTACCAAATGCTTGGTCATTTGAACGTGATGTAACACGTAAGTTTCCAGGTGCAAAGGTATACTGTGATCTACTCTATCAAGGACTCAATCGTATTACACACATTGAACATGTTGAAATTCCTCGCATGACAGTTCATGCTGAAGATCAAGATAATACCGAATCAAATGTTCAATACCTAACAGGAATAATTGACCAAAAGCGGTGGAAACAACTTCTACAAATGAAGGAGAAACGTTGTAATAAGAAGGATGAGATTCGTATACGATATGAGGCATTTATTGGAGTTTGCATTGATGTTTATGGCCGTGTTATGGCGGTAGTACGAGGTACAATTATTCTACCTACTGGTGACATGGTTAAGAATGCCTGTAAAGAAGCTTGTGAACAATTACGAGCTCTTTGTAAAATCTTTAATGAAGGACTTATGGAGATTAGTAAGCGTTACAAGTGCCAGGTTCTACAAATTACTGAAGAAATGAAGATTATTAGCAAAAAATATGATGCATGTCGTCTACGTCATAAGAAAGGAGATGATACTACAACACTTGCTAGTGAGGAGCAAGATCAAGAAGACTTTGATATAGGTCAACCTGTATATAATCAAGTTGTACCTACTACTCCCAGCTGATTTTAATAGATTGACTAGGTCTATCTATAGTAATTTCACAGTCAATAAACATTTTTTTTAGTTCATCAATAAATTCTGGAAGAACATGATCTTGACCTGTATGAGTAAAGTATGGAATTTTATGAATATACAATGTTTCTAGATTGAGTTTTTTTAGATCCTTCCAAATATAATATTTGATAGTTTTATTTATAAGTAATTCATTTTCTATATTATTATATATTTCATTAATAATCGTTTTGAACATTATTTGTTTTTGTTGGTTTTTATAGAATTCTTTTACCTTATTACGATCAAAGTTTTGTAGCTCTTGTTTGGTTACTGGAAAGCGTTGCATTATACTCTTATTGATTAGATTTAATCTTACTGAATCAATTTTATATACAGAGTCTAAACTATTCATACTATTATTATATAGTAGTATGAATAACTATCAGAATCATTATAATATTCAGTTTCTTGACGATCTTCATAATTATTTTCCTGCCTTACTCTATGATCAAAGACAATTTGGAAGTGTACAAGATGTATTTATTTATATGAATCATCAAATTGATTATTTTACAAATCCTTATCGCCGAGGATATGCTGAGTATATTCGCACACATCCTTCTGCACCTATAGCAAGAACTACTACAACTACTACAACAAATACAACAAATACAACAAATACAACCACATTTAATACACAACCAAGAATAATACCTATTTACTCACAAACAATGAATTCTATGCCTTCAACTCCAGGTACATCCTTCTTATCAGAGTATCTTATAAATATGTTACAAATACCTATAACTGCATCTACTACTAATCCTAATCTTGAACCAGTTATTGTACGTCCCACAATCCTTCAAATTGATAGTGCTACAACTCTACGCTCAGCTATGGCTATTGATGAAGAACAGGTTTGCAGTATATGTCAAGAAAATTATACAGAAGGACAAGCTATTCGTACGATTACACATTGTGATCATAAATTTCACAAAAACTGTATTGATACTTGGTTAGGACGTAATGTTCATTGTCCTGTATGTCGCCATGATATTCGTGAATAAGTATTTAGATAATTTAGACCCGTGTTCATTTTAATTTGCCATTTTATAATTCTATTATATAATAGAATGATAAAAGAAGAACGTATATTTGCTCTACGAGCATTGGCAAAAAAACACCCTTATGCTGAAAATGTAGGATATATGTGGAAAAATCCATTAAATTCAAGAAGTAAGGGAATAAGGTGGTCTACTCAGGATTTAAAGTTATTTCGGAAATTTCAAATTGAATATAGATAATTTAGACCGGCGGGCATTTCAAACCGGCACTTTTTACTTCCAAATAGGGTTGCGACACAAGGGACAAGTTAGAGGAATCTGTGTGCTTGTATCAGACAAGTTCTTCCAACAATCAAGACAAACTTTGTGTCTCCCACAACTTATCTCAATCATATCCTTATTAACAAGGCATATAGGACAATCATCCTTTTCATCTAGAAACTTAATCCTTCCAATCATTATGGCACAATCCTTACACATTCCATTATCACAATCAAGAATGTTTTGTGGGCGTTTTTGTCCGCACATTCTATAATTATGACATTCTACAAGTTCGCATTTATGAGGACATTCTTCCTTACAATATATCTGACATTCCCCATCCCCTCCAATAAGTTTAGTATGATTTCTATGACCGCAACTACAGACTTCAGAATCAATATCACCCTCTTCATCATCAAAGCAAATACAAGCGCAATGTTTAATACAATCACCACGACCTTCACAAGATGACATCTTTATAGTTAAAATAAAGATATTAGATTGTCAATTTTATACCAGTTTAAAATATCCACAGGTCTAAAATGTGCACGAGTCTAAAACTAATGTAGGTCTAAATAAATAATTAAATTATAATTTAATTATTTATAGAGTTGTTATTTAATCTACTGCATAATTGCAGATAGATCATTGGGCAGTGTACTTATACTCGTCGCATAGAAAGATTCAATCTCCTTCATTTGACGTAGTTCATCACCAGCAATAATATTAATCGCAACTCCCTTGCGTCCAAAACGACCTGAACGACCAATTCTGTGAATATAGTTTTCTTGTTGAATCGGTAGTTCAAAGTTAATGACAAGACTGACCTGTTGTACATCAATTCCACGAGCAAGTAAGTCCGTGCTAATTAGTACACGAACAGTTCCACTACGGAAGTCATCCATACGCTTCTTACGCTCAGCTACATTCATATCTCCATGAATACATTCAAGCGTAAACTTGGCTTCCTTCATCTTCAACGCAAGCCACTCAGCACGTTGGCGTTTGTTGCAATAAATAATCGCTTGATTAATCGGTAGCTGAGCATAAATATCACAGAGTACATCAAATTTCCAGTCTTCTTGGTCTAGAGGTACATAGAACTGCTTAATACCTTCTAGAGTCACATCCTCAGCAGGAATTAAGATGTGTACAGGATCTTGTAGAATTCCCTTTGTAAACTTAATAATATCAGGAGGCATTGTCGCACTAAAGAGTGCAATACGAGTTTGATTGGGAAAACCAAGGTTTAGAATCTCAATAACTTGTTCTTGGAAACGATCTTCTAACATTTGATCCGCTTCGTCCATGACAAGAACACGAATATGATCTCTATTTAATGCTCCACGCTGAGCCAAGTCATAAATACGTCCAGGAGTTCCTACTAGGAACTGGCAACCACTCTTGATTGCTTGAATATCTACACGAACCGGATTTCCACCAATTGCAAAGTGAGTCTTAATACCTAGGTGTTGTCCAATTCCTTTCGCTACCTTACAAATCTGCTCAGCAAGTTCGTGGGTAGGTACAAGTACCAGTACTTGAACTTCTTCTAGACTCGGATCAATACGCGCAATAGATCCAATCGTAAACGTTCCAGTCTTTCCAGTACCAGATTGAGCTTGTGCAAGTACATCCCGACCTTGAGTAATCGGCATAATCGCACGTTCTTGAATTACTGAAGGCTTTTCAAAACCAAAGGAAAAAATTCCCCGCAAGAGTTTTTCAGGTAAACTCATACTATCAAAAGTAGTATATACCTCTACACTATTCTTAATCGAAACGTTTGCATCTTCCATTCTTTGTATATAAAGTTATAATTGTTTAGACCTTTACTTATATTATTATACTACACTAAAAATTGATGATTTAAAATTAATATACTCTTGTATATAGAAACAATGGAAAATACTAACGAGGGATATGAAGATGACTATGAGGAGGGACTAGAAGAAGAAGTTGAGGAGGATATTGAGCTTGAGGAACCTTCTAAAGATTCACGGTCTCTACAGTTCCTAAAAATGCATCATCCTGAATGTCGTCTAGACTATATTGAGGATGTATTAAAAATACTTCCTCTAACATCATTTCCACCTGATCAAAAGCTCGATCTACATCATAAGAGTATTCCGTATCTAACTCTGTTTGAAAAGGCACAAGTAATTGGATTTCGTGCAAATCAACTTGCACAAGGTTCACATCCTCTTGTAAAAGTTCCACCTCATATTACTGATGTAATTGATATTGCTCGTCTTGAACTTGAACAAAAACGTATGCCCTATATTCTACGTCGTGTTATGCCTGATGGAAGTTTTGAATATTGGCGTCTAACAGACCTGCTTATACTTTAGAATATGCGTATACGTTCTGTTGGATCTCTATATAAAATATCACCAGGTTTTACGTCAAAACACTCATACCATTCATCAAATTGACAAAGAATATTATTAACTCGTACTGATGGTGGTGCATGTACATCCATAAATAAGGATTGTAAAACCTTTTCCTTCTTCTCCTTTGTTCTCCAACTTACTGCATAACTAATGAAAAAGTCACATAGTTCTTGTTTTCTTTTATCTAGTGATATATTAGTAAGGCGTTTTTTCAAGGCTGCTAAGGATATAGAAACACCACATAAGTCAGCAATATTTTCACTTAGTGTTAAAAATCCATTAATATGGTGTCCATACATACTTGTTTTATTAAATAATTCAATTAATTGCTTTGTTTTTTTATTATACAGTTTTTCTTCTGCTTTTGACCACCATGTATTTCTATTTCCATGTTCGTCATAGTCCTTACCATCATTATCAAAGGCATGACTAATTTCATGCCCAATAGTACATCCAAGTCCTCCAAAGTTCCAGCCATCACTTGCATCTTTATGAAAAAATGGCCAACGAAGTATTCCAGCAGGTAAAACAAGACGATTTGCTTCACTATAGTAATATGCATTAACTGCAAATACGTTTTCATCCCAGTTTTCTCTACGCATAGTTGTATTTATCTTATCCATTTCATCCTGAAAGTCTAACTCTGCAAGTGTAAGTATATTTTTTATCATATGTTCAGGATGTAGGGTAGTTTTCTTATCCTTGTAAATAGTTGTAGGATAGGCAACACCTAGGTAAATATTTTTTACCTTTGTAAATGCTTTATTACGTGTAGACTCCTCTAGCCATTCAGTAGATCTTACTAATTCGGCAGCAGCATTACGAATTTCATTTGTAATCGATAAGGCCTGTCGTTTAATTACTTTAGAAACATACTTACTTATAAATTGACTTCCTAAAGAAGCACTAAGCCATTGTCCAGCCAAATGTAGTGCAAGACGATGTTGAGGAATTTTTTCAGTTTGGCCCTTCATACGACGATCAAATAAATCAAAGTCCATATCATCATAAGGTGGTGGTAGTAAAGGTAGCATATGTAGTATAAGTTGACTTGCAAGTAGTAACTTCCATGAATCAATTGTGAATGTAGTAAACCATTTATTTAAATTTCGCATATAACGAGGATTTGTTATTAAAATATCATGTTTTTTAAATTTACTTAGAGACCAACCTAGTGAATTTTGAAATAATGATTCCCACGGAATATTAGGATACCTTTCATATAGAGTATTACCTTTTAACAATATTTCTTCATATTGACTATCTTTAATAGTTTCGGCAATAATTACTTCTAATCCAATAATTTGTTCTAAACCAATTATATCAAATTCTCTTCCTAGACGTTTCAGTAAATTTCCATAGGCAGTAATAATATGTGTTTTTATATCACCATTTGTAAAATAATAGGAGATATCAGGAAGGCCCAACTTCCCATGAGTTAGCGTTAGACGTAGAGTCTTTGTATTTGTTTCTAGTGGAGAAACTTGAAAATTTAATACAGTTGGTGTTCTATGTTTTATAAAATCACCAATCGTTGAGCCTGTATCGAAACGATCACGAATACATTTTAAGGAGGAAATAAGAGAATATAAAAAATTTATATTATTAAATTGTGTTGCATTATTCAAAACAGATTCTGTAAGGGTTCCAAGTAGATATTCTGTATGAGGAATACTTTTATCAGGGTCTGAACGAACAATATTTCTAGCATTGTAAATAATGGAAAGTAATTCTTTATTAATTCCATCTTCGATTTCTTCACTTACGCTATAACTAGATAAATAGGGGGGCATATTTACATGGCGTAACCAGTTTCCATTGATAAATGTATAAAAATCATTACCAGGTTTTATTGTACGCTTGGCTTGTGGAATTTCAGGATATAGTGGTATTCTTTTTTTCCTAGTATGTCTAGGCATACTTCCTACTATATTTCGGGAGTTATTATTATATTACTGCTTCCAATGGCTTCCACAGTTTATACAAGTAATGAACTTTGTCATCGGTTCATCTGCAGAACGTGTTTGTAGTTCATAGTATGTGCACTCACGCTTTTGGCAACGATGACACTTGAATAAGTCAGTAGCCATGGCCTTATTACCTTCAAGTAAGTATGTCTCATGAAGATCAAGTCTTTCACGAAGCGGGGTATAAATCGATGGAGCATAGTCCATTACATTCATAGAAATTAAATGGTCAATTGATAAGTGGCCTTGTAAGATACGAGGAAGAAGATGTTGATTTTTTACATATCCATTAGGATCTAAGTTACTAAGTACCCGTCGTGCAGTACTCATATAGCAGATTTGAAACATATTATTATCAAAATTTTTATTTACATATTTTTGGATTGCATCTTTCATAGAAACTTGTAGGATCACTAGTTCAAGTTTCTTTTGATCTGAGAGTTTAAATACCTTTCCTAACTGTTTCTTGATACAATTTAGAATATGAGTTCTGAATCTATATTCATTTGAAGTACTATCATCAGTAATAGGTTCAGCAATTATAATTTCTTTATAATTAGGGTCAGTAATTAGAGTTTGTTGTTTTGCGCGACCTGCATTCTGAGTTCCCATAAATGATGTCTTTGAAACCTTCTTCTTTGACACACGAGCCTTTGTAGGTTTTTGTTCTTGTTCTTGTTCTTCTTCCTCTTCATATACTTCATGCTCTCCTTCTTCTTCTTCTTCACCATTATCTTCATTATCATCATCTACATCAACTTCGGCTTCAACATCTTCTTCTGGTAGACCTTCTTCTTCAGCAACCTTTTTTATCTTAGAAGGTTGTTGTTCAATTTCTGCTACAACTTCAGCTTCTTCTTGTTCTTGTTCATGTTCATGTTCATGTTCATGTTCATGTTCATGTTCATCTTCATCTTCAGAACCACCAATTGATTCAAATCCACCAAATGCATGTTGATAGAACTTTTCATATTGTTCAAGTGTAAAGTTTACAGGCATTTTCCAAGATGATTCACGCTTACTTGCAATTACAAGAATATCACTAAAGTATAGAGTTGAATCTAAGGGGGGTGGTAGTTCATGTTTATTTTCTGTTCCAGCCTTTCCTGATGTATATCCAAAGAGAGTTAAGGTAAATTCAGAATAATCATAGTTTCCTAAATTTGTTAATATAGTCTTCTTTTTTATAATTTCTTGAAGATCATTTTCACTGATATTTTTCTTAACTTTTGTATCAAGAAGTTTTATTTTTCTTACTTCACCTTTTGCTGCTAAAATAATACCATGTATATTATTAGACATTCTTCTAATTCTTATATATACTATAACGCTTAAATAAGATTCAATTTTATAATATAGGATTAAAATATGTTTCGTTTCTATTGGAAAACAAATAGAAACCAAATAAGTAATCAAACAAAAAAGGTAAGTCGTATTGAAGGTGGTTATTGGTTTAGTGAAGAATCTGATCAAAACCTGGTCACTTATAAAGTTTTATATCGTAAACAAGTAGAACCTTCAATATATGTAGAATGGTTAGAAGAACTTAATAAAGATTTTATGGAAACTCCATGCTGGAAACAAGATGAACAATTATGGAATCTTATTCATTCTGATTCGAACTGTTATCATTGGTCTCTTGGAGAGTTTGAACTAATTGAGATATCACAGAAGTTTTACTCTTCTCCAATTGAACTACCGCCAATTCTACCGGGTTGGATACAAGCGGTTTCTTTTTTAGACTACGAAATGATGAAAAAAGAGTTTTACAATTTTGTAAAAACCATGACCACCAACTCACAGAAACATTTGAACCACTTAAGTCCTTTGAAAAACATACCCATGACCAACCAACGGGAACAGCAGAGCCACATGAACAACGTAGAGGCTTCTTCTCAGCAAGGACAACACCACTTACATCAGTCTGATCCATATTCTTTAGATCAGAAAAATATTTACCAGAAACAATATCAAAAACTGCAGGGAGGGCTTGTTTCACAAAATCCCCGCAAATCTGAAGTTTCAAAGATATATCCAAGGAAACAGAAACTTTCTGGAAACTTACTAAAGATTTCTGAACAACATCAAGAATTAGTTGTTTCTTCTGATCTACCGAGAGGGTTGATGATTGATCCAACTTTAGATTCAATTGTGCACAAAGATAAACAAGTTGACTTATCTGCAAGTCCCCCTTTTTCAAATATTCAACCGAAAAGGAAACAAGTTCGTCAACGAATGTTCCAGGAATGTTTGATACTTCCTTCATAATTTTCTATATATATATATACTTATATTATTACTTTATATTATATTATATTATATTATAGGATAGGATATGTATAAATAAAATAAAATCAAAAAGAAAAAATTGTTATACTTTTCAGATGTGGCAGAGACTCTTGATTGGTATTTTTTTAGCTGCAACCGCATATTATGTTATAAAATTTTTTTCAAATGAAACATTTATGGATTCAGTTCCCGAACAAGCTCCTCCTATTCGTGAATCTTCTGCTCAATATGTCACTGGACCTGTAAGTAGTGCTGGACCTTCTCATCCAAATATAGCTCCTCCACCTTCTATGCCTCCAGTAATGTCAGCATCACCTGAAGCTAGAGATCCTTATGATACTACATATGAAGATATACATGCACCCGAACAATTAAGATATCCTGAACGTAGTTTTAGTCCTGGTATAGTTCCTCATCAAACAGAAAATAATGTGGCTAACGGATTAGCTGGTACTACTTCAAATACTTCTCAAGCAATTCAAACATTTAGTCCAGAATTTGTGACAAATGGTGGAACATTCTTTGGTGCTGTATCTGCGAATGAAGATGAAAATCCTAATTACTCTGCTTTCTAAACTACATAAACAACTTTTAATTAAACTATATAGTAATTTGACATGCTAAAACATACTTCTGTAGGTTCTAGCACGCCACAAGTTCGTAATGGTAGCAGTCTTCATAAATTCAAATATAATGGTGAACTTGATTCATTACTTGAAGGGTTACCATTTACCTTTCAAATTGTAAAGGAGACATGTAAAAATATTCTAGAAAATCATACATTTTATGCTTGGAAACGCCCTGCACATCTTCGGTCACATTGGCTTTTCTTAACTGAAAAGGGTCCTGCAATTGTTGTAGACTCTCGAAATATTGAGATAAAGTGGTCTCTTAAATTTCCTTATGATAAACGTCAAATACAAAAGTTAGGAACTATAATTTGTGAATGTGCCTTTGATTCACATGATTCTACCTTATGGATTTGGGATATTCTATACTATGAAAAACAAGATCTATGGTCTAACATGCCTTATAGTAAACGATGGGAGATTCTTCAAAAACAACTTCGTCCAATTATTCAAGAAAATCATCCACTATGTGATATACATGTTCAATATCCTACATGGACATCATTACAACAAATCATGACTGAACATGAAGAACCTGGATTTTCAATTGAGTTTCAACCAGAAAAAAATGGTCAGCGTCGATTTTTATGGATCATTCCTAAGAAAATCGATACGTTTCATCCAGCAAACTATCACGAGCGTAAAATGATTTCTGAGCAATGTCAGGACACAAAACCTCAGGACACAAAACCTCAGGACACAAAACCTCAGGACACAAAACCTCAGTCAAAAGTTATACAAGTAGGTATTCTTAGAAAGGATATGCGTTCAAAACTACCCGATACATATAAAGTTTTTTCAAAAGAAAATAAAGATCTTGGACTTGCTGCTATTAAAAGTATCGATTTAAGTATTCATCTTCGTAAACTTTTTCAAAATGCTGAGTTATATAATGTAGAAATTAAGTGGTATGAACCCTTTCAAAAATATGAAGTACTACGAATTTTATAAAAATGTTTTCCTGTTAATTCATAGTATATAGTTTTCCATTTCTTATACTCTCGTTTTATACTTGTACGTGTTGTAAGATCTAGATATGGAATTAGTAGATTATTAGACTTAGGTAGTGGTAGATTTTGTATAGTACGCTTTAAAAATAGACATATGAAAAATAATTGTTGTATTTTTAATGTATGCATCATGATTGCAACAGTAATTATATTTTGTGGTTCTAAAGTATATTTTTGTGAACATATTTTATGGAATACTTGATTTGATTCTGTGCGTATTTTTATATGTTCCCTTTCAAATGGTATATGACATCTATGACATAGTTCCATATTTAAATCTATTAAAATCTCTTTATCTACCCTTAATTAGATGGATAATATGGCACGTCATCGTCGCCAAACAAGAAAAGGTTGCCGTCGTAATAAAAATATAGGTCAAATGGGTGGTAATACTGGACAAAGCTATATGTTGAGTGGATCTATAGATCCAAAAAATCCTAGTCTAGGTAATGCGGCTCAAGTAATACCAGTTTCTAGTTGCCAAGATGCTGTATCACCTGGTTATATTCAAAATGCCCAAGTTAAAGGAGGTCTTCCCGGGTTTGCTGGTGGTAGTCGCTCTGATAGCCTTAATAAAATGATGGGTGGTCGTTACTCACCTGGATTTGAAGTTGTAGGCCCTTCAGGAATTGCTTTTACTGCTGCGAATTATTCCGGTTGTGGTAATGGAATGTTTACTGCAAAAAATCCTTATAATGAAAGTACTGCAAGCACTATTACTGCTCCTCCTCCTAGTGTACCTTTACCAACACCCTTAAAAGGTGGTCGTCGTAGACGCTCTCGTAAGTGCTGGAGTGGAGGTAGTAGTATGGGAACTATGCCTGTAGATGCTATGTTATATGAAGCTCCTCGTAGTGGATATACCACTGTTCCTAGCAATTCATCAGGAGGTAGTGCAGGTACACTAGCCGATGGTAAAGTCCCGTTTTTAGTGAGTGTACCTTACACAGCCCAACCAAATCCTAGTACTGCGTGCATAAAAACTGGAGGTCGTCGTTCATATAAAAAACGTAAGGGATCTCGAAAGACTCGAAAGAATCGAAAGAGTCGAAAGACTCGAAAGAATCGGAGAAACTAATTATTTTCCTCTACAATTAAACAACAATTATTTTGTATTTGTACTTGTGTTCTTGACTCATTATGATCACTATCACTACTATCCGATATTTCTTCAGAATTATATTTCTGAACAAGTATCTTATAACCACAAGCCTTATAGAAAGACTTTCTTTTTCTCCATTGACCTATATACATTCCATGACTATCTACAATATCTATAATTAATGGGTCTACTTGACGTTCTGATGGTCTTTCTCGTAAAATACGACCTACTGATTGTTCTATCTTTTTTCTTGGACTTGCTAAGACTACTGTATTTAATGATTTAATATTCATAGCTTCTGATGCCATTGAATATGATGCTAGAAGAACTTTTGCTTCACGACCATCACGTTCGCGTACTTCTTCTTTCATACCTCCAATATAGTATCCCGTACTAATTTTTGGGTATACTGTTTGTAAGATCTTTTCAATTTGTTCTAGTTGTACAATACGTTCTGCTAGTACAAGAATACGACGTGCAGGTTCTTTTAAAAGTTCAAGGATTTGTTTGGAAATCCATTCATTTCTTGGGACACATGATACTACCTGTGTCAAAAGCCTAGCAAGGACTACATCATCTTTATAGTCTACAGGAATTTCTGTATAGGACGGCTCATCAAAAGTAAACATAAGTGCCTTTACAGTCACAGTTTTATCGGCTTCACGGCGTTTTTCCCAGTATACAGGTTTTCCCAGAAACCATTCAAATACCTTTGTGAGTCCATCATCACGTATAGGAGTAGCTGAAAGTCCTAACATATACTTTGTTTGAATCTTTGCCAGTGCTTGACTGAAATTTGATGCACCTAAGTGATGACACTCATCAAAAATGGCAAATCCAAATGAATGAAAGTCATCCTTTGCAAAGTCTCTACGAACAATTGTTTGAATCATTGCAATACAACAGTCATATTCAACATGTTCTTGTTTTTGTTGATTTTGTAGTGGCTCTACTTTACGTAAACGTTCAACAAGAACATCCTTATTACCACTAACTGGAAGTTTATGTGATTTCAAACGTTCTTTTAGCTCAGCAATTGTTAGTTCTTTTTTAATCGGTTCCTCTACTAATCCTATTTGCTTTTTATTTTCTTGAATAATTCCAATCCGAAGTCCAGGAAAGAATTGCTCCATTTCTCCCTTCCATTGATTTAATAGAAATTCTTTGTCAACAACAACAAGGAAACGTTTTCCAATTCGTGCTGCTATATTCAAGGCCATAAAGGTCTTTCCTTTTCCACACGGAACACAAATTAGACCATTCGAACCAGCATCAAGAAATTGTTGAATAATCTTCTCTTGATAATCAAATGCTTTTCCTTGAAATTGTATAGTTGGTGAAAGTGGCTTCCCTTCCGGCAAAACACTAACTTCTTCAGGTCCAAATACATCTCTTGCCCAGTGACGCGGTAAATAATATCGTTGTGGACTTTCAAAATATACCGAAAATGGATTACCTGCTATTGCTAGTCTTGACTGTGTTACAGGAGATACAGTTAATTCTCTACGAATCTTAGCATTGTCTTCTGAACTTAGGATTGATTTACGTATTGCATAACCTCGTGTAGTTAAAACCTTTCCTATATCATTTATTGATGTCATTTTGTAGTATTAGAGAGATATTATTTCGTCAATTTTAACCTCTCTATCACTAGAATGGAGGACAAGGTTCTTCTTGTATGTCTTATTATAGGCTTTTTTTGTATACCTTTTTTACCTTGGCAAGTACTTTTATTAACAGACTTAGTTCTTGTTCGTATTGTATTAATTGTATGTTTTATCGCAGCTGTGAATGTAAGCCCTATTGTAGGTATAGTAAGTCTCATAGTAATTGGTCTATTATTTATCGAACGTAATAAAGTAAAGATGAATTATTTAATGAGTACTATGCAACAGAGTAATTCCCGTTCACATGCAATTCAAAGTATAGTAAGTCCTGAAACTGCTCCTAAACAACCTGAATTTGAATCCTCTGATAGTGACTCTTCTTTAGGATTCTTTCCACAAGCTGATTCAGGGGATAATCATTTTTACCCTCTATCATCATCAATTAATCAGAAGCAGCCCTTACAAACAGAGTCATCAAATGGTGCAAAATATGCTATTAAACAATTATACAAGTGGGTAAATCCTGAACTACTTCAAGATTCTCGTATAAAGTAAATACTATAACTTATAATAAAATTTTAGTATTATTTATTCTACAACTATTGTTTTGCACACATTTGTTGTAGAACATGTTTTTGTAATAATTTCTGATTATTCATAATTGGTTTTCCTGAAAATATTGCAACAAGACGCTGTATTATATACATACACTCTTCTTGATATGTTAGAGAATCTGAATTTAGATTGTTATTATACCAATCTTTTTCTTCGGCTAAGAGTTCATCATATTTTTTAGAATCTTCCTTAGACACTTGTCCATCAGGTAGTGTCTTTATACTAGATTGAAAATTAGTCATCATAGATATAATTTTAGAAAAATTATCAACAAATCCTACAGACATCATCTGTTTTATAAAAGGATTAATCGGTCCAATATACTTTTTCTTTTTCTGTAAATTACATGACGGATATTTATTATTTAGATTTGTACTAAATGAACAAACTATACTTCCTTCACATCTATTTCCATTCACTTCTCCTGAACAACATAATAAATCACCATGATTATCAATAAATGATGTAGAACCTGACGGGCATGATAGTTGTGATGGCGATGATATAAATCCTTCTGTATATTTTTTTGCACATTGTAAAGGAAAAAATACTACAATCATTATTGTTATTATAATTGTTATAATACCTATACCAAGTAAAGCATTTGCATCCATGGATACACTCTAATATATAAAAATAAAATTAGTCTCCAACCTGAGAACCTAGTTTAGTAGCAAGTGCTTCTGTTGCATGATTTACAGGTGGAAGGCCTAACGATTTACGTGTCAAAAACATATAGGAAATTATATAAATGAGTCCTCCAAGTAATGCAAATCCTAGTATAACACCTAGAATAGTAAAAACAACATCTAAAATTTGTTTTGGTGTAATTGTTGCAGGTTGGATTTGTATATCATTTTCAGCACTTGCACTATCTACTTCATCACTGAGTCTTTTACCAGAAGAAGGATCGATTAATAATTTACCATTCTTTATATCTCTTGAACGATCAATAGCAACACATTTATATCCTGTTGTCTTTAATTTTGAGGATGCTGTTTCTTGATGAAAACCTCGAATTAATCGAAATCGTTGTGTAAATTCAGGAGTATTTACACTCAATACAATAGAATTTGAATATGGTTGTAGGATTCCATTAGTTACTTTATAATCACGTTGCCCTTTACCATCTTCCGTAAGTATATAGGAAGAAAGAAGTTTGTGGTTTAATATATCTGGAACTCCAAATAATGGTAGTGGATTTGGTAATCGTTTTACATTTTCTTGTAGGATTGTAATACCATTTGACCAATAACCAACTACAATAGTTATACTAGATGATTTATCAGTTTCTACACATGTAGAATAACGTATAATATCTGCATCAGAGCCTTTAGGAATTATTTCTTCAAAGTGTGTCCCTTTTCCTGTTAATGTGGAAATAAGTAATGTTCCTGAAGGGGATTCGACAGGTCCTTGAAATATAGGAATATTTAGTAGTGCAACTGTATTTTGTGCTTGTGATGTTGCTGTTGGTAGACCCCAAAAATGAAGCTCAGCTAGTGGTGTTGCTGACTTGGTTGTAAGTCCTGATTGTTTCGGTTGGCAGATTCGTGTGGTTTTAATAAAATATTGATTTCCACCTATGAAAAAAGTGTTTGTTCCAGTCATAGACATTTTATTTGGACTAAATTGTAGTGAAATATCATTCGGAATTACATATTTTTCCTTTTCAGGTTCAGAGTTCCATCCAGTCACTTGGATAGGAAATCCTTGTAATCCTGGTAAACAGGTTGCCATTCTCTTTGTTATATATTATTTTTATACAATTCCAGGAATATACTTAGGCCCATCAAAGTTATATACTTCTACACGCCCATCCTTACCAATTCCAGATATATGAACAGTTTCACCACCTAAGATTTCATCACAACCTATATCATCCATACAATTACGACGACCATATTTTACAGGTAGCTGAACAGGATTATATGAATCTGTACGTGTATAGTAATTATAACGATTTGAACGATACCCAGTTTGACGACCATAAAGTGGTAAGATTTGTTCACCAACTTTTATAATACCTCCTTGTTGAAAGGATTGTGGTATACCTCTTGTAGATACATTGATGGGTATTGCACCGGGTGGTAATAAAGCTCCTCGTAAATCAGGTGTTGATTGCCAGTAACGTAATGGTTCTGGAGCTTGAGAATAACGCGATTCTCCAGAAACATTGTTGAATATTTGTGTTGGTTGTATTGATTGTTTTGATTGTTTTGTTTGTTTTAATTCTCTTCTATATTTACTTGAATTAATAGTTGTTGGTCTTTTTAGATAATATATAATTGCTAATATAATAACTATTCCAATTACAAAATTTTGTTTTATACACCATATACCAGGAGGGCATTTCCTAGGCATATTCTCTAATTGTAGTTTTATAATAAATTATATTGATTTATAATTTATTAATTATATAGTACAGTATAGTATAAGATTTATTAATTAATAATTATAATGACATTCCTGCCATAGGATTTCCACCCTTTCCAAACATATCATTAAATGTACTCATAAGTTGTTTTCCATCTTGAAGCATAGGTTTCATAGTACCTAACATCCCCATGAGACTTTTTTGCGTTTCTAATAGCTTACGTGTATCATCTGTCATTTGTTTAATTTGGTCCGGTTTAAGAGCATTAAGTGCATTCATCATTGTTGTTCCAATGTCAATATGAGATCCACCTACAGCATCAGGAGGTAGTGAACCAAGTTTGAACATACCATCTGTCAATTTATCGGAAAATCCAGATGTACTCGGTGTAGGTATTGCTTTGGCTAATTCAGATGTTGCGGTAGGGGCATTTGTAGGGGCTGCTGTACCTGTTGTTGATGCTTGTGTTGTTTGTGTGGGTGTTGATGAATTTTTATCTTCAGTAGGTGATGCATCTTCAAAACTTTCCACATAGGCACTACTGAATAGTCCAAAAGGTTGAATTAGATTTCTTTGTACAATATCGTTTCCAGTTGCACCATTGCCTGTATATGTTCCACTTAGTGCGTCAAAACCTTCATAAACATCTTTATTTGCAACTTGTTTAATTTTATTTATAATTTCATTTGCACTTTCACCTTTTCCAGTAGGGAGTTGGAAACCTTCCTTTTTATTGTTCATCCATACCTTCCAAAGCACGCCTGAAAATATTATACAAGCTACAATGATTTCTAGTTTATTATTAAAACCTAGTACAATAATACCAATTGATAGACTAAATAAAACACCTGTTATTCCAATTACACTAAGACCATATACCATACAAAACATTAGGAATACATATATTAATCCTTCACGTGATGTTATACTCTCCATGCTTCCTCTAAAGTTATATCTTAATTTTATCAAATAGAAACTAATGGTGCTATAACACGTTGTAAAATCCAATACAATACTCCAGTAAATAAAGAACGAACTACGTTACCAATTGTAGTAAAATTACCACCGGGACCTAGTAGGCTCGGTGTATAGTGATTTGCAAGTAAATGTATAGCAGGTAGAGTTACAATAAATACAAGAATAGCAATAAAAATAGGTTGTTTTAGTTCATCTATCCATTGACCTTGCCAATTCTTTTGAGGAACCTCATAATTAGATTCTTTAGGGGGGCCTTCCATCTTGACTTGTTGTTGCATCTGAGGAACCATAGAATTAAAAGGTAGCGGTCCTTGATTTTGTGATACCATGCGTTGGAAATCAGCCTCCGTCGGATGGTCGTGGCCAATTAAATGTGCTGTAGCTACAGCTGGATCAGCAGCATTAGGGTATGTACTTTGCGTAGGAGATGCTTTTTGTATCCTACCACGAACACCAACAGGTGGTTGAGGAGCATTTTGATGTGGTCCTGAAGATTGATTGAGATCACTTAGTATGCTATCCACTAAGTCTCTGTCATTTGATGAAGAAGAGTCCAATTCAGAAAGTAAGGTTCCTGTGTCGGACATGGTATCTTTTACTGAATGATTTATTGAAAACAAATACTATTTAGTTGACGCGATTTACCATCCATTCAAAAGGTTCAATAACACCTGTGATGGGACACTTGGTTTCCTTAGGAGCAAACTTATAGCATGTATCGCCGATTTTATAGGCATGATCTGTAATTGTCTTTACTGAGGGAGCTTTGTAAGAGAAACAATCATTACCTTTGCATATAGGGCGTAACAATAAAATTATAAAGATTCCCATTAAGAAGCTAAAAAATGTATTGAAACGTTTATCTTTTAAAATGTCGACTAACATTCACTCCTACAATGTCTAGGTTAGAAAAGATATGGTAGTGTTAGAGATAGACAGGAATGTTACGTCACTTTAGTTTACTACCTTTCATTGCAGGTCTAATTGTTGGAGCAGTCATATTTTTTGGTTTCAAACCCGATTCAAGAGAACGCGTAGTAAAGTGGCCAAATCCTGAAAATTCAGGTAAAGTTACATATCGGGATCGCAATGGTCTTTGTTACATCTTTGAATCACAGATTGTTGATTGTGGGAAGGTAAAAGAAAAGTTACAAGCGTATTCATTTGAATAAAGCGGCTTTGGCTTTTTTCGCACGTATAATTGCCCACATACGAGCCTTATCTTGGTTACCACCTTGTTGTTTTTGCTGTCCTTGTTTCTGGTCTTCTTGCTGGTCTTCTTGCTGGTCTTCTTGGTTTTGATCTTCCTGCTCTTCAGGAATACGTTCTTGAGACTTGTCCATCCAGAAATACTTATAGGGAAATGTTCCATATTCTGCAATTACAACATCATCTCCAAGTGTTGAATCATCATAAGGAGTATCAAGATTGATTTCCTTTCCTTTAAAAACTTGATAATATTTACCTACAAATCTTGGTTCTTTTGTAATATTATTTAAATTACATTCAGCAATATGAACGGCTTGATTTGCTGTAACTACATCGTCTTTTGTTGCTGTACCCGCCTTGTATCTTTGATACGTTTTTAATAGATCACGTTTAGCAATTGTGTAAACATCTTCCTTTTCTTTACGATGTGTATTTCGTAAAGCAAATTGTTGTTGTATATATTCTATACTTGCAGGAATTTTTGTTTGTTCATTATATGTCATTGTCGTTATTGTACTCATCCTAATTACAATAAACAAATAAACTAATAGGATGAGCACAATAACAACATTTTGGATTTCTACTACAATTGGTATAGCCTTGTTTACTCTTACACTATTGTTTGGGTATTTACATACTACATATGGTATTGATGCAAATTTTCTCAAATGGCTCCTTCTTCCGACACTCGGATATGCAATAACAATTGGATTAAATTCATTTTTACAATCGACCGTTTGTGGAAAGGTAAGATTTCAACAAATCGCAATGGGAAGTTTAACGGTTCCTATTGCCATTTTATTCTTTTTAATTTTAAGTCTATCATCATTTATACGTTCTCCTATTGAATCTGCTATTCCTTATTCATTACGAGCCAAGTATGCTGGTCTATTTGCTGTTGGATTTTATATGTTTTGGGCTGGAATGTTCGGAGAGAGTATATCTTCAGGATTTGCTCAAAGTTGTCCAAAAGCTTAGGTTTAGGAAGTATTTTCAGGTAGACCCTTACCAATGTAAATATATTTAGGAATGCCACCAGCTTCTCCTGTTGCATGTGCATTCATAATATAGTATCCATCGGGTAAATTCATCGGTACCCCCTTTGCACGTTTAGATTTTACAGAAGAAAGTGATGGCATTGCTTGGATAGATTGTAGTTGTTGTGTTTCTTGTAATTTTGGTACATAGTATACACTAAAAATAAGAGTTACAATAATATAGCTGATTAATGCCCAGAGTATTGAAAAAAACCAAAATGGTAACCATGTATGTGTATTACGATTTCTTCCAATGCCAAATTCTTTCCATAAACCATCTTCTGTAAACATAATTGATGGTTTTAAAACTAAAACTATGGCTACTCCTAATAAATATAATATACCAGCAGCTATAATTTGCTGCATCTCTAGTTTTAGACAATAGAAAACAAAAATAAGTTTGATACTAGTCATCAGCACCATCATTATCATTTCCATCTCCGCCAAATGTATCATATCCTTGTTCTTGTTGTGATATATGAGGAATACCATTTACACCATCATTTAATAGACTATAATTATTTGCATGTTCAGAACGAAATTTATCCCATTGATCAGGATCATAACTATAAACTAGCTTTGTTCCACCAATTGACCAACGCCCAATTCCTAGTCTTTCTTTTTGTATTTCTATTGCACGTTCTTCTGGATTTTTTACATGTAAAAAATGAATAAATCCTTGTTTTTCTACTTCTCTTGCCTTTGCAAGTTCTTCACGAACCTTTGTTGGATTATAAGATAAATGTTCTCTATTATATTGTTTTAGTAATTTTTCTATTATATTAACAATAAATATATTCATGTTATTTTCTATCGAATGTAATAATATATATAGTGGTCCTATTAAAGTGCAACGTAAAATTTCATTCAAAAATGATTCTACTTGTATTTGTGATAGTTTCTTATCAAAAAACAATCGACTAATACGAAGTTCAGAAGAAAATTGTAACATAGAAGTTACTTTATTTGTATATATGTTTAGATTATTTAATAGTAATTCATCTAATTCTTGTCCTTCTTGTCTTTCAGAGTTTCTTAGATAAGATATATGGTTTGCAAGCATATCTGAAATTTCTTGAATGTGTTGTTCACTTAATTTATCCCTTGTACCTTTCTTATATTGTTGAGGTACACTTGATGCCTTTTCTATTTCATACTTATATTGTATACGTTGCATAGGATATAAGAAATAAGAACGTATTATTTCAATAATTCCTTCAGGGCTTTCCTGTAGCATACTTTCTATAATATTAAAGTAGTCCGTGTCAAAAATTTCTTTTAATTTATGTTGTCCTTCTTCAATTGTACTACGTATTGGTTTTAATGCATTTGCAATACTTACAGGGTCTGAACCAGCAGTTAATAAATTATTCATTCCAGTTTGTATTGCTATAGTAAAATTTTCAACAGGAGGTGTGGAAATTGAAATTATTTCATCTATAAATTGTGTAGGTTCAGTAACAAGTGGTCGTATGTATTTCTTAAATCTTGTTCTTGTATGTGATGCATCAAGAAGTTCTTGAAAAGCTATTGGGTCTGTACAAGGAATTCCTTGTCTTCCATTAAAATCAAGAATAATATTATCTACTAATTGTTTTTCTTCTAATTCTTTTTTTTCCATTTCTTCTTGTATTTTCTTCTTCTTCCAAGTAGGATCTTCTAAGTAAACATCAGGGTATAAGTATTCTTGGGGTATTTCTATATCGCACCAGTCACACTTGTGATCATATCCTATTTCGTGTGCAAGTCCTATACGAGGTCCCTTCCAACATATTTGTAGATATACACGATATGCAAGTTCTAAAGATGGTTCAGGAATAGATTCATGTAATTCACGTGCAGTAAATAGAGTATATAGAATTGATTGACGAGTAAAAGAAGGTTTTGGTGAGTAGTATCCTGGTAGTTCAGGTAGTTGTACCTTCTTCCAAAAACTGCCAGGTTCTAGTAGGGAGTTTGTACAACATGTTGTTTCTGCATAAGGATTTCCTTTAATAATGAGAGCATTTTCACGAGCATATTTATGAACTTGGCGAATCCACGCAAATGCTTGACGTTCTTGCCCTTGCTTTTTGACTCCTTCAGCAACTGTTGGTTCTTTAGCTGCATTTTCTGCAGATTCTTCAACACTCTCTATTTTTGGTAGGAAGTTGAATGGTAGCTTTTCACCAGGTCTTCCTGAACTAGTTAATGAACCATATAGTTTACTAATATACTTACGTTTACTTTCTAATTCTTGTTGGATCTTACCATCATGTTCTAAGATATAATTAATTGATTTTAGTATAGATTCATAAATAAATTTTTCTCGATCATCCTTCTTACTAATTGTATGAAATCCGTATTCAAAAAGTTTATCTAGATCAGAATCTTTTTTGAAATTGGGTATAAATTGCACTAGAGCACAAACCATATAGTGAATTCCAATTGAATCATCTTTTGATTCAGGTTTTGCATCCGCAATTAAGGGATATCCACTAAAACCAGCCTTACATCCTTCAATGATATATCGTACAATATAATCAGGTGTATGTGTCTGAATATCAAGAAGAACTAGTGCAGATACAATTGCAATCTTATTTCGTGTTACATAGTAAAAGTATTGTTTTTGATTATATGGTTTCTTAGATTTTTTATATTCTTCTTCAAAACGTTTTTCTGATGCAATTCGTGATTGTATTGATACTTCTGCACGTTCTACAAGATTTTTATAAGATGGACCACTTAGTTCAATACCTAGTGTATCACATAGTATAGTAGCAATCTTATAACATTCATTTTGTATCTTATTTGGAAAATTAATTTCTTCATATTTTCTTATACTACCTCCTGAAAGAAGTTTCTCTAGTTCTTCAAAATCTTTTTGGTCTTGATCTACTAATTCTGAACGACCCATTAATGGCTTTCCATTATCATCAAATTCAATACTTGTATCAAATTCCATTTCTGCAATAGGTAGACCACAGTTTCTACATATATGATTTCTTCCAAATGTACCACCTGCATATCCAAGAACAATTTCTTTTTGAATTGTATCTTTTTCTTTGGGATGAAGATATTGCTGAATTTGTAAAAGTTCATGATGACATAGTAAGTGTTGATCACAAACAGAACAATTTATCCAATTTTCTTCACGATCACCTTTATACATATTTAAGAATTTTGACAAGGCTATGATTCTTTGTACATCATCCTTGATTTTGCGAATAATTGTTAGTGCATCTGTATGTTCACATGGATTTGGTACTGGAGGAAATCCACGCTCACGTTCTAGTTGATTTATTTTTTCAGCATAATATAGTTGTTTAGTTAATTCATCTCTTGCAAAATTATTCATTTCTATAGTAATTGAATTTTGGTCCTTACTTAAAATAGAAAGTAAATAATCTTTTGCATGCATATATAAAAAAGAAAATATGGATATATCTATATCTTTATAATTTGGAGACTGTGATTCTAATTGTCTATATAGCTTTTGAAAAGTAGGATAGGATTCAATAATTGATTTAATATTGTTATTAAATATGTTATCTTTAAAAATTGGATTTAACGTGAAAGAATTTGTAGGTACTAAACTCTTACGTTTATTATGAATAATTGTGCGTATTGAAGCTATATTTTCATCAATACGCTCATATAGTATACGTTCTTGATCAACATTTAATTCTAGTTCATATATTCCAAGATCAAACTTTAGTGGTTTAATATCAGCGTGTCCAAGTGTAACAATATTTTGTAATAGTAGTTGAAAATAATCTGAAAATGTTGTAGTTACATAGGAATTTGTAGACTTGTCAAGATAGGTAATTTTTTGTGCGTCTTTTTTATCCTTGTCACCTTTGAAAGTACTGATAATTTTTTTCATATCTTTAAATTTATCGGCATTGGTCATATGACTACGTAGTATTGATTCCCATAAAGATCCAAAGCGAGTAGGTCCTATATTTCCTGATAATAGGGATTTATAAGGAAAGAGTAAGTGGCCTTTTACTTCAGCTTTGTCTGCTGATATTGATATTTCACTACCTCCTTTTAATGAACTACGTAGTGTAGGTCCGTGCCCACGACGTAAGGATTGATCTATTTTTCCAGTAAAGTCTTCAGGATAGTTTTCAGGTTCAATATCATCTCCCTTTTTATTTGAAAATACTTCCTTTGGTAAGTTTAAAAGTCCTTGAAGTTCTTTAGAGCCAGGAGGAAATGAACGAAAATATTCGGCATCTGTTGAAAAGGCTGTACCGTTTGTTGTGTATTGATCACCAAGAGGATAGTTAGAAAAGTATTTATTAAGAACTATGTGCCATCTAGGAAGGCCAATTCCAGGTTCACCAACAGGTATATCTCCCTGTTTTTCAAGAATTTGATTTGATTTAATAATTAGTGTGTATAAATTATTAACTATATATTGTTCACCTATTAATTCATTTTTCTTTGTTGAAGTAACTATACGTTTTGTATTTAGTATTGGGCGAGCTATCGGCACATTACGTTGTTCTGAAAATAGATCTTCTAATGATTGTAAAGATATTTGTTCTTGACCTTCTATAGAACCATCAATCTTTCGTTTAATAATACTATTTTTTATACTACTAATAATTTCAACAATAAAACGGATCTTTTTTATAATTTTTGGATTCTTTTGGCTTTCTATAGGTACAGATGATAGTAGGTCAGAATAGAGTTCACTTTTTTGAGTTAGTTCAGGATAAATACGTTCTTCCTTATTGATTTCTTCTACAAGTGCAATACCTGCTAGTTCTCCTTCTTCAATAACTTCATCCTCTTGATTTTCTTGGGTTATTTGTTCTTCAGACTGAGGAGGGACTTGAACTTCTTGTTGTTGGACTTGTGCTGATGTACGTAGTATAATAAATGGTAGTTCATGAGGTATTCCTTTTTCTTGAAAATCAATGGTAATTTGTTCTTTTGTTTCTGTATTTTCAAGAATAGCTTTATCATTATTATCTTTTGAATTTATTTGAATAATTTCATATCTTGCAATTGTTTCACCAGTATTATCAATACCATCGAGAACCTGGCCTACACGAAAGGAATGAGTATCAATAAATCCTAGTTGATGTCCCTTTGTAAGAAGAATTATATCAGGTTCACCATTACTATCAGAGAGTATACCAAGATCGGGGTCAAATTCTCCATCTTGTAATGGAAAATTATAGAGTCTATCACTTACTCCATCAGGTAAGATTTTTAATAAGTCATTATTCACATAATAAATAGTTCCTGTGACCTTGCCATATTTTGTTGTATTTATACTAATTCTATCTCCAAGATATAATGATTCATTATCATTTTCCTCTTCTTTTTGCGGTTCTTGTTCTTGTTCTTGTTCTTTTTCTTGAATCATTCCTTGTTTATTTTGAGAGTTTTCTTGTTCACTGTTTGAAAAATCTAGTGGTTTTGTTATTGATCCTTGATTATTAGAGCTATCCTCCTCATTTTCACTCATACGGGATATCCTATTCTTCTGTAATTAAAATTATGTTATAGTTTTGTTAAAAAATTGAACCAGAATTTGGCTTAAACAATTAACATAAGAAAGAAGATAGAATGCCTTACCAAGTAAATGTGTTTCAGAACTGGGTTTCTTCTTATAAGTCTTGGGATGAACTAAAGGCATGGCTAACATCTGAAGCTGGTGGTCTACTCAATGTAATTGAACCGTCTAATTCCAAGTATGCTCTTGTACGTTATGCACGTAATGTATCTAAGATGAATGGAGTACCTCATGCACGTTGGTGCCGAAGTGTCATTGTCGACAAGGAGAGTCGTATTCCTGTATCTATTTCTCCGCCGAAGTCATCTGAGCTAACTGATGATTCTGTTGGCTCAGCTGTGGTTGCAGAAGAATTTGTAGAGGGTACAATGATGAGTATCTTTCATAGTGGAAGTGATGAGACCCCTAATGTAGCTACCCGTGGCCGCATCGGTGCTGATAAGTCCTTCTATGAAACCTCTCCTAGCTTTCGTTCCATGCTTGATGATGCTATGAAGGCTCAGAGTGTAACCTTTGGTGATATTCTTCCTTCTTCTGGACTACACCGCTTTGCAAGTGTAGTACTACAACACCCTATGAATCGCCTTGTAAAGAATGTAGTGTCTCCTTGTATATATGTAGTTCACCAAGGCTGGGTAGAAAATGATGGAACTGTATACATTGAGGAGGATTCAAGTGTATTCAAGAAGGATTTGAGTGTACCCACTTATTCTCTTGAGTCTGTTCGTGGTGCAAAGTCTGTAAAGGAGTGGGTTGCTATTCAAACTCAAATTCGTGACTTTGGCTGGCAGGGACTTGTACTAAAGGATCGTCAAGGCAATCGTTGGCGTGAACGTAGTGAGTCCTATGAGACAGTACGTCGCCTACGTGGAAATGATTCCACGAGCAAAGAGTGCTATACTCGTCTACGCAAGAATAAGTCATTAGATCAGTATCTTGCTCTATATCCTAGTGAAAAGACTAGTTTCTATAATCTTGAGGGTGTACTACGCAAGAATACTCGTAATCTCTATCACTTCTACATTGATACGTTTGGTACTCGCAAGGTAGTATTCCACGAACTTCCTTGGCCCTACAAACACCATGTAAGTGTACTCCACAACTACTTCAAGGATGTTCTACGCAAGGATAAGAAACGTGTAGAACTTGATACTGTAATCCGCTATGTAAACTCACTAAACTTTCTTGATACGGTCAATATGCTAAAGGAGCATAGGCTAGAGATTGTAAAGAAGATCGTATCTGAACCTGTAGTAGATGCTTCTCCTACGGATAATGATGTTCCTCCTTCTCATGCAGAAGTAATCACTCCTCGTCTAAAGGCAGTAGAGACTTGATGATATAAATAAGTGGTCTAAACTTTCATTATTAATATTAATTAATAGTAATAATGGAAGATCTACAAGATCTACAATTAGATACTGTGTATATTACTTCATTATATAAAATACAATCAAATTCTAATATTGAAGGATTACAAGAATTATTTATACCTTTTTTAACTCTTAATATTCCTATTATTATATTTACAGATATTGAATCATTACATTATGATAATGAATTTATAACTTGTATATATCTTCCTAGAAGTAATTTAATTTCTTTTACTCAAAAAACTGCCAAACTTCCTGAATATAGAAATAATGAAAAGGATACATTAGAGTTTTTACAATTAATGAATGCAAAGCCTGAGTTCTTATATCGTGCTACGAAATTAAAACCTGCTAAGAATTATGTTTGGTTTGATTTTGGAATCTTGAAGATTATTAAAAATCAATCAAAGTTTTTAGAAACTATGAAAGTACTTGATAGGTATGCTATTGATAATAAGATTGTAATCCCTGGTTGTCTTCCTAAAAATTCTGTAAATTTAAACACATTATTTATATTTCCTATTTGGAGATTTTGTGGAGGATTATTTATTGCTTCATCTAAGATTATTGAAAGATTTTATTATTTAAATTTAACAGAGCTTAAAAAATGTTTTGAATTACAATCATTAACATGGGAAGTAAATATATGGGCATCTATTGAAAATAAACATTCTGAACTATTTTCATGGTATTCTGGTGATCATAATGATACAATTTTACCACAAGAGATTAAAGTTAAAGATACACCAGTTCTTTTAAATAATAAAAAGAAGTTAATATTATTAACAATGATTAAGAATGAGTCTAGAGCAATACGACGTTGTCTGGATGCAGCACGTTCTATCTGTGATGCAATTTGTATATGTGATACTGGTTCTACAGATAATACATTAGAGATTATTAGTGAGTATTTGGAGCATAGTCAAGTTCCTGGAAAAGTATATAACCATGAATGGAAAAATTTTGGACATAATAGATCACTGAGTTTTCTAGCATGTGTTGACTATTGTAAGGAACTAGGCTGGGATTTAGATTCTACATACGGAGTGCTTATTGATGCTGATATGATACTTTGTCGTGGTCCTAAATTCTCCAAGGATGAATTAATACATGAAGGATATACACTTATACAAAAATCACCAGGTGTAGAATATTCTAATGTTCGTTTAGTACGACTAGGATTTAATTGGAAGTGTCTAGGTGTAACTCATGAATACTGGGATGGATATAATCCATGTTTTTTACCAATTGATTTTGCATATATTAATGATGTAGGTGATGGAGGTTGCAAGGATGACAAGTTTATACGCGATGTAAAATTATTAGAAGCTGGATTACAAGAAGAACCTAAAAATGAACGATATTTATTTTATTTAGCACAGAGTTATAAAGATTCTGGAAATATTGATAAATCAATAGAATTTTATAATAAACGTATTACTGCAGGAGGATGGTATGAAGAAATTTGGTACAGTATGTATACTCTTATGAAACTCTATGCGGAAAAGAAAGATGCACCAATGGTGGAAATGTGGGGACAGAAGGCATATGAATATCGAAAAGAGCGAGTGGAAAATATATTATATCTTGTAAGGTTTTTTCTTGATAAACGTCAATATTTTAAAGCATGGCACTATTGGACTCTTGGTAATGGAACTCCTAAACCTCCTGATTTATTATTTATTGAACCTGAAGCATATACATATGGTTTCGATAAAGAATTGATAATTCTTCATAATTATGTAATGCCTCATAAGAAAAAAGATATATTAGAGCATACAATACGATACTTTAATACTTATAAAGATGGCTGGTCGTATTCAAATTTAAAATGGTTTGTTGAAAAGTTACCAATTAAAAAACATGAAATTGAATTTCAACCTATTGGAGATTTTACTCCAACAAGCACAAGTTTCTGTAGACAGGAAGATGGTAAGTATCGTGTAAATGTACGTTATGTAAATTATAGAATTCAGCCTGATGGAAGTTATATGATGTTTGAGAATGGTATTCTAAATCGTAATCATGCAGTCCGTACTATAAATTATGAGTGTATTATGGATTCAAAATTTAATATAGTAAGTCCTCTTCAACTAATGAATATAGAAGATATTCCCAAGCATGCAAGTCATATTAAAGGTCTTGAAGATGTTCGTATATTTATGAAGGAAAATCAACTACATTATATTGCGACAACACTTGAATATTCTTATAATGGTAAAATACGCCAACATACTGGAAAGTATTCTATACAAAATCATAGATTTGAAAATAATCGTTCTATTAAACCTCCTAGTGAAACAGATTGTGAAAAAAACTGGATTCCTTATAAAGAAAACAAAATTATTTATAAGTGGCATCCTTTCCAAATTGGTTCTATTTCTAATGATTCCGACACACTTGTAATTGAATCAAATCAGGAAACTCCTTGGTTTTTTTCAAATATGCGTGGTTCATCTACACTAGTCGAAGAAGGTGAATATTTATGGGGTATAACACATATTGTAATTTATGAACAACCTCGTAAATATTATCATATAATTGTAAAAATAGATCCAACTACAGATAAACTAATAGCATATACAAATCCATTTTATTTTGTAAATAATTCTATCGAATACTGTCTTGGTTTAGAAAAACGTGGAGAAGTATTTTATTCATTTATATCACAAAATGATGCAAATCCTATTTTTGTTGAATGGAATGAATCTGATTTAATTTGGAAAACTATACATATATAATAGTAGGGTTTATAATCATGTCTAAGTATACAATGTTGGTTATAGCTGTTCTTGTATTTATTTTTGCTTATATAATTATAAGTAGTTATTTTTCTACATCAGTTGAAGGATTTTTTGCAAGAAAGAAACGCAAGGCTGGTAAGAAGGGTAAGAAGAGTAAGAAAGCTAAGAAAGGTAAGAAAGGTAAGAAAGCTAAGAAAGGTAAGAAAGGTAAGAAGGGTAAGAAGGGCAAGAAGGGCAAGAAGGGCAAGAAGGGTAAGAAAGGTAAGAAGGGTAAGAAGGGCAAGAAGGGCAAGAAGGGCAAGAAGATTGGTGCTGGTGCCGATGCTGTGATTGGTGCCGATGATGTGATTGGTGCCGATGCTGGTGTTGGTATTGGTATTGGTGCCGATGCTGCGATTGGTGCTGGTGCTGGTTTAGATGCTGGTGCTGGTGCTGGTGCTAGTGCTGGTGCTGATGCTGGTGTTGGTTTAGATCCTGGTGTTGGTGCTGGTGCCGATCCTGGTGCTGGTGCTGGTTTAGATGCTGGTGTTGGTGCTGGTGCCGATCCTGGTGCTGGTTTAGATGCTGGTGCTGGTGCTGGTGTTGGTTTAGATGCTGGTGCTGGTGCTGGTGCTGGTGCTGGTTTAGGTGCTGGTGCTGATGCTGGTGCTGGTTTAGGTGCTGGTTTAGGTGCTGGTGCTGGTGCTGGTGCTGGTTTAGGTGCTGGTGCTGGTTTAGGTTCAGATGCTGGTTCAGATTCTGGTTCAGATGCTGGTTCAGATGCTGGTTCAGATGAAGGTTCAGATGAAGGTTCAGATGAAGGTTCTGACGAAGGTTCTGACGAAGGTTCTGACGAAGGTTCTGACGAAGGTTCAGATGAAGGTTCAGATGAAGGTTCTGATGAAGGTTCAGATGAAGGTTCAGATGAAGGTTCAGATGAAGGTTCAGATGAAGATTCAGATGAAGGTTCAGATGAGGTCGATGATTCAGCGGATGTTGATGTAATTGGTTCTGCAGAATCATTCAAGGATATGAACTATAGTTTACTGCCTGGATTTAACACAAAAAATTCACACTATATTAATAGTAATAATATAAATACAAAGACTTATAAACTAACACCTCGTGATATAAATAATGCACAGATAGTAAATAGAAATAGTTTATATAAAGGTAAAAAAAATGAATCTGGACCTAAAACAAGTCCTGTGTTAGATCAAGGAAGTTGGTTTAGTATACATGTACTTTCAAAATTTTTTAATTGAAAATCTATTTAAACAATTATAAATATACGTTATAGAACGAGATGAGTGACATTGCCATTGGTATTGATCTCGGAACAACGTATAGCTGTGTGGGTGTTTGGCAGAATGACCGTGTAGAAATTATTGCTAACGATCAAGGAAATCGTACGACTCCTTCCTACGTTAGTTTTACGGCTGAAGAACGTCTTGTAGGTGATGCTGCGAAGCAACTTGCAGCCAATAATGCTAAGAATACTATTTTTGATGCTAAGCGTCTACTTGGTCGTCGTCTAAACGACTCTACTGTAGTTGCTGATCGTAAGCTATGGCCGTTTAATGTAATTGATGATGGTGCTGGTAAGCCTAAGCTAGAGGTACAATTCAAGGGTGAAACGAAGCAGTTCCTACCTGAAGAAATATCTGCGATGGTACTTACAAAGATGAAGTCAATTGCTGAGGGTTATCTTGGTCAGGCTGTAAAGAGTGCAGTAATCACGGTACCTGCGTATTTCAATGACGCTCAACGCCAAGCGACAAAGGATGCTGGTGCGATTGCTGGACTCAATGTACTACGTATTATTAACGAACCGACAGCTGCGGCGATTGCGTACGGTCTTGATAAGGTAGGTACTTCTAAGAAGGCACAAAATGTGCTAATTTTCGATTGTGGTGGTGGAACGCACGACCTTTCAGTCCTAACTATCGATGACGGTGTTTTCGAGGTACTCGCTACCGCAGGGGACACCCATTTAGGGGGAGAAGATTTTGACAATTCTCTAGTAGACTATTGTGCTACTGAGTTTGAACGTAAACATAAAGTAAGTATTCGTGATTCTGCCCGTGCTATGCGTCGTCTACGCACGGTTGCTGAGCGTGCCAAGCGTACGCTATCTAGTGCCACGCAGACTACAATTGAAGTAGACAGTCTAGCTGAAGGAATTGATTTTAACATGGTCATTACTCGTGCAAAGTTTGAACAACTATGTGAGCCTATGTTTAAGCGTACCACGGCTCCTCTTGACCAACTACTCCGTGATGCCAAGATTACTAAGAATGATATTGATGAAATTGTAATGGTAGGTGGAAGCACTCGTGTGCCTCGCATTCGCCAACTTGTCAGCGACTACTTCAACGGCAAGAAGCTTAATGACAGTGTAAATCCTGATGAGGCCGTTGCCTATGGTGCGGCGGTCCAAGCCCACATCCTAACCAACGGAAACAAGAGTAATGATCGTACTAGTGAAATGATTCTCCTTGACGTAGCTCCTCTAAGTCTTGGACTCGAGACAGCTGGTGGTGTAATGACGGCGGTAATCAAGCGTAACTCTACGATCCCTAAGAAGGCTAGTCAGACTTTTAGCACGTACTCTGATAACCAACCTGGAGTATCTATTCAAATCTTTGAAGGTGAACGTCAATTTACTCGTGATAACAACCTACTAGGAAAGTTCCAACTTGATGGAATCCCTCCTATGCCTCGTGGAGTTCCTCAGATTGAAGTAACGTTTGATGTAGATGCGAATGGAATTCTAAATGTATCCGCTGCTGAAAAGAGCACGGGTAAGAGTAATAAGATTACGATTACCAATGATAAGGCTCGTCTAAGCCGTGATGATGTAGAACGTCTTGTAGCGGAGGCTGAGAAGTATGCGGCGGAGGATAAGGCTCGATTTGAAAAGGTAGAAGCACGTAATGGGCTAGAATCGTATCTTTACAATGCACGCAACAGTGTAACGGATGCGAAGGATAAGCTATCTAGTGATGATGTTTCAAGTGCGAATGCAATGGTAGATGAAGGTATCAAGTGGCTTGCAGAGAATGAATCTGCGGAAGTTGATAATTTCAAGGAAAAACAAAAGGAATATGAAGGTAAGCTTGGACCCATCCTCATGAAGCTATACGGTTCTTCTGCTCCTGCTTCTGATGGTGATATGAAGATGGATGAACCTCCTAAAAAGGAACCGAAGATTGAAGAAGTTGACTAAGCTTTTGGGGCCTTTGACAATAAATACTTTCCATATGGAAATATTTGACGTAAAGCAATTTGTTGAATAGCATCCATACTAGGAAAAATATCATTTTGTAACCATTTTGCAATTTGCTCTTTTTGTTTTAGACAAGCATGAAGATAGACCTTTTGAAATAAATAAGGCCAATCTTGATTCTCATTAAATAAACTAAAGATATATTCTTTTAATGAGTCAAACGAGTCAGTCTCTATATAATGTTTACATATACGAATAATATCATCCATATTATTCGTATATATAATTGTTTTAAATTAATCAATTTTAGGTTAATGTAGTGTAAATAAATATAAAAGCTGGTCTAAGTTACCCAACATTTCATCACGAATATTGAATAAGTCAGTATCTGTTTGGACTAGTTCCTTAGGAAGGGTCTTTACAAGGTGGTTTATACAAGCTTTTACAAATTTTATAATACTTGATTCAGATAAGTTTTGTAATTTAAATGTATTATTTCGGGAAGTTAATTTAGGTCTTCCATACTTTCCCATATATACTTCCACATATTTATCAATTAATTCATCTAGTTTTTCTAAAACCATGTCTGTGGCTTTATGTTTACTGTAACTATGCGTTTGCCAATGATAGACTTTAATTTGCTCTCTCATTGTCATAAAAAAGTTTATTGTATCACCACTCATTCTATCCTAGTAAGACCTTATTGTTTTAATGTAGGACGACGAATGATTTTTAGTTTTCCAGTTGCAGCTTTAGCTGATACTTGTTGCGTCGCTTGTTTCTTAAGAGCTAGATTGACCCATTCATTGTACCAAGTACGAAACATCTGAACACAACCATTCATTGCTGCAGTTAGTGCACGACGAGCCGTTGCTTCAGAACCATCTTCACAACCAATACGAAAGATTAGTTCATCACGGAGAGGAATAACATCAGGAGCAGCAAAGGTAATTTCTCCCTTTCCAATCAAGTTTTCATCTAACCAGTTTTGTATACAATTTCCCAGTGTATAATCTTGTTTTTGAAAGATAAAGTCCCATCCAGAAATACGTCCAGAAGCTGGTTGTACAACAACATCAATTGGTAGACTTTCACCAGCATATTTTTCACACATAGCTATTCCATTTTCACATGCACGTGCTACAATATAGGAAGGGTGGAGTACACCAGCAGTCTCGACTGTGAAATCAAAACTATAGGGTTCTCCATTAGTATCCTTCAGATAACAACGATTAATTTCAAGAGTTTCAAATTCTTTAATAAGACTCTTTAACTTTTCAGGTTCTTTTTCTAGACCTGCTTCACCAACTTTTATCTTTTTTACTCTATCTAACCAAGATTCAAAGACGGCTTTTTGAGGTGCATGTTCAGAATTATAACCAACTTTAGGATTTGTAGGATGTTTGTCAAGTGTATTTGAATATGCACATTGTCCTGTGGGAATCCATCGAGCATTTTCACGACCAGTTCCTCGAGTTGCCTTTGCTGTAAAGTGTAACTTTTCAGGGTTTCCACCAGGTAGAAGAGGTTTTAGAACAGCAATAAGAGAAGTTTGTTTCGTTACAGGATGAGGTTGAAAGAATAAGTTTGAAGGACGTTGTACAAGTTCCTCACCAACCTTTTCAAATACCTTAATATCTGATGCAGTTACATCTTTTGTTGTATCCGATTCATTTGTAACATCAAGAACAAATTCATACTTGTCAGCATCCCAGTCCATAGGCTTGGTTACAATAATCGGTAATAGACCAATACGATGTGCTAACATTTCATTTGTCATAGGAGTAGAGTTTTCCAAGACTTTTACATCGCTTGTACTTCCATCCTCCCGAATATCAGCTGCAAACGCTACATTTTCAACTGCTGTAATACATAGACGACGTAACGTATTTGCATAGATGTAGTGTGATGGTGAAAGAGTAAAGCTAATCGTCGGTGGACGAGGTCCTTCTAGTTCTTTAAGATTATGAAATACGGATATCATCCTTACTAGTAACTAATTAGTTTTTATTCATTCAATTTTAGGTCGTTGCGTCTATTTCATAATGTTTCTCTCTTTGACTTCAAAAGAAAGTAGTGTGGTATGAGTACTACATCCGGAGAACAAAAGCATATTTGCTTTTATAGTAATAAATGCAGATGGTCAGAAGCATTTATAAAAGCAATTTCACAAACACCTTATAAACATGAATTTCATTTTATCTGTGTTGATGTAAAACCTAATGGAAGTCGTGTAAAACTTCCTGGTTGGTTAAAAAAGGTTCCAACCCTTGTTATCAAGGGTGAAGATGAACCTCGTACCGACGGTAGTGTAATGAATTGGTTGTCTGAAAGAAATGTTTTACGGAAACCTGAAAATGCACAGAAACAGAGTGAACCCGAACCATGGATAAGTGGAGAAATGGGTGGTTCTTATACAAAGAGCTTTAGCTTTCTTGGATCTAAAGATACAAATGAAGCTCCTGAAGGTGATTTTTCATTCTTAAATGGTCAGAGTGCTGTATCTACAAAGACAGCTTCTGATATGCCTGGTGGAGGCCTTGGTGCACGTGGTCAACAAAAGTCGAAGAAAGAAGATTTATTTGATAAACAAATGCAAAACTACATGACTCAACGTTCTCAAGGTATGCCTCCTCCTGTAATGCGTAGTTAAAAGGTTACTATAAAATAACTTAAACATTATAGTATATTATATTATAAGATGTCTTCTCTTTCTCCTCTAACAGGGTTTTGTAATATGCTTGTTCGTTTCTTTGAAGAGCTAAAAACAACATTTCCTGAACAACGCGAAATTAGTGCAGCTCTAGAAACGATTCAAGGAGCAAAACGTATTAATCCTCGCCTTATTCTTGATATGTTTTATGAAAATGTGACCAAGCATCTAAAAGAGGCTATTGCAAAAGAAGATGTAGACTATATTGTTTCCTATGGTCGTATGAAGATTAATCAACAATATAATGAAATTATGTCCGCTATTACAATTTTTGATAATCATTGGGCTGGACTAAGTGATTCAAATAGAAGTGCTATTTGGAAGTATCTGAAAGTACTTGTTGCCTTAAGTGAAAAGGCACAAAGTGATCGTATATAGATATAAAAGATCTGCGTAAAGACTTTATTCTTCTCTTGACAAGATAAGAACAGAGACATGGCAACAAATCCGTTTACCGACACATTTCAAAAGATGTATGTTGAATTTGCCAATGAACTAAAGGCCACAATACCTGAAATAGCTTCTGCTATTAATGCTTCACTTGATTTAGATACAGATGAACGTCTATCAAATTTCATTGAGCATGTTCTACCCCTATGTAAGGTTGTTCGTGAAAATGATGTAAATCCTGGTCTTGTACTACCATGTGTACAAATTCCTGATAGTGTTTGGACATCACTCGGTTTTAAGAGCCAGTCTGCAATTCAAGAATATCTCAAACTACTTTCATTCTGCTGTATGTATAATAATCAAAAAGCTGATGGTAGTATCCCTGAAGGAAGTGTAAATGACTTTGCCGAAACTTTCTTAAATATGTGGCGTGAAAAACTAGATACTATTGATTTTGATAGTCTTTCTAAAAAATTATCTAGTATTCTAGGATCATTAGGACCTTCTGCATTTCCTAAACTTCCCGAACGTCTCTTAAAAGGTCATTTAGCAAAACTTGTTGAAGAACTCATTCGTGAATTCAAACCTGAAGACTTTGGCCTTACACCTGAAGAACTTTCCGCTTGTGATTCTCATCCTGCTCGTGCCTTTGAACTTTTAACAGAAGTCTACACAAAAAAACCGGAACTCTTACAAAATGCTATAAAGCGTATTGCTTCTCGTCTACAAGAAAAGATACGTCGTGGTGAACTACGTCCCGAGCAAATTGCTCAAGAAGCTGAAGAATTAATGAAGGATTTCACTGAAAATAATGCCTTTACTGAACTGATGAAGAATTTTAAGAATATTTTTGGAATGGAAGATCCTGAAGTTGCGAGACAAATAGGTCGTCCTGAAGATGCTCGTCGTAGCATTGTAAGAGAACGCCTTCGTAAAAAATTAGAAGCCAATCGAAACAATAAATGGTAAATTAGAGAGGCATATGCCTGATTCATGTCCATGTGAAAAGCTTTGGATTGAAGATTCATCAGTGTTAATGAAGAAAAATATTCTTGTAGATGATGTTTGTGAGAGTAATAATATTAATGCTTTTACTCGTGCATCAATTCTTGCACTAATTCTAGGATTTATATTAACACCTATGGTTGGTATAGGTGCATTTGGAATTATATTATTAATTCTTATACTCTTATATCATCGCTGGATTTTTGCTAAAATATATCCATTTCAAAAAAGTGTTATAAAGGATGATAAAAAAGAAAATTTTGAAGGATCTAGTATACGTCCTGATCTAAAAGAAGAATCCGCCTTTCCGATTATATCAACTCCTGCAGCAACATTTTTAACAAAACCAACAGCTAACAATCCCTTTATGAATGTTCTCTTGGATGAAATAACATATAATCCGAATCGCCCTGTTGCAGACCCTATTGTACATCCTATGAACCAAATTATACTTGATGAATACTTCCGTGTACAATGGAATAGTGATCCTACAGATGTTTTTGGTCGCACACAAGGACAACGTCAATTCTATACAATGCCTAGTTCAAGTATTCCCAATGACCAAGGCTCGTATCAAAATTGGTTATATCTCATACCTGGAAAAACATGCAAGGAAGGAAATGGAAAAGCTTGTATACCTGGTACACAAGGTGCTGTAGTTCCATCATTAAGTTCACCAAATTAATTAGAGTAAGTAAATATTATTTAAATTACTATTTTAATAATTGTAATTTAAAGTTTCGTTAATATAAATAATCTTATTTCTTTAAATTCTGTGTTTCTAAGAAACCTTTTTTACCACAACGAAACTTTTTAAGTGTACGACCTCTTGAACCTAAGACTGAACGAACACAAATAGCAATTGCAGCCGATTCTTTTGAAGATCCTTTACGAACTTTTATAGTTTTACGAATATTTTTTATACAACGACAAAATGTTTTTGATAATTGTGTTCTTTCAGACATTCTTTCTACTAAGAATTTCTTTTATATCTTCAGAGAGATGGAAATCAATCGTCTGACAAATGTTCGTGATGACCTTTGTGCTGTACAACAATACTACAAACAATCTACTGGTCCCGGTGCTTATACAACAACTAATTTAGTTCCGGATGCTCGTGAAGTAAACCCTTTAGCGATTGACAGCTTCATGATGTTTCCTCGTGAAGGCTATGGTATTAATAATCCATCTATAGATTCTGAAAGTCTCTTAAAAAATCAACCTGGGTTTTTAAGTAAACGTTGTAATACTCGTCAACAAGCTCGTCCTTTCCTAGGTGTTCCCTATATGGGAGGTGGTCGTGGTAATGCAGAAGTGGAATCTGTATTACAACATGCTGAATATAGTCGTATGGGCAAGGCGTGTGATACTGTAACAGAAACTTTCTTTGTTAATCAATATACACCTCTTGTACCTACTCTTGCTGCCAATATTCAAGATCCTAAGAATCTCATTCCCGAAGTAGCTGCTCAGGGATGGATGCGTGGTGGTCTACCTAGTCGTGAGTATATACGTAATGTAAATTGCTAAAGTATTATCATTTCTCTAGTAGAATGGCTCAATTTGCAGCCTTTACACTTGCTCAACAAGGTGAAGAATATGTAAATGAAATATTAACAACAAATCCTTCTTGGGTTCGTGAAGATAATATAGCAGTTTATGATTTAAATACACCTAATCGTGTTGTTCGTCAAAATTATTCTTCTGCTGAAAATCGTCTTGTAAGTCCTCCTGCAAAACGCCATATTCTTGGTCTTGTTGGTGGAAATGATGTAAGTCGTTTAGCCGCCAATCCTCAAGACATTGAAAGTGACCTACGTAATCTTACTCGTCCTCTTACAAATTGTCCCGATCGTGAGTATAGTCCTTTAGTCAAAGGTCAAGAGAAGTTAATTATTAATAATCGTAAGACAAATATTGCTATTGATCTAAGACCTATACACTTACCTGAATATCAAATGTGGGCATATGCTTCAGTATTTGCACCTCTTCCTTTACAAAAAGAAACATGTAGTCGTCCTGAAAAGTATTAATAAATATACTATAGAATGGGTGGATTTATACGTTATTTTTATAATATCTTTAAAGCTATATCCAATATTTTTAAAGCTATTTTTGATGTATTTGTAAAAATTTATGGCGTCTTTGTTGCAATATTTAAAGTATTTATAGCTATTTTTAATGTATTCATGGCATTTATAAGTTTTTTCTTAGCTATTTTTGGCGTAAAAGTAAAGGATGATAAGAAAATTAAACCTAGACGCTAATATAATGATATGATTACTTAATAGAATGAATCAGGAATCTAATACTATACGTCATACCGGTCGCGTAATTAAACCAGTAGAAAAAAAACGTGAATACCTACAACAAAGAATTAATTTCTTGTTTCAAAAATTAAAAAGAAATTCAGACAAAAAAATGAATTCAGGAATCAAAAAAAAGATGGCTAATTTAGAAGCTGAATCAAAAAAATATTCCACAATTCTTCAAGGTGTTTCACGTAAACGCGCGAAAACCTTAAAAAGATTATCTGGTTTAAAAAAAGTACATATGAATAGAACACTACAACGTATTAAGAAGGCTAGAAATAATCTTACTCGTAAACACCGTATGCTATCAACTGTTCATAAAGAAAAAAATAATGATGTTAATAATCTAGCTTCTATGATAAGTAAGGTAAAAGTTTAGATATGAAGATGTATGGTTATTATACTATTGATTTAAAAACAAGAGAATATATTGACATAAATCCATCCATTGTTATTTTATGTTCTACCTTTATTTTACAAGAACATATAATTGAAATAATAATACCAATTGTTATACAATTGGTAATTATATTATCACGTATTGTCTGCATGAATATATAGTATAGAAATATCCTTATGTAGATTAGGAGATGAGTGAGGAGTGTTCCCTACCCCAACAATCATGGACACGGCCTCGTATGGATCCGTTCCATAGTCTTGATGATATGAGAATTACAAGTTTTGCTCTACGTTACTATATAAATCCTCCCGAAGCTAATTGTCCGTCTATGTTTCCTGTTGAACCTACAACACGTATTCAAATGCAAGGAAATTCATGGCCTCAAGCTCAATGGCGTACAGATATTGAAACTGACTTAAAAGGTATTAATCGTTTCGGAAACAGGGTTCGTTGTGATGAAAAGCTGTATAATCCCGAACAAAATAAGTTTAATTCTACACCTCTTGAACATGCTCAAGATGGTACCTTTCCCTTAAACTTTAACAGACTACACAATCCTCCTTGCACTTTACGTGCAACTGGTTGGAATCGTTGGGATACATTATTCCACAATCCTCAAGAAACATTTGAACAACCTTTTGACTGGTTTGTTCCTGCTCGTCTTCTAGATAAGGAACGTACAAAGTCCAAACCTCGCTATCCTAATCAACCCCCTATACCACCGTATAATAGTATGAAGGATACACAAAAGTTTGGTGATATAACTGTACCTGGCTCAGTACAAGGAAGGCCTTAGAGTGAAGAGTGTATTTTTATAGTTAAGAATATTCCATATTCATACCTATATAACTTAATCTTTAAAAAATATTCTTTTTTCTTCATAAGTATTTGGAAATTGAATATCTTGATTTACTTGAAAGATACTTTTGAAAAAAATTTTTAAATAATCAAAAAAACTCTTCCGCTTATATACTACCATACTTCTACTTATTAGTACGTTTTTTATTTTTACGTGTCTTTTTATGTTTGTAACCTGCACTTTGT